TATGCGCGATGCTAAAGTGGGCAAAAGAAAAAGGCTTGACCATTGAAGAGTTAAGTATTTAATTGTTAAACATAAGGCAGTAGTGGTGCGTGAGTATAGGTACTGCCGTTAAAATATTTTATAAGATGAAAAAAAAAGAGATTCAAACTATTTTATACACAATCAAAGAAGGAGACAGTATTAAGATCAAAGTACAAGACAAAAGTGAAGAGATAAGACTGCGAGATCATGTAAGAAGAGTACAGAAATACGGATACAGGTTTTGTTTGTCTCATTTACATGATGGAATTTTCTATCTGGAGAAGTTGAAAGAAGGGGATAAGGATAAATACTATAGAGTAATAAACAGAGGAAATGAAAAGACCAGAGTATAATAAGCTACGCAAAATGGCTAAGACTACTCCAGGTCTGATAGTGGACGAGGCGCAAAACATGATGCGTGTATCGCTATACGATAATGGGGAACTTAAGAAGGTGGTAGTAGTAATGAAATGTGATTCTTTTTTACAGTCAAAAAGTAACATAGAAAAGATAATGTTATTATCATCTTCCATAGAAGATAGAAAAAACAAAGAAAAAAATAAAACGAAATCAGAAAATGAACAGAATAACAAAAATAAGAGAAGAAATAGGAGGAAAACAGGTTGATTTGACCTTTTACGGGCGCTTTTGCAGCCTTATCGAAGGTGATAGAAAGATAATACTAAGGGCGATAAAAAACGGTCGTAAAAAAGGCGTAATCGGAGCTATTCAGCCTGGGAGACATGATAGAATTTGGACCACATGGTCTATTGCTTTTGATGATCTGAAGGTAGGGGATACGGTAGAGTTCAGTACATCTGGAAAATACAATCCCGGATTTCATGCTACGGAAAAGTATGTAGGGTGTGTAGAATGGATAAAAGGATCGGAATGTGCGATAAAAACAGGTAAGGGGATGGCAGTAGTATTAATTAAACACATAGAAAGGGTAGTAAAATAATGGATTTAAGGATGTTTATAGACCTATTTCAGGAGATTGAGGTAGAAAACTTGTTTAAAGCGTTAGATTTATGTATGGAATATGTAAGATTAGATTTACATGTGTTTAATGTAGGAGCTCATGTAACGTGTTCATACAGTAACGATCTTGAATCGCTTTCACAGGCAGAAGGTTGTAATGTGAATATGATAATAGAGGTACCCCACTTATTCGAAGCATTCATGGAATACGCTTCACCGGAAATGAAGTTGTATTATGAAAAGCTAACAGAAACAGTATAATATGAAAGAGGAAGTAGAACGGATAAAGAAGTTGGTTGGCATAGATCATAACAGATGGGAGCAACCTTGTACATGTGATAAATGTAAAAACATGTGTAAAGTTCCTTGTATTGGTACGCCAAAAGACATAGAGGCTATCATAGATGCCGGATACGCTGACAGGTTAAAAGAAACAATGTGGATGGTAGGGTATCTTGCAGTGAAAGAAAAACCAATAGCGATGATCCAGCCAACAGAGAAAGACGGGTGGTGCGCATTCCGCCAGCCGGACGGTCTCTGCGAGCTGCATGACCGCGGACCAAAGCCGACGGAAGGAGTTCTGGCTTCTTGTAAGGTGGTTGAAGAAGACGATATTCCGACATACGAAACATCCGTACTTAGAGCAGTAGCTCACGAGTGGGTTAAGGTGGAGAACTTCGCAACTATAATGAGGGTCGTTTTTAAATTTTTGCATGAAAATGAACGTGGAAAATAAATTAGACAAAGTGGTTAATATCCTAAAAGAAAAAGGATTTGTAGTATATAGAAAGGGCGGGAAGGAGCCAGGTGTGTTTTACGCTAAAGAAGGTGACAGCCGGATAGGATTCGTTTATCCAAACAACGGATATATATACGATAGGATAAAAATGTGGTCTTTTTCAAGGGTGTATAAACCACATAAGAAAACAGGGTCTTCGTGTTTAATGTGTGTCAGCGACGAATTTACTATAGAGAATGCGATTAAGAACATAGAGGATAGACTGTGGGTGAATTATATAAAAGATGGTAACAGAAAACGACCAGAAGAATATAAAAATATAAGAGAATTTGTTGGTAGCTTCACTAAATTCTACAGCTCTGTAGAATTAGTTGAGGTTAAGTGACATACTCCCACGCCTAAAGGCGGTGGGATTCTTGGATACAAGCGCAAGAAACCCCGATATTATTATCGCTGGAATTACTCTTGCTCTCCAATTCGGAAATGCCCTTCCGAAGTATATTACGGGCTGCAAGAACATCACGGTCGTTGACTGCGCCGCACGCTGGGCATACCCACGTGCGGTCGCGTAACGACAGTCCTTTATTAATGCAGCCACATTCACAAGTTTTGGAAGAAGGATACCATTTGTCAATCTTGTGTATCGTTACTCCATACTTTGAGGCAACATACGTAAGTTTATCAATAAAAGAAGAATGACTAAGATCAGAAACCTTCTTTCCCCACAAACGTTTCATTCCTTCAATGTTTAGATCTTCAATAAAAATATAATCATACTGTTTGCATAACTGGTGTGCTAATCCCCATTGAAAATCTGATCGAAGATCGTTTATTTTACGATACGTTTGTTGTAGTTCAAACAGTCTCCTTCTTCTATTGTTGGATCCTTTCTTTGCATTAGAAAGCCGTTTGTTTAGTTTTCTAATCTTATTTTGATATTGTTTGAAGAATAATGGAGACCCAATTTTGCTACCATCACTTTTAGTTAGATAAGTTTTCAGCCCAAAATCCAATCCTATAGATGCACCATCATGTGTCTTTCTATAAGAGCTTATAGGATTATGATCTGTAACTATAATCAAACTAAAACGTGAACAGGTTTCTCTAACTATTCTAATTTACTTAACATTACCTTCATAGACTCTACTGTATGAGAATCTAAATCGTTTGTTTCCTTTGTTAATTGTTAGACAATTCCCATTTAGGGTAAACCCACCTTGTTTGAAAACAAAAGAGTTGAATTTCTCCGGTGATTTAAACTTAGGAGGTCGTTTAGCTAACTTCTTAAAGAAACGATTATAAGATTCATCAAGACGTTCAAGTATTTCTTGTGTTGTTTGAGAATGAAGAAGATTTCTTTTAATTCTTTTGGCAAAATACTTCTTCATTTTGCCAACTGAGATATATTTCCCAAACAGTTTGTGATACCTACGTTGTAGAGCTAACGCATGATTCCATACAAAACAACATTCACGAAGCATCTTGTCAAGATACTTCGTTTTCCTGGAATGGTATATGTTGTATTTGTATGAAATCATTTTTTATCTGTAATTTTGATTAAAAATTAATCAAACCAATTCATCCACTTGCTAAAGTATGGTGGTTTTGTTGGTTAAATAATCATAAAACTATGAGCATAAAGTAATAAGATACAGGTTGCCATCTTGTTGGGCTTGTCCGTTAATCAATGATGATTACACTGGATTAACGGATGAAGAATGTGAGGAAATCCATAAAATACAAGATATGGAAAGATTGAATTTTGAAACATTGTTTCGTATCGTAAGATGGGATTACAACCGTTGCTTTAAGGATGAATCACTGGACAAGGATTTGTTCGTAGAAAAATACGGACGGGTAATGGGTGAACATTATTATAACAAGTTTGTCCATGAATTTGACGGAAATATTCTGAAGATGGTTGGTTACTTCAGAGGTTCCGAAAAAGAGGGGCAAGTCTTCTGCGATATGATAACCGAACGTATTGAAAAATACGAAAAGAGAATGTCATATGATAAAGGTAAGTTAAACAATTAAAAAGATATTTATATGAACAATTCAATGGTGGCTCACTTGTGGGCTCATGAACAAAAAGAATCAGCATCAGGGAGCAATTTCTTCTTTGAAGGTACAAGTATTTATTCTTATGGGCATCACTTTGAAGTCGGGAGAATAGTAAAAAACAAACAAGGGAAGAAAGCATACCTGATAAATGAAGATTATTATTCTGCTACCACGAGCAAACATCAATGCTATGTTCGTAATGCGATACCAACTTGGGCAATGGTTTTCAGTGTAGGGGATAATATATCGGATACTGGTAATATGAGGTTTGTTGCCAGCAAACTGGAATCAATTAAGAAGTCTATTGAAAAATACAAAAGAGCTAAAACAGAATTATCTTATACAGATATTTGGGGCGCTTTTGGGAATATGATGGATTACATTCAGTTCTTTAACATGGGGACTGCTAAGAGTATCCTTAAAAAGAGTGCTAATGATTGGCTTGGAACCAATCATGAATTATCCAAGAGCGGAGATAGTATCAAGCGTAAGCACGTACATGAATTAAAACGCATCTTTCAAATTTTATTAGATCATCAAGGATTAAAAGTGTTAGGGACCGTAAATGTGATTGTTGATGAAGTTTGCGGGGAAGGTACATGGATTAAGTATTCAGAAAGATCTGAAAGATGGAGAAAGGGTGAGGAAGAAAGAGAAAGAATAAAATTAAAGAGATTAAGAAAGGAAGAAGAAGCCCGTTACAAGGATTTTGATGAAAAACTGGAAGAGTGGAAGTCAGGAGAAATCAATTTCTTGAATACACCTTTCTATATTCCTGATGAAAAACCTAACGCCTGGATTCGTATAAAAGGAAATATTATTGAGACAAGTAAACAGATAAAGATTGGAATAGCAGAAGCCAGAAAACTGTGGCGGGCTGTGTCGGCAATGCACCGGGGCGCCGAGTTTCGGCACGGTCTGGTGGAGGACATCACCGGTCACCAGTGGAGTCTAAATCGGTACGAAAACGATTTGCTAACCGTTGGATGTCATAGGATAGCATATAACGAAATGGAGAGAATAGCAAAACAACTGGGATGGGTTTAAGTAACCCATCTTACGTTTTCAAGACGGAACCTTATATCAAAGACCTCTTTTACTCAACCGTCTTGTCCGAAACAAGGGACTTATTGATTCGATTGAGTAAAACAAAGTTAGAAAAGAAGAATATGAAATTAATTATCATTCGTATGTTTTATAACATAGATGTCGTAAAATAGTATATAATTACTAAAACAAATAAGATTATGGAACAGAAAACAGTAACAATCCCGTTTGATTTAGAAACGGCGAAAAAAATAAACATAGGGGAAATAGCAGGTCGTATTGTGACAGAGAAAGGACAAAATAGAGCAGAAATCGTATATGAAGACAATTCGTCAAGTTGTCCGTTATTGGTTGTAATTCATTCGATTTCTGTATCGGCAGACTGGTTTTCTGCTACAGGAAAAGCACTTAGCAGCGCAAATCGACTCCTTCTTGAAGTTCCAGAATATATTACATTTAAAGATGGAGAGGTGTTAAGTAATAAAGATGGTAGCTATATCTTTATTTTAAATACACATGGGAAATATTTAACGTCTTTTTATGCCTCTTTAAATCAAAAAGGTATTCTTAAAATAGGAGATGGTTTATCTGCTTGGGAAAATCAGATAGAAAAATACAGATTTGCCACTGAGTCCGAAAGACAAAAGTTGGTTGACGCATTAAAGGCAAGCAAAGAACCTGAAGCTAAAGAGTATCTGAAACGCTTCTTCGGGATTGAAGAAAAACCGAAATATGAGTTTAAGCCGTTTGATAAAGTGCTGGTAAGAAAAGAAGGAAATAAAAAATGGAATATCAGTTTGTTTGCAAGGGAAATTGTGGACGATTATAATGGATTGCCTTATAAGTACGAATGTTCCAATGGAACATTATGGGATTATTGTATTCATTTTGAGGACAATGAATATCTTTTGGGAACTACTGAAAATCCAGAAAAATGAAAACGGTAAAATTATCTGATTTTTCTCCTTATGACAGAAACAAAGGAGGGACACAAGAATTGCATCATAAAATTGAGTCTAAAACACTTCAGTATTGGGGCGAAGATAGTGGTATTCTGATCGGCATCACTCCGATATATAAGAGACGTTTGTGGAGCGAAGAAGTGAAAGTTGTAAATGATAAAATGACAAATATGAAAACAATAACATACGAAGGGGTGCAGCATGGAGACTGGGTGAGATGTGTCTTATGTGGGGCGCAAATGCTTCTTCCATGTGGGGCAGATAAATGCCCGGAATGTGGAGAAAATGGCACTTTAAGATGGGTCGACGAAGAGAGGCAGGAAATAGACGCTAAGGGTCTGGATTGCTTAGGTTATGTAAGAGAGTTGAGGGTAGATGATTATTTATCTCCAACAACATTAGAAGAGATCGCGGAAGAAATAAAGAAAAAAGTAAATAGAGGATAACTCTAATGAGAAAATTATTAAAAGTAAAATTTATTCAAAAATGTGCATGCGGGGCGGTCACTATCAGATTTGATAATGACCGCTGAATTAAGTAACATAGCTAAGAATTGTAAAATATAGAAAATATGTATGAGAATATTTTAAGCAACATGTTAGGATGTCAGACATATTGTATATCAGACAGTCCTTCGAATAGATACTGTCTTATTGGACCTATTGAGTGCAATGAGAAGTTAATAGAAGTGTTTAAGAAGGGGATAATGGTAAAACTCAAATACGTGGAAAAACGAGTCCTGGATACATTTACGGACAACGGAATCGACCTGAGCAATTACACTCACTGTATTATTGTGAAGCGGAATTTTTATCTCGCTTGGTAACAGTAAAATACAAACGATATGAACAATTTCGTAATAGATACTCCAGATAATTTCTAGCAAATAAGATGGCTTGACAAGTACATGGAAGGTCACAAAGGGTTCATAGCTGGTGGATGTTTTAAGAATATCCTTTCCGGAGAAAGAGTAAAAGACATTGATATTTTCTTTGAAAGTGAAAGCGATTTTCAGGAGGCTGTTGATTTGTTCAATGATGAAAAACATCAGAAAGAAGGATGGAAATTTAAATATAGAAATAAGAAGGTATGCGCATTCCAGAAAGAGGGAGAAAAGGTATGGGTAGAGTTCATAGAGTCAGAGTTCGGAAAGCCAGAAGAGATTCTCAGGAGCTTCGACTTTACTGTAGCAAAAATGGCTTACTACAAGGAGCCTAAATACGAAGAAAAGGAAGATGATTATTTTCCATTCTCATCCGCAAGCATAGTAGCATACGAATATAAGCTACTCTATCATGAGAAATTCTTCGAACATCTTCATATGAAGAGGCTGGTCATTGACGAAAATATTCCTTTTCCGGTAAGTACATGGGAGCGCTCATATCGGTATAAAGGATATGGTTACAATATGTGCCGGGAGACAAAGAAAAAACTTCTACAGGCTATTAAAGGTGTAAACGTAGAGGAGGAAGATGTATCTTTGTACACTACTGGAGGATGGGATTAGCTTATAAAACGTAGATATATGAATACATCATTTGAGAAATCTAAAAACAGTACAGATGAATAGTACACACCTAAAGAAATTATAGACGCTTTAGGGGAATTTGATTTAGATCCATGTGCGCCTATGCGTCCGTTATGGAGGACAGCCAGGGTTATGTATAACAAAGAGCAAGATGGATTAAAACAAAAAATGGGAAGGAAGGGTATGGTTAAACCCACCTTATTCAAGACCGACTATAGAGCATTTTATTACTCGTATGGTAGAGCACAATAACGGAATAGCTCTTCTTTTTAATCGTCTTGACAATAAGATGTTTCAGGATGTTGTATTCCCGAAAGCAAAAGGTATATTGTTCATGAAAGGAAGGATAAAATTCCACAGAGAAGATGGAACAATAGGTGAAAGTCCAGGATGTGGGTCTATTCTGGTTGCATTCGGCGAAGAGAATGCGGAAATATTAAGATCTTCTAATATTGAAGGAAGATATATACAGGTCAATCAAGAACCGTGTAACACCCATGTAGATTGGGAACAACGTAGATACGAGATGGCAAAAACCATGCTTCCGATCACATCCGTATCAGGACGTGGACCTCACGGTGAATTAATATTGAAAGCGTGTGATAAGGCGGCTGAATTAGCTGTAATATATGCGGATGCTTTAATTAAAGAACTGAAATGAAATCAACAGTATATGCTCATCTTGAGAATGATTATAGATTTTATAGACTTCCTCTATTTAGAGCTACGGCTGTAAAATACGGATGGAATAATCCTATAGGGGAAGATAGTGGGAGAGAGAAAAAAAATATAATTCACAGTATTAAGTAGATATATTATGAGCACAAGTAAAGAATACAAGGCAGTAAGGAACTATATATTAAATGAACTTCACCTTACCAAAGAAGATATAATCAAAAACATAGAGCCATTATTGGAAAAAACTCGTAAAACGGTACATGGTTAATACATATGGAGGTGACAACCAGATAGAAAACTGGATCAGATGCATGGTGAATGATGAACTCAAACGAAGAGATTATGATTTTGTAAGAAGAATATGTAAGGAGGTTATAAAAGATCATGTGTTGAATGGGTTGAACATAATTGTAAGTCCCAAAAATGAAAGATGCGTATGTGAAAATAGAGTACCATCAAGAAAAGATGGTTTGTATTTAATCTACAGGGACGGACACGCTGAGCTGTTTACCGGCGATAACTCCAAAGATTGTGTACGATACATCGGGTTGAAGCACGGATACATGTCGTTTGCTATCTCACTGACGGAGCATGATAGCGTACAATTGCTTGACGATGATAGCCGTGAAAAATCCGGAAGTGAGACATATTACGAACGTAAATGTGATGCGCTGTTTGACATTGACGGACGCGGCAATACGGAACGCCTTGTAGCCAGAAATCCAAAATTGAGAAATCTGCTGGAAGATGGCGAGTATATACCATCTCTTGGTCAATTAAATTTAATGGCCCATTATATGGACGAACTAAACAAAGCATTCGCTTATGTTTCGGCATCTCCCCTCTCCTCGACGTGGTATAGATCCAGTACCGAGAGCAGCCCGAGCGTCGCGTGGTACGTGGACTTCTCCATTGGTAGCGCGTACTACAGTGACAAGTACAACAGTAGCAGGGTTCGGGCGGTAATTGATTTTTAAAAAGGATTACAATGATAACATCAAGGTGATTATACACCACTTTACGCAAAAAAGCGTAAAACAATATACATTTGTATGAAACTTCATACTGGGTATCACCAATACCCTCTACCGGTTGCTCGAAAGTGAGATCACCGGATTCTTTTACTAAACAAAACGTTTTTGATTTTACTTACCCAACGAATATTTTTTTTAGGGTAAAACCTTATATCAAAGACCTCTTTTACCCAACCATCTTGTCCGAAACAAGGGACTATATGATTCGATTGAGTAAAACAAAGTTAGAGAAGAAAAATATGAAATTAAATAACATCCGTATGTTTTATAACATAGCCAGTATAAAATGATATATAAAGTAAAAATAAAAGACAATACAAAAACTCCATTTGAATATGTTTCGGATATAGAAGCATTTGAAAATGGCAGAGAATTTATTTTCAAGTCAGGAGTGAATGTAATTATAGGTAAAAACGGTAGTGGAAAATCGACCTTGCTTAACATAATATCAATGTATGCGTTATGCGAGAAATCCATGTGCTCTGAAATGCCGACCGAGGCACTGGATTTTCCACCTATATTTGATGATGATGACAAGGTTCTTGATGGGATTGACATATCATCCGATTATGCAGGGAAAGTATTCCGTTTATTGCCATCGGCGGAGATGAATCGAGATAGTGTATTGAAAAACATCAGCAACTTAGATTTGTATGTGAATAATATTAGAAGATCTTATGGAGAAAAAGTGGTGTTATCATTGGAATCACTTTTCAATTTAATGTTCGGTCAAAAGGATTATACATTTCCAATACAAGATCTTGTAGAATACAAGAAAAAATCAAATGCGTTTTGGATTAAAAGAATTGATAACCTGTTGAAGTATTATAAAAGAAACCGCATAACATTAACAGAAAGCAGTTTTGAATACACGGTTCTCATGGATGAGCCAGACAGAAATCTTGACATTGATAACATAATACAAATTTACAATGTATTATCATTCCATAAGCCACAAACACAAATTATAGCCATAGTGCACAATCCAGTGTTGATTTACAAGTTAAGCAAATTAGATTGTGTGAATTTTATAGAGATGACAGAAGGGTATCTTAGTAAAACTTGTATATTTGTGTCTAATTAATTAAAGGTGAGATGAACTGGAAGAAATTTAAAGAGGAAAAACCTCCAGAGGGAGAAGAAGTGTTGGCTTACCATCCAAGTTGGATAGATGAAGATTTCAACCCAAGAGGCATAAGAATAGGGTTTTGGAATGGAGGGGACGATTTTAAATCAGCCCATTGGTGGGATTATCAAGATTGTTATATCACAATCTCTCATTGTGATTGTGATGATAATTCTCTTTTCAGTGATAGAATAAAAAACAGCATAGAGCCGGAGTTATGGATATCACTTGATGTTATTACAAATTACTTACCTAACAGGTGACTATATACCTAATCATATTTTAGAAATCATGACCTGGAAAGAATTAAAAGACAAAATATCCCTTATGGCAGAAGAAGAGCAACGACAAGAAGTTGCAGTATGGGGAGAAAATATGAATTTGATGAAAGATTGCTCCTTGGAGAAAACAAATGAGGATATGTACTACAACTCTGAATGGGATTATACTCGCGAAGAGAGTGAATTGGAACCGGAAGACAAGAATGACCCTGATGTACATAGGGTATATGAAGCAGGAATGTATTATATTTATTCGAATTGATTTTAAAAGACAGGTAATGGAAGTGGAGTGTAACGAATGTACCTCGAAATTATTCGTTGATATGATCAAGTCCATTTGTAATATAAGCGAACAAGTTAAGAGTTTTGTCAATCCAGAACAAATAAAAGCAATTGCGGAGTCAAATGAACCGATTTTGCTTTTATCTAACAACTAAAAATAATTGAGTGAACAGTTTGCAAAAATCAGTACGAATGCGTTGTTAGGATTACCAACATCCGCCACATAAGAACCATCTAATCCCGTAAATATCGTGATGCGTTGGTAGTACGTGTACAGATAGCAAACAGGCGTTGGGATAAAGCATTTGGCAAACATTCACTCTAAATAAGAAATAGTAGATATGAATACAAAATTTGAAAACATGGCTTTGCTGAATATAGAAGACTACAATGAGCTTAAAGCTAAAGCCGAAGCAACAGATGAGCAGATAAAGAAACAAGCCGAAGAAATGGCTAAGCCTGAAGTTGTCACATTGAAAGTGCGCTTTGATACATACGGATTATTATACAGGCCAAATACTTGTGTTGATGTTGAAATACCATTCTATGATGATAAAAAAATCAGAGATATGCTTAACAAAGCAAGTGCTGATATAATGAAATGGTGTGACAAAAATATGATAAAATACAACAAAGAACTCAAAGAATCCAGGTCTACAAAAAAACATTGCGAAGGACTAAGAAAGCATATCGCAAATCTCGAAAGACGCCTTTTAAGGCATACATTGGCAAATGTTATTTTATCTATTATATCAGTTGCGACTATAATTGCCCTTTTCACATTAATTCAAAACTAAAAAAAATATGAATAAGAATATAATCAACAACGCTCAACTTTTAGAGATTAAAACTAAGATTAGACAACTTGGAGCAATGATGAATGCATATCAATGCAGGTTTGTGGTTTCTTCGGGTCAATTGTTTTTTGTGGATGATGAATATGCTGGAACGGTTAAACTGACTAATCTTGATAATGGAGAATCTAACATATCATTCCCTTCATGTGACGATGGATTGATAATCAATCCAGCCGATAAGCATATTAAATAATTTCAAAACTAAAAATATTTAAATTAATTAAACAATAATAAGACATGAAACAAGATATAGAATTTGCTGTTCCTCTTTTTAAAGCTGGTGCAGAATGGCGTATTAACAGCGTGTGGCATTCTATAACAGTAATTCCAGATTGCCACCGTTTTATTGTGTTTCTCCCTAAGAAATCAACAATAGGATCAAAGAATCCAATTATGGGTATATTGGAAGAGAACAGAACTTTTATATCCAGCCGTCCAGGATGTATTTTATGCAGATTAGATGAAATGGAATCATGGGCTTATTTGGATGATCTATTACCTTAGGTAATTATATACTCAATTTTAAAAGTTAGAATTATGAAAAAAGATTTAACAGACAAAGAAAAAGAGGAAAGAATGAATTACCTTACCATTCATAAATGTAAAAACGAGGATGAACGTAAAGAGTTAAAAGAATTATGTGATTGGTATTTTAAGGATACTCCTACATTAACTATGTCTTTTTCTTTAACAGAAGAAGATTTTCGGGTAACAATGGAAAGGGACGTGGAGTTGTCGGCGGTAGCCGGAGCGGTAAAGAATCAACACCATAAGAAGGAAATATGAAAGGTTATGACCGACAGAGAGCTTCTTGAAGAAAACAATAAAATGCTAAAGGAAATTCTAAGTTTTATAAAGAAAATAGATTCTACTGAATATAGGGATCATCAAGACTTTATGGAATTTCTTAGAAATGTGGCAGCCGATATATAGGTGGAATATACGGAGCCCGAACAAAGAGGTAAATTGTTTAATTTAATAAATAAAAAGAAATGAAAACAGTTTTTTGATTTAAGCAGAGATGAGATTGTGGCATTGACAGACGAAGAGATAAGTCTGTATATAGACAAAGAGCTTGTTGGTAAGGGTATTCCAATTGAAGCTAAAAATTGGAATATAAAGAACGAAAAAGAAGTCGTGTATCCAAGAACGGGAGTTCCAGTATTTATGTTAAAAGATATCGGCATCGGCTTTAGAACCATAGAAGGTGCAACTGAGGTGGCTAATTTGCTTGTTAAATATAATGCATTTAAAATGGAATCAAAGTTTCTGATAGGATCGTATGAACAGTTTTGGATCATAAATGGAAGTGTTTGCCCAGCCATTACAGGAGAAGCAGGATATAGCAAAGAAGAGTTTGATAAGGTAAACAAGAAAAACAAAGATCCAGAATTGGAAAGTATAAATTCCTTCAATGATACTGTGAAAAAAGCCAATGAAATCAAAGACATGGTATTGGAATACGTGGACAAGATAAAACGGGAGCGTGCGTACAACATCGACCTTTGCATGACTTTCGAGAGATATGTTGAGGTAGCAGATAAAGATGCGGAGCGGGCTATGGCTTTCTTGAAAGAAGTCTACCCGTTTAATGAAGAAACAGAGGTCTTTATCAGGAAAAGATACAATATGTCTATCGGTGTTAACCCGGAAGAAAATTAATTTATATTAAATCATTTTGTTTCTTATTAAGCAACAAAAGACATATCTTTGTCCGAAAAATAAGAAACATGAAAGAGGAAGAAGAAAAGATTAAAGAGGCTATGGCTGAAGCCCTGATACATTTAGAAGGTTGCAAATATTTTGTGGCCACGATAGTAAACGAAGAAGAATGTAGGTTTGATATGAGTCAGCGTATGTCTCCTCGTCAACTGGCTTTGGTTATAAAAGGTGTATTATCAAATAATAATATGATGATGATGGATGTACTACAATGGTGCTCAGCCAGGCTTCAAACAGAAATAGAAAAAGGAAAGAAATCAACTAATTAAATATTAATGCAATGAATCGCTGGTTTGAAATTACGGTAAAAGCCGAGATTGATAATATCGAGAACGGCAAAAAAAAGAAAGTAACTGAAAAGTATTTAGTGGATGCCTTGTCTTACACAGAGGCAGAATCAAGATCGTTGGAGATCTTCAAGGATTTGTACAATTCTTTCGAGGTTGTAAAAATTAATCCTATTAAAGTGTCGGAAATCTTCTTCAACGGAGAAGCTGAGTACTGGTATAAGTGTAAGGTGAATTACATTACACTGGATGAAAAGAAAGGTAAAGAAAAGAAAACTCCATGCTATATATATGTCCAGGCCGGCAATCCTAAGGATGCCGAAGCTGTGTTGACTAAAGGCATGCAGGGTACGTTGGGCGACTGGAATTGCGAAGCTATTGCTGAAACGAAGATCATTGACGTATTCAAATACGATCTTCAGAAGGGAGCTGAAAAATTAGGCGAGAAGAAGAGTGAAGAGTAAGGCTGATGTAGTTTCCAACATAGCGCTTGTTGTGGCGATAATATTATTGCTTTCAGCAGGCGCTTTCCTTCTGATAGTGATTAAGACAGACGAGGTATCTAAATTATTAATGAACGTACCTTATCTACTGGCTTCAGCGGGATTGTTCTTTTCAATAATGTCATTATTATTCGAATGGAAAGCAAGGAAAAGAAACTATACGTCTGCGAACGATGCGGACGAAAAGTGATGATAAGAAGTCATGGCTTATGCCAGGCTTGCAGGAGCAAAGAGTTGACTCCGAAGAAAAAAAACAGAAATACATCCATTAAAAACAGCAACAAGAAGAAAAAGTTAGAGAGCCCGGGTTTATCCGGGTTTTTTCGTCTTATGCTGGAAGAGTTAAATAATAGTCGGATGTCTATGACCGGTAAGGCTATTCATTTTCCTACAGTATGTAACGTCTGTCACATACTTCCGAAAAGGATATATAAGTCAGTTGCTACTTGCAGGGATAATATAGTTTTCCTTCATGAATCGGAGCATACGGTATTCGACATGTATCTTGACCGGATGGAATTTGATAAACTTGAAACAGAATTTCCTTTTGTATGGAAGTATGCGGTAAAGAAGGTACTGGATATGGAAAGCAGGGGGATGATTAAAGAAAGAGGTAGGTTGATTATTGAAATAATTGATAGGTATGATAGAAGAAAAGATTAAAATATTAATAGATTTAGGGTTTGTACCTATGGTGAAAGGAGAGGGAAATACGTTGTTTAGAATGAACGATGTTGTGATGTCGGTGTCAGATCCTAACCAAACACCAGAGCAGTTGAAGAAGGAGGTTATGTCTTTAATAAAGAACAGAGACATAGCAGAAAGAGGCGGACAGGTTCCAGTAGTTGAAGAGCCGGCGCCTGAGCCAGAGCCGGTCCAGAAGGAGGAACCGGAAGCTCAGGCGGAGGAAGCCGCTCCTAACCCTGGAGAAGAAGATTCGAATCCGTTTACAGAAAATCAGGAAACATTAGAGCCGTTTTATATCTGTGATGAGTTAAAGAAGATTGAGACCCCCAAATTCGTAAGATTGACATTAGACGATAATCGTTTTTATGTAAGAAAGATGGATGATGGGACGGCTAAGATATATGCTTCGGTAACAACTTTAATCAAAGATGGGTATGTAGATGATAAGACAGCACTTCAGGAATGGAAGCAAGAGATAAAGATGCTTGGTCGCAATCCAGAAGAGGTAGCGCAGTATGAAGCCGATAAGGGAACGATCATGCACTACTTATACGGATTGTACCTAACAGGTAGAGATATGGTCTTAAATCGAAGCTTTGTGGTTAAGACAGTGCAAGAAGGCAAGCTGAAGATATCTAAGAAAAATCTTGATCGGTTCTTTAATAGCATAGATGATCTTGACGATATGATTGTCAGGGTCATGAAGTTTGCCAAATTCTGTTCTGATTACAAGGTGAAACCGATGATGATAGAAAGAATCCTTTCTTTAGAGGATTACCTTGTAGCAACACCTATTGATGCGATGGTTAAAATGACATTCAAATACAAAGAAGAAGGTTATTTTGGAGCCGTGTATCAAAGGGCTACCGGACAGTTCAAAAAAGGTGATCCGAAGAAGGAAGTAAGAGAAGTGGAAAAAGAAGAAGTGGTCATTCTTGACTTTAAATCGGGAGGAATATGGGAATCATATGCATTCCAATTGGAAGCTGAAAGAAGAATGGTTAAAGCATGGTATGGCATTGATGCACGTATTATGAACTTTTCTCCAAAAAGCACGAGCAGTAAAGGATATACGCTGAAAGAATGGACAGAAGACAGTGTAGCACTTGAAAAGGCGGACTGTGTGTTCCAACAAGGTATGTTGAATCACCTTAGAAAAGATAAGAAATTCAAAGTGAGAAAAGGAGTGTTGAATATCAATAAACCATACAATGAAGAGGATCATACGGTTGTATATGATATTGCAGAGGAAATATCTAAAAGGTTCATGATATAAAAAGCAATGAGAGGAGCTAAGGATGCTTGATTTTAGAAAATACGAAAACGTACCTCGGTTTCAACTTGACCGCAGGCCTGGCAGGAGCCGACTGAAGCTAACCTGCCCGGCTTGCGGGAAAAGCCGGTGCCTTACCCCTTATATTGATGTGGCGACCGGTCAGGTTGTTGGCAACGAGTTCGGAAGATGCGATCATGAACGGACTTGCGGTTACGATAAACGACCTACTGGTAAGGATGTAGGTGGCAAAGATCTTTGGATTTCAGGAAACAAGTGTATAAGAGCTTATCGCCCTCCTGTAAATCCTGACGTTGTAAATTACATACCTTTTAGCGAGTTTGAGAGGACTGTGGTTCCAGACGATAGAAACACTGTATTTAGATTTTTATCGTCTCTATGGGGAAAAGAAAGGGTGTCTGATGTATTCAGGAGGTATCATGTAGGAACAATGGACTTATGGGGATGGAAAGGATGTTGTATATTCTGGCAGATAGACAAAGATTTTGTATGTAGAACCGGCAAGATCATGGACTTTTATATAAAAACCGACGGCCAGGGGAATGAGATTGATGTAAAAAGAGTGAAGGAAAAAGACGGTGACAATGAGCGGCCTCATGTTATGTTTTATCACTCGTTGCATGCAAGAGACTTCTTGTTTAGACAATGCCTGTTCGGAGAGCATCTTCTAAGCCAGTATCCGGATAAGGTGGTTAATCTGGTGGAATCAGAAAAGACGGCTATTATATGCGCTGTGAATAAACCAGATGAGTTATTTGTAGCTACCGGTGGGTTGCAGAATCTAAGGCCGGAAGTGATAGATGTCTTAAAAGATAGAAAGACTGTAGCTTTTCCGGACAAAGGACAAGCATTTGAGACATGGAGTAAAAAGATAGATGGGATGATGATGAAGTCAAGGATAAAAGTATCGGACTATCTTCAAAATGTTGAAAATGTAGGAGACGGAGATGATGTGGCAGATTTGATAATCAATAACAAGGTAAAAGAAAAACAGTATGAGCCTGGACGTTTATATTAAAAGTAAGAAGAAAGAAGAGGATCGTGAATGGGTTGCGAACATCACCCACAACATGAACAAGATGGCACAAAGAATATTCGTATCAGAAAATAAAGAAACGCTGTACGATTATGTTTGGAGACCAGAAGAATTGGGTAGGGAAATAGATACCGATGAGATGAAGAATGTACTTACAAAAGGTATATGTATTATGATCTCCAAGAGAAAAAGTCTTTTGAAATACGAGCCAGAAAATGGATGGGGGTCTTATGATTCATTTCTTAAGTTTCTTATCAAATACAAAGAGGCGTGTGAAGATCATCCGGGTTATATAATTGAAGCAAGTAGATAACAACATGGAAAATTATAAAAATACTTTAAATGAGGTAGTGGTGATCGAATCGTCACCAGAAACGTATTTTGTTTACGCTATTCGTAATGCTATTCGTATCTCTAAATGCGCGTATCCGACAGCCAAGAAAGTAATTTTCAAAAGAGAGGACGTAGAGGTAGAGATCTCGGAAATGGAAACTGAAAACAGTTTGTATGAAAAGTTTAAAGAAAAACAAAAGAATAGGGTATGGAACTTAATGAGCGCCAACAACGGGTTTTAAGAGGCGAAATTTGTCCTTATTGCGGAAGAGAGACTGAGCTGGTAAATGCCGATAAAATATATAGCAGAAAAGGCTTAGGGATGGTTATGATGTGTAAACCATGCAACGCTTATGTCGGTGTTCATGAATCAGGGCCGAATAAGGGAAAAGCTAAAGGCCGGCTTGCGGGGCCATCACTGAGATCTCTTAAGATAAGAGTCCATGCCGAACTTGACAGACTATGGTCTACGCCGGAGGAACGGGAAAGGATGTATAAAGATTTATCTGAATTTCTCTCTATACCGGAAGAATACACACATATAGGTATGTTTGGCGAGAAGACGATGGGAAAAGTATTTCAATTCTGTCATGTAAACAAAGAGCGATCAAGTTCGAGAATAGAATGGCATAAACCTGGAGATAAGTGCCCTAATAAAAACAATCAAATAGTGTCAGGAAGTAGCGCATGTAGAGGATGTCCTGAGTATCTTCATGATGAGAAAGACGGGTATGTCTGGTGTGATCCTGATATGAGTTACGGCAGGTTGAAATAGGGCGAGAATTGCCTATCTTTGTGCTATTATCAATCAAAAAAATGTAAGAAGATGGGCAGATCAACAGAGTACTACAGGACTCATCCCGAAGCCAGGAAGAAAAAGGCTAAAAAAGACAAGGAGATAAATGCCAGACCGGAACAGAAAGCCAAACGCCGGGAGCTTGGTCGTAAAAACTACGAAACGGACAAGAAGAAGGGTAAGGGCTGGAGAAAAGGCAAGGATTGTTCTCATACCAAGAACGGTCTTAGGTATAAATCAGTAAAAGCTAATAGGGGATCCAAGTCGGATACGAAAGGTGACAAAAATGCACGAGGAGATAGCAAATAGGATAGATATAAGAAGGATATTCAAGACCTCTAAACAGGTCATGGAAGAGGCGTATGAGAATATCTTGAAATACAGGCGGGGAGAGCTTATCCCCGCTAAAACCGGATACGATTATATTGATGAGGCTTTGCTTGGAGGTATTTTCCCTCAGCATGCTATTGCCATAGGAGCCCGGCCATCTGTAGGTAAATCGTATGTGGCCCAAAAGATATTGGAAAATGTGATGAATCCGATGATCAACCCGCAAGCAGAAGATTATTTTCTTGTTAATTGCGAGTTCGAAATGAATCCTCAAGATCTTCTTCTTCGTAGAATGAGCCAGGATATGAAAAAGCGGGCTCCTGAAATATTAAGAAGGCAAGATTCTAATACAGTAGAAGAGATGAGGATGTTTGAAATCCTTCAAGGTGAAATCAGGAATAATATAATATACATCGATGCTCCGTGTACGGTAAAAGAGTTTGAGGCGGCTGTGTATCATATAGCTACCAAACACAAAGACAAACGTCTTATAATATTTAAAGTCGATCATATTGCTTTGATAAAAAGAATGGGGTTAGATCCTAAGTCGGCTATAGATGATTTGGTGGCGGTTATGAACGAAGCTAAATTAGTATATAAAAACATATTTTTCCTCATCATATCACAATTCAACAGAGAGATAGAAGGAAGGATAAAAAGCCCACAAGAGCAGCCTCCGCGTCTTTCTGATTTTTACCAATCTGATACGCTGGGTCAGTTATGTACGTTAATGATAGGTTTGCACAATCCTCGTAGGTACGGGCTGGATAAGTATATGATATTTGGGAAAGATTGGTATCAGACTCTTGATAGGTTTAAAACTGAAAACAAAACATCATTCAGGACAGCCGGACTGGTGTTTCATCATATACTGAAGGTAAGGCAAGTTAGTATGGAAGAGCTTACTAATACAATCCACCCAGAGATTCTGCCGGGGCATGGATGGATGTACGGGGAGGGCGGGACGAAGTTCGTGAACCCCAACCAGCCGCCGACGCCGCCCAAGCTCTATACTGTGGAAGACGTTACGGACAATCAGGAACAAGAACAAGAGACAAAAGAAGAACAGTCATTGTATTAAAAAAAATAAGAACCATGAGACTGACAGTAGAGGAAAACGAATACCTGATAAGTAAGTTCCTTTTGGTTCTTACTGAGTTTGCAGGAGATGAAAGAGAGATGTTTTTAATCAACTCCATACATGATAAGGCGGTGGCGGATATGAATTATCGTCTTCCGTCTTTAATAAGCAGAGAACGTAAAAGACGAGTCATTGAGCTCCTTAAAGAAGGAACCAGAATAATCAAGGACTTTTCCGGATATGCAGGTGATATGGGTATGATTAACGAATACGATCGTTTAAAGAAAGAAATAGGAACCGTCCAAGACCAGCTTGGTGACGTAGAAGGTCAACTTCGGGCAGCAGGAGAAGTTATTAAAAAAGAACTTGATATGATTGCTGACCGAATCAAAGAAGACCTCCTCGACCGAGAACTGGCTAAAAGTAATGCCGAGGCCGAAAGAAAAGCCAAAGTAGATCCGAGATACGAAGTAGCTTTAGGTGATTACAAGGAGATGCTGGAAGTGATTTTTACAACCAGAAACAAGTATTCTACGGTAGATTCTGTACATGACGATCTTCGACAGTCGGTATCTACCGGTAGAAATTCGATTATTAAAGAAGGGTACAACAGTTAAAAAACAAGGAGGGAATATGGAAAAGAAGGAATTTAAAGTAGGAGAAGTATTTACTGCCGGACTTGTAAAATTGAAATGTGTGGAAGGTGATATATGCGATGGATGTATATTCGAAGATTACGATTCTTGTTCATGTACAGACATAATTATTGGTCCATGTGGACATGTTGATAGACAAGATAACAAGAATGTTATTTTTATTAAAGCTGATTAAGAATGTACATCAATTTCAGACAACTTGCAGCATCAGACATGACTCCTAATGATCTTGCCAATCTTCTTGCCATAAGACAGAAGGATTCAGTTATGATCGAAGCTATGCCGGAAGAAGATGCTGGGAGGTATATAGAGCTTGGCCTGGTTGAGAAATTAAAATCAGGCGTGATGAGATTGACCAACAAGGGAACGTCTTTTGTGAATTATATAGAGACACCGGAAATGACAGACGAGGTTCTGGAAACGTTGAAGATTATGATAGGAATGTACGAATCATATTCAAAAGACATAGGTGTCAGCAGAAAAGAAGCAGAATCCAGATTGTGTTGGTTTATGGGTAACACCTCATTCAAGAAAGAGGTCATACTTCAGGTAACGGAATCTTATATAGCAGAGTCAGGAGATTATACAATGAGCTTATGTAACTTCATATGGAAACCGCCTTCTCAAGCTTTTTCAGTTCATATGAACCTTAAAAATTCAAAGCTCTTTGACTTAATAGCTGAAAAATTTAAGATCGCTACCGAGCCTTATTTGGAGCCTAAGAAGAATAAGGAAATGGATTGGTTGTTTGCCGTATCTAAATTGCCTACGCCGCCGGCTAAAGGCAATCCGGATTATTTATTTACCGGAAGTTCTGAAACAGACAAAGAGAGATTGAAAAACATAAAAACGTATTTATTTAACAAAATTAGAAAGCAATGGAAAAAGTAGAAATCAGAAAGATTATAGAGGATATAATTATTACTCAGTTTCTTAATTCAGAAATGGATATAGTTCATGAAGAAGATGTGACGTTTAAAGAACTTGGATTAGATTCTGTTGATCGGATTGAGCTTGATGTGATGGTGGAACAAAAATTCAATATTGTTATTATTGATTATGATATGGAGACCATCAAAGATATGACTGATCTTGTTTACAAAATAATAACAGAAGGGTATGGGAAGTGATATAATTTTATGCATGGCTTTAATAGCGTCATTTGCTTTTGTTATACAGTTTTTGTTGTCGATATTAGGATCTGATCTGGATACGGATATTGACATTGACAGTGCTTCTGATTTAAGCATGTCTTTGTCGGACATTATATCATTCAAGGGCATAACACATTTTATTCTTGGATATAGCTGGACTACCTACTTTTCGGGTTCCCATTTAGTAGGGGTTGTGATAGGGTCGCTTTTCTTTATCGTTTTGTTTTACGTATATAAGTTACTTCTTAAGTTAAAGCAAGAAATGGTGTACGAATGTCCGGAAGATTTAAATGGAAGAGAAGTGGAGATAGTGTTTAGATCAGGGAAGAATCATTATATGGTAAATATTTCGAAAAATGGAAGACAGGAGCAAATGAGAGTAAGATGCTTGTCTGGAAAAACCTACAAAAACGGTGACAAGGTGAATATAAAATATGAAGAAGGAGAATTAAGTATCTAATTTTTTTATCAACAATTAAATTTTAAAAGTTATGACAACAATCATGTACGTGTCAGCTATCTTGGCTGTAGTGATTATTTTGACAATCAGATCATCAAAGCTCAATCAGAGAAGAAGGCCGGAGAAGAAAAAGTTAAATCGGAAGCGGCTGTAAAAACAGCAAAAGAGCTTGCCGACAAAGAAGTGGAAGAAGCTAAGGCTAAGAAAGTTCAGGCTGCGCTTAAGGCTGAAAAGATTGTGCCGGCTGAAACCCAGAAGGAAGAGGCTATCTTGCAAGCTGATGCCGAGGCCGAGAAGATCAAACGCCGGGCTGAGGCTGAGGCAGCAGCACATTTGGCAAAAGCTGAGGCGGAGGCAAAAGCTATTCAGATGAAGCTGGAGGCAGAAGCCGAAGGTAAGAAAAAGACGTTAATGGCAGAAGCCGACGGATTTAAGGCCATGATGGAAGCAGCAGAATCCAATCCTCAGATCGCCATCCAGTACAAGATGGTTAATCAGTGGAAAGAAATTGCCGGAGAACAGGTTAAGGCATTTGAGCACATTAACCTCGGAAATATCACAGTATTTGACGGCGGTCAGAACAGTACCGGTAATTTCCTTAACAATGTTGTCAAGACCGTCGCTCCGGCATTGGGAGTCATTGATCAGCTTCCGATTGCAGATACTTTAAAGAAGCTAAAAGGAGATGACAAAAAATAAATACAATGGCCCAAGGTTACACTTGGGCCTAATTGAAGAAATAAAAGCAGCATTCATAGATTTCCTGCCGGCAGGAACAGTGCTTTACTAATTACGATATTTTTAACATGGATTTTGGACAAGATTTAGAACCAGAAGAACTGACCAAGCATTATGATCAGTATTATGGAATTGATTTTGAAACAGAAGAAGAGGAGGATGAAGAGTATGACTGACGAGGAATTTGTATTGGATAATAAGAAAAGGGTTGTTGTAAGAAAAAGAATATCTTATTTAAGCAAAGGGGATAAAGTGTGGATTGTGTCTTCCGACGGGTATCTGCTACACACGGACGTGGTTAGAGCCGACCGCGGCCGATCTTATGTGGATATAGACGGTATCCTGTATTGGAAACGAGGATTGGATGGCAAGCATCGTAATCGTAATAACTACATGCAGTTTGCCATGACACCAGAAGACGGTAAGAAGTATGTCGTATATTACCCAGAAGGATTTAAAGACAATGACTTATGATGGTCCCGGAAACGCATTTGCTATATAAGGAGTTTAATGGTGTGAAACGTCTTGCCATATCTTATTCCCAGATAGATACGTTTCTTACCTGTCCAATGAAATGGTATAAAACTTACGTAGAGGGCAAAAGGTCTACAGAAAAACAAGAAGCTACATCTTATGGTACGGTTATCCATAAGACACTGGAATACTTCTTTAAGAACGGAAGACAGCCTTCTGGTAAAGACCTTGGAGAAGCAATAAGTTACTATGCTTACCAAGAAGACATACCTTGGCTATCACCGGAAAATATGATGATAGCCATGAAACAATCTGGGGAGCTTCTTGCTTGGATTGTGGATCTGTTTAAAAAAGACGGGAATAGGTTTATGATAGCTGATAGTGATCTTAATCCCTGTGAGAAACTTATCAGACACGGCGCTATAGTTGGAGTCGAAGAAGATTTTGTGCTGCCGTACCGTCTTCCTAAGCCTGTTGATATAAATGGAGTAATTCATACTCATGTGTACATAGTAGGATCGGTAGACCTTCATCTGGCTATAAAGAGCAAGAACGTAGTTCACCATTATGTCATAGATTGGAAATCAGGGAATAAGATTTTTGATTCTAAGAAGTTGGAAACGAATTTACAGCATCCTATATATTCATTTTACATCTATAGAAAATATGGTGGAGTTCTGCCAGATATGAACATCTATTTCTTTACCAGAACCAGGCAGTACCAAAAGGTTAAGATAGATGAAGAGCGTAAAACAAAATCTATAGAAATGCTAAATGACACTTTGTCTAAAATGTATGATTTTGAAGATAATAGTGTAAAAACATTTCAAGCGTACATCCAGGGAGCAGAAGAAGCCAGGTATAGCAAGCGGCGCGCCACCCTAAGCCAGCCTGTTTCGCAAAACAAGCTACCCTGCCCGTCGGCGCTGTGTTATTATTGTGACTTTGGATTACATAACAAAAACGAATGCCCTTTCTCTTCAGATTGGGATCCGTCTAAAAAGATAAAACGATGAAATACGAGGATGTTCAAAAGTTAAGAACGAAATACCGGCAAGATCCGGAAGTTATAAACGTAGAATACATGAGAGACGTTGCTGTAAGATGCGGGAATTTCAAGAAAGCGTTTGAGCTTCAGGAGAAGCTGGAGGATATATGGTTCAACTATTTAAAAGGAGTGTAATGAAAGAAGATCTAATATGTGGAGTAGCGATCCTTTTGTATTTAGTTTTATTATACTTACTCACGACAGCTTTCATAAAAACAGGTAGAGCAGTAGAGCGTTATAAGATGAAGAAGAAAACTGACAAAATCAAAGTAGGTCAAAGATACGAACATAAGAGCTACTTTGAGGATCCATTTGAAAGAGGCAAGCATGTGATTAAGATATTAGACATAAAAGAAGGGTACGCTCTATATGAGTACGAAGAAAAACTATATATACGTTCTTCTGAGAGTCTTGAAGATATTGCTAAAATATATGTTTTAATTACTGATATAAAATAAGGGATTATGGAAAAGAAAGTCACAATCAAAGAAGGAATGGATATTTTTTACAAAAATGCAGGGAAAGATATATGGGTCTATATTGGACTTTTTGGAAATAAAGTGCTATCCATTTTAAAAAACAAAGGTGTTATTGCATGCGAAAACGATGCTGAATATTGCGTGTTGATGGATGGAGAAGATCATTTTATAAGTATAGCAAAAGACATGAGTCACGACTATTGTTGTGAGTACGTTGTAGAAAGAGCAGAAGCCTACAGAGACTACCCCTCCAAAGGTGCTACATGCAGTGTATGCCTGTTTGAAGATAATGAGAATAAAGCAAGGGAGATGTTGAAAGAGGCGATAATAGAACTTTCAAAAAATAATATAATAGATTGCGATGGGCTTTGAACTTAGACCTTACCAAAAAGAAGCAGTAGATGCCGGGCTTAAGTTTCTTACAGGAAGATCTAAGAAGCCTGGCATAATCGTAGCCCCATGCGGATGTGGAAAGAGCCTTCTGATATCCAAGATAGCACATGAAATAAATAGACCGACATTAGTATTACAGCCCTCAAAAGAGATTCTGGAGCAGAATTATGCAAAGGCCGTATCATTCGGTTCTAAACCTACTATATATTCTGCTTCATGTGGTATAAAGGAGCTGTCGGCTATGACTTATGCAACATTAAAGAGCATAAAGAAAGATGTAGCGAGGTTGAAGGATATAGGGATAGATACCTTATTGATAGACGAATGTCATTCAGGATATTCTCCTGAAGAAGGTTCTGAATTTATGGAGTTTATGAACAGGTTCCCAGAGGCGAAGGTACTGGGCTTCACCGCCACTCCCTGCCGCCTCCGAACCTACAGTTTCATGCTGGAAGGGAACTATAGCAAGCTCAATATGCTGACGAAAGACGAGCATAACTTCTTCAAGAAAATAGTTCATGTGACTCAAATACAAGAACTAACTTCTCAAGGGTTTTGGTGTCCACTTAAGTACGAACGATGGTCGTTTGATGAATCGGCTCTGATGTTAAACAGTACCGGAGCCGAATACACCAACGAATCTATTAAAGAAAGTATTGTACGAAACGGCTTAAACAACTCTATCTACAAGCGCCTTCTTCAACTTATGAACGAGCGTAAAGCCATTTTGGTTTGCATGGATTCTATCGAATCATGTAATAGAATATCAGAGTTCATGAATGCCAGGATGGGAGCCATAACCGGTGTCGTAACATCGCTAACAACCAAAAAGAAAAGAGAGCAAATCATATCCGATTTCAAAGAAGGTAAGTTGAAGGTGGTTTTTAATTATTCAACGCTTGCTACCGGATTTGATTTTCCTGAACTTGATTGTGTGATGTTTGGTCGACCAACTTTCTCATATTCAACTTATTACCAAATATTAGGCCGCGCCGTCCGCATCCATCCTGACAAGAAAGAGGCGCTGATAGTTGATTGCTGCGACAACATGAGACGCTTTGGTCGGATAGAAGACCTGACAATCGAGCAATTCCCTTCTAAGGGCTGGTGTATGTTTGCCGGCGATCAACTTCTGTCTAATATAAGGATGGGTGATATTATTACCAAAGACGAGATCCTTCGTCGGGCAGCCTCGCTTAAATCTGTGAATGGAGATGGTAGGAGAGAAGACGATCTTGACAGTATAATAATGTGGTTTGGAAAATATGAAGGAATTAGATTCAAGGACATACCGGTGTCGTATTTTAGGTTCTTGGCTGAGAATATGGCAGTAAAACCAGGAGACAGGAAAGAAAAGATTATCGAATATTATAATAGGATAAAAGCATGAACAACAAGAGAAGAAAAAAAATATCGGATGTTATTAACAGCGTAAATAAGTATAAAACAGATTTTGAATACATCAAATCAAAGTTATCGGAGTTGAAGTGCAACATAAATTCAGCCAAAGATGATGTTGATATGATTTTAGACGAAGAGACTGAGGCGAGAGATAATATACCGGAATCGTTACAAGACTCAGAAAGATATTGGGAATCAGATCAGGCTGTAACTGATATGGAGGAGGTGGTTGATGACATGGAAGGTATTATAAATGATATAGATGATGTGATTTCAACCATAGATGGGAGCATTAAAACCATAAATGGTTCTATAAAAGTAAATTTGGTAGGAATAATGTGAGTCCATAAAAAACACTATGGTAATTATATAACACTTTACACTTTTCCTTAGTATTATTCCCATATAATTGAGATTGTGTCAAAATGCTGGCACAATCTCTTTTCGTTTACTAAAAAATCAATATAACAAGTTATGAAAAAGAATAGACATAAAAAAGAATCGCTTTTAAACAAGCGGGTATTAGTTAAGTGGATAGATTCCAACCTATCAGAAAGAACATGGGTAGATCTGGAGGATTACGAAACAGATATATCAGAAATAGAGAGCTATGGTATTGTTGTACATGAAAATGAGAGATCTATATCTGTAGCTGGTCATTATGCTGTTGGTAATTCCAATACATTAGAACAAGCTTCTGGTATAATGACCATACCAAAAGCTTGTATTAAAGAACTTATTTTCCTTTCTTTTGGCAACCACTCTTACTTTTTCCACGACGGGAAGCGGCTTGTAAAGTGTAACCAACACTATAAGTAAAATTTAACACAATACGCTTGTATTAAAGTTACACAATCTATATTTTTACGTCGTGTAATTTTAATACAAGCGTATTTTATTAGATAATTTAAAAGGTATGATTTCTAAAGACAGGTTATTGTATGGAGTGGTAATCAGACAAGACATTAAAACTTCCTTTATGTCATTAACTGGATTACAAGAGGCATATACAAGAAAAAGAGTAGAGATGGGGTGGAATGATAAGAGAATAGAAAATATTCTTTCGAACAAGGAGAGTGCAGAAAGGATATTTTATATTCTTAAAAAACAGAAATACATAAAAAGTGAAAACTTGAAAGAGTTTATGGATATAGTGGAAAACAACTCTTTGATAAAAGTAATGAAGTGGTATAATGCCTATAAGACTACAGGAAGAGGAACAAACAGGAATGTTATGTGTGATCCCTACATATGGGTATTAGTCGCTATAGAATTAAATCCTATGCTGTATGCAGAAGTTACTGGATGGTTAAATGATAAACTTATTTTGGATAGAATAGAGATAGGGGATAAATACAATACTCTTTCAAGGTCTGTATCAAAATTTGAAGATGTTGATTATATAGAAATGGCTGATAAGTTAAACTGGATTGTATTCAATAAACATAAATATGTTTTAGATAACAGAGCAACTCAAGAGCAGTTGAAAGAACTTGAAACCCTACAGTCTAATCTTGCATTCTGCATAGAGATGGGAACCATCTCTTCTTTCTCTAATTTAATGAACATGATGAGATCTATATATGTAAAGAAATGGGGAGAAGAGGCTGTAACTTCTAAAAACGTAAAATAATATGGGAGTAAAAGAAATAAGAGAACTACTTAGACTCTACAATCTCGAACATAGTGTCGTCCAGAACAAAAACTCTGGGCAGTATTCTATTATTCTCCATAACAACATCATAGGAACGAACGTAGATGGAGAGAAGGTAGTTGTGTTCAGAACCATTCCGGATGGAAGCAATACGTTCTCTATGGAGCGAAATAGATTCTATGAGGGGTTTGTAGAGGCTTTTGATGACGATAAGGCGATTGAAGCCGTAAGACAGTATTTTAAAAAAAACAGAAATGATAGGGTATAAGACGAAGATGGATTATATTACTATCGAAATGAGGTAAAACAACGATAAAGCAATGGAAAAGATGGATGATAATACTAAAAATATCCTTTATCCAAAAGGATCTATTTTTCGCATATTAAAAGATGATATAATCAGTGCCGAATTTAAAATCGTCAAAGGAGCTATAGCGGAGGCAGTATCAGACATAGAAGTAAATGATAAATATGCTGAGGTTTGTTGCAATGGGGAGACGTTCGTCATAGAAACGGATATTATGGATATTATTCTTACCAAAGACCCCATAGAAAACAAATCGGTGAAAAATGACATCATTGATGATAAACTACGATGGGATTTGCTTCCAATGGAAGAGATTGAGGACATTGTAAAAGTCTATCATGCCGGAGCCAAAAAGTACGATCCTAATACTTGGCAGAACCTTGACAACGGATTTGAACGGTACCGTGCTGCGATGTTTCGACACCTGATGGAATACATGAAAGGGGAAAGAGTGGATTCCGATACAGGATGTTTTCATCTTGCACAATGTGCATGGAACTGCATAGCTATGCTGTGGTATGACAAGCACGGGAAAGGATTAATACCAATAAATAAGGAGGAAAAGAAATGACAAAAGAACAAATGATTCAACTGTTAGACGAAGAGTTTGATGCAATGAACAAACATAGAAGTAATATTGAAAGAATTAAAAAGGAGTATTTCGATTCTATTTATGGATTCAAGAAGGGAGATAAAGTGAACGTTCTTTACAAACGCTCGAAAGCACCTCTTGTTGGTTTCTTCAAGAGCGTTCAAATCATGAGTACCGGATCAGTTATATTTACGATCCAGGCACCCAATAAAGAAGGAAGACCTGGAAGAGGATCTTATTTGGTGTATGAAAACGATTTGAGTGAGATAAAAAAAGTAGAATAATCATGATAAATTACGCGGCAAAAGCCAGAAAAGCTTATTTGATAAACAATTTCGATAAGATTCTTAATAGTCTCAACACGCTTCATTCAACGGTTGAAACCATGACGTTGTTCGTAAACGACCAGGCTTATAATTACATTCTTAAGCTAAAGGAGGTAATTAAAACCAGTCCTATGTATAAGCACAATATCAAGCGTCTTTTAAATGAGATGGACAAAGAGATAAAAAGATACAATGCTTCTATCTACTACATAAATAAAGAGCGTAGTGAGGTTATAGCTGATATAACACAAGCGATGGAAGATTGCCTCATGCCATACATAGACGACCTGGCCGGCGCTATAAGGGCAGCCGTGTGGTCGAAGGGCCTGTCCGAGGAGCGGACGGAAGCGGCGGTACTGTCCCTAATCGTATCCTCCTTGGCTACGACATCAGGCAGACTTATCTCAGGTGGATATCAGATCATGAAAGAAATGGGTGGAGGCTGGGGTGGTAATCCATTTACGTTTATGAGCATTGATAAGATAAGACACTTATCTACATCATTATCTGATGCTATTACCGGTGGAGAAATAGCTCTTGAGGAAAAAGAAGCCAATGACATAACTAAGGCAATGGATGTTTTTATTGAGAAAATGTCTGATTCGGATATTGTCGATAAGGTGATCAGCATACTCGAAGAGGCTGAATCTAAAAATAAGGAGGAGCGATCGTGAATTATTTGGATGGGTATGTAGAAGAAGTTCTTTCTGAGCCGTACTATGATGATTACGGTTCTGGTATTTTTAGGTGGTGGGTGAAAGTATCTTACGTTTGCGAAGGCATAGGAGCTGTCACTACCTTAATGTTTGATACGAGAGAAGAAGCAGAGGCAGTAAAACCAGGTTACAAATTTTTATGTTGAAAATAATATGAAATATTTTGTTTTATTGATGGCACTTGTGTTATCATCATGTTCGCGTGTTAATCATGTTAATGACGGATGGGTTATATATGATCTACGTCCTTTAGATGGTGGATGTATAATGTATTATGGTAAAGACGAAAGAATTTCAATATTTTATAATAATAGGCTTATAAAATTCGTTGGATACCAAGGGGAATACAACATCGGAGATTCTATTAAAATCGTAAAAGTAAAATAATATGGAAAAGAATTTAAAACTCGTATGTCCAAAATGTGGCACTCCTCACCAGCCTCATTCTCCGCACACGATGGATGCAGATGGATTTGAAAGGTGTGAGATAAGAACTGTCATGGAAGACAGGGGGTGGTGCTACGAATGCTCTTTTTGGCAAAATATGTACGACAAGCACAAAGACGATCCAGGATGGGTTAGGATAGACGGTGTAAGCTGGGTGCTTAAGCCTATGGTGGAAAACGTACCGAGCGGATGGAACAGCCTTGGATGTGGTGGAAGAAAGATGTATATCAATATCGAAGGGAAAGGCATTGTTGTATCAAATAACTGCTGGTGCCAAGGTGATGTTTCGGACGCATTCAAGGATCTTATGCCTGATAATGCTACTTGGGCTACGAAGGAGGAATTTGACAAAGCTCCTGTAGTAGGATATATTGTAGAAGGTATTGGTTTAGTTTTCACAGATAGGGGAGGTCATGAAGTTAATGCTTAGAAACTTATTTCATGTTCTGCTTATACAAGAAAAGATGGTAACTACAACAGTCCCCAACCATACAATAGGCGTACGGTTGGGGACTGTTGTCATGTCGTAAAATTAAATGTTTTTTTTAATGTCGGATATTCAGTATGAACTTTACTTCCGCCATCATCTATCAAGTCCAATTTAATATAAGCTGTATATGATACATGATGATCACCAGGAGCAAGATGTTTTATTTCTGGTAAGAACACAGAATTTAAACCTTGGCCAGACCATGATTCTGGATATGGCAAAGGTGTAAAGTCGGCATCTGTACAACTTATAGACCAAGTAAGATTAGGATCTGCCCTAACTATTCTATCATGAGGTCCATCAATTACAAGGTCTGGCATCTTATATTGGTAACTATCATAATTAAGGACAATAGGATCACCAAAGTTTACACCGTATATAGAAGCAGGTGGAGTAAAGCTTGTTATTAAAAAGGTTCTATTAATCCTATTGGTTGTTCTTAGCGTAAACTTATCAGGTGCTATCACACTTACTCTAAATCCATAATAAGGAGAGGCTGTTAAAGCAATAACAAGAGCTATCGAATCCTGTTCAAGCAATTCCTCTGTCGTATCAACCCAATTATCGATCTCTTGCCTATCTTTCATTGGAACACCGCCTTGGACACTTATGGAATCCAACCGTTTTTTTTTAGACAGAAAGATAAATTGCCCGCCCTGTGGAATGGTGCCTACTTTCTTTCTTTCTACGATTACCTCCCCCCCCTATACAGTTACTAACTATTTTATACTCATATAGTTTAGCATTATTTTCAAATCTTCTTCTCATAATTTCATAAAATTAATTCAGTAATTCGCATACAATGATATCAAAAAAAAACTCTCCGGCGCCACCTACATATCCATTTTGACCATTTTTAAATAAATAGCTATTAGCTTTATTAAAAGCGTAATCTGTATTACTGGTATCATATTCAAGATACGCATTCTGATTTTCACGCCCCCAATAATCCTTTTTAATAGTTCCCATATGAGAACTATCTTGTGCAAATATATTGTCTATTTCTCCATCCTTACCCCAACGAAATGTGCCAATATATTCGGTGGCTATAACAAAACACACTTTATCTACAAGAGCTATTCCATTGCATAGATCATTGGAATATCCTTTATTAGACCAATTTTCTTTTGTATATAATCCTCCATCTACATGTTGGATGTATATGCCTTTATTGATTATAAGCGAGGGATTTACCCCCATCCCTATTTGAAATCTTCGTCTCATGATTTTTTGTTTGCAAGATAGCAATAATTGACAACATAAAAGAAACCGGTTCCCTATCATCTCTGACTAAGAACCGGTAAGAAAACAATTTCAAAAAAAATTAAACCTACATAATCTTTCAAGTAAGAACAAAAAACGTACAATCTACTCTTTGACGATGCTAATATAACATATTGGAATCATACAAAAACAATGCAAGTCCGATATTCTTCGTCTACTTGTAGCTAACATCATCGTCCCCTTCCGAATCAGGAGTAGCGCCGATGAAGAACATCATTGACTTGTTGTTCGTCTGCTGCCACCAATTATAGGCGCGCGCTACGTCTTCCGGCGTCTTGATATTATACCATTGTTTGATAAACGTCTGTTTGGCGAGTTGCCTAAATAGCTTAGACTCTCCTTTGTATGTACCGGATGTTACTTTATCAAGTGAATAATTCCTAAGATCGGTAAGATCCTTCAGCTTCCTTCCCATAACAAACGGGTCGTTAATGATATCTACTACGTTAAGCTCCATAATAAACGGCATCTGTGAAGCTATTTCGTTTATGGTTCTGAATCCGACATAGGATCCGAATTGAGTAAGCCAACTTTCTTCGTTTTCATCATCATCACGCCATCCGGCAAGAAGCATAGATACGGCCTGCATGATAAGGAACGTGCCGGCATAGACACTGAGACGTTTGAGATTGGTTTTTTCTACCTCATTCATATTGTCTTTATTTTCATTCCAGGCATCTATGATGTTTTTCATACCAGACTCGGAAGCTAAGCTAAATGTTTTGGCTATCATATTCTTTAACGTAATTGACAGTCCTTCCTCTTCTTGCATTGTCTGGAAATTGAAGCCACGTCTTTTCCACAGACGTTGAGCCGCCAGCACCAACCATCCTCGGTGGGCGGTCATGAACCTGGCTATCCAGTTGCGCGATGCAGCAGTTCGGTTTTCTTCATTCAAAGATCCGTTACATATCTGCGACAAGCTACGGACTTGATTCCTGGTTATAGCCATCTGGGTTTCAACTTCCTCAACAGTAACACCTGATCCGGGCTTTACAACCACCTTCCCATCCACGACGTCTACCATACTCCATAAAGTACGATCTTTTAATGCATTCCATTCTCTTTTTATGGTACTCTGTTCTTTATTACGTTCTTTTTCCATCTTGAAATCTTGGAACGTGTAGAACCGGCCTTTGTAATAACGAACATTGTCCATAGTAGCAATCATAACCTGCGGATCAAGAGGGTAGTTCAGGATTTCCATAAAAGCATACATAGGCGAACGCATTAAGGTCCTGGCCGCTCTATTGTATCCGGCACCATACATACGATTTCGGATATTGAATATCCCCATTCTCTCACCTATGACATATAATTTGCTTTTCCTATCTATGTCTCCGGTTTCTGCTATACAAGATGGCGCAAGACGTGAAAACTCAGCCGATGCGTATTTAAGGGAGTCTTTGCTTATATACTGTCCTACGGCAGATTCCATGATGAGGTTGATATGACCTGTTAAGGCGCCGGTAGCTGCCACGAACGGGGACAGTGCCAAGTTCATGACCGACATAAATCTTTCAACAGCCATCATAATTCTTGTAAGGTCTACCGTATATCCTCCGATGTTCACCGTAAGTTTTTTGGTGTTCATCCTAATGCCATAATAATGATCGTTGAAGAAGTCTCTAAACATCTGATATGCTTGAGTCGCTTCAGCTTTCTTCCCGCCTTCAAATTGCTTATTCAGCAACATCTGCTCCAATCCTTGTGCAAGTTCTATAGATTTCTGCTTTTCGTTGTATAACGATGATTGCATCATAAGCATCGAATAAGAGTAGCCAAAATCGTGAGATACATCATCTTGGTTCTCCAATTCATATATGTAGTATTTAGGTATAGACCTAAGTCTGTCTTCCGGATCATATACTTCCCCTTGCCTGGTCTTACCATATAGAGAATCGTCTACTCTGTCCAGGCACAGATCTGATACAAAATTACGAACCGTATTTTTGAAGTTAATACCCAATCCTTCCATACGTTCTATGTCTTGTTTTGATATCTGTGGAATAGCATACAAATTGGGACTCTGCTCTTTGTATAGATCAAGGGATTGTCTTTTTATTTCCTTGAGTTTTTGAATCATATTCCACTGCTCTACGTTTTTAGTAGCAACTTCATTACCGTCAGCATCATACTTGATACCAAAGTCATTGAAATATGATTCATCACGATACAGGCTTTTCTTAGGCATGCGATGACCATACCCATGATCTTTTACATAATCAGGATTACGGCCGCTATTTTCGGCTTCAGATTCAGCCACCCATGCCCTTGCAGGATCGAAAGACAGGTACGATATGTCCATGCCATAATCTTGGGTGGATGTACCGTTTTGTACGTCCTTAACCATCTGCGCCACATCTATCTCACCTCGACCTATTTTGTCGATCATGGCCGCATATCCGGTAGGCGCCATGCGTTTATAGTACGAAAAGACCTGGCTCCTGGCAAATTCATTAACAATAGCATTGGTCTCTTCTATGCCCTCTTCTCTTGTATTATTTAAAAACAAGCTGGCCATCTTAGCATTAACAGCATTCCTGAAATCTCTACCGTCTAATTCTTTGCTTATACCAAGCTTTTCTGACAGGTAGTTGGTTTCAGATACGGTAAACAGATATCGGTTATCAGCAGCCTTAAACAGCTTATCCCTTAAAGCCTGAATCCTTTTTGCTTTCTTCGCCGTAGTATGACGTTGTACGAACTTCCATTCCACTTCCTTGGAGTCAGCAAGAGCATTTAAATAAGACTGATTTACTTCGTTTTCGGCCTTACTGCTTTTAGTAAGGTACTTATCAATATCTTCAAGACCCACCATCTTAGCATAATCTATTAAGATAGCGTAATCAGCTTCAATAGCTTCAGATGCGGCCCTAAAAGCATCTCTTTCAGATGAGGTAAATGTCGCTTCGTTAATTTCTCCGATATCAGCCACATCTCGGTTGTTTCCGATTATTTCCTTGATAATGGCCTTATTTTTTTCTATATCTTTCACAATCGAATCCACGTCAGTCGCATCTCTATCACTTGTCATAGAACTAATGATATCATGCGCCATTTTAAGATACGAAGCCTTGTTATTTGATTCGGTACGTGCCGACTGTTCCGATTCTACATCATTCCAAAACCGATCATTAAATGACAGGTGACCTCCCAACATAAGTGCCTTCAACGCAGCTTCTCCTCCTGACTCGTTCTGAATCGTTCTTAATTTTTGCAAAAACGATTCTGATACGGAATTAGTGGCATTATTTGATTCTTTTCTCCAAACTTCATTTATGGCTTGTATTTCTTTGGCCATCTTAAGTTGGTCGCCGGTTTTTTCAACACGTCTGGTCCCTACATATATGTATTCCGAAGCTGCTTCCTTACGTTGTTTACGAAGCAGTCCTTCTTCTTCGTAGTTACTACTCTTATAGTAGGCAACCTCATCAAAATTACCACCGCTATCAATAAAAGGCTGCCTCAATATCCGTTTTTGCCGGGATAAGGCATTAAGGTATTCTTTGGTTGTTTGAGAAACCGGATGTCCTAATTCTTCTTCAGCCTTTTTGTATATGGATTCCATTCTTGTGGCATAACTTTCGCTAAATTCCAGTTCCGAATTTTCAGCATCCCACTTTTCCATCTGTTCTGTATAAATCTTTTCCTGCTCGATGGTAAAAATATCGGTATTAACTCTATCAGACGATGGTTTGAATTTAGCGTTTTCAGTAACCGTATTTCCATCCTTGTCAACTACTTCTCTTTTAAATACGTAATTACGATTATTGTCAACCACATCACCAATTTCTTCTTCTGATATCTCTATGTTCATGGCAGTCGCAAACGCTCGCATCTGCGCCAGCTTCTTATTACGATCGTATTTAGCCATATCAAGAGCACTACGAAGGTAATTAGAAGTTTTGCCGTCTACTTTCTGAAGCAGTTTTTCAAATTCAGATTTGTTAAAACCATGCTTTTTAGCATATGCCAGGAAGTCGGATATGGCGGGCTGGGCATTCACCATCGCATTGTAATTGTCTTTGGCAATCATAGCTCCAAGAGCGTTATTGAACGGACTGGAAGAATGCTCTAATATACCAAACCACCTACTTATCCAAGAAACATCGTGTTGAACCTTGTCGAAAAATTCTTTTACTCTCTTTACCTTATCTGCCGGCACATGAAGTTCGTTCATTAACTTATCAAGCAACGTACTTTCATCAAGGTCTTGTACTGATTTAATATCAGACTGAATACCATTGATGTCGGCAATGACGGTATTGATCCTATTTGTATAATCCTGCTTTTCACGTTCATCAAATTCGGTACTTCTGTTACGGATATATCCTCGAAGATCGTTCATGATCGGAAGAACCTGATTGTTGATAATATCTACGTTCTTTCGATCATTGGTATTGAAGTGAAGCTTACCGTCTTTGGTATCACCATGAAGGATGGTGTTCACCACATTGCTTAAGTATCTGACCTGAGCTTCGGCTGTGGAGATCATGCTGTTCATGGCAGCCGCCATCTCATTCTTGTCTATCTCGGTCTCTACTTTATTTATCTTATCTTCTATGGTCTTAAGCTGAGCAAGGGTCATAGACGTAGTTACAGCCCTATCAGAGCTTATCTGACGTAAGTCTCTTAATGTTTTTCTTAGCGATCTGATCTTAGACTCAAGAAACTTGTTCTTGTTCATAGAAGAAAGGGAGTATAATGTAAAGTCATTATCCTTTAACAGAGAGGTGTCAAATCCTTTATCTATGTCAGTAATGGCAAGATCACGAATGTTTTTAATAACGTTATTCAAATCTTGTCTTTGGGTTGATAAAGCTGATTTAAGCCAGCTTACTATTCCAGAGAAAAGCCGCCGGACGCGCCCCAGGAAGGAGGTGGGCTCTACCGGCGCCTGTGCTGTGCCGGTCTGCATCTCCCTGGCGAGGATCTTTCCAAGAATTTCTCTCCTAACAGCATTATCAAGCTCAGCTCCTTCATATACCTTACCGTATGTATTATAATACTGACCTGCATACTGGTTCCACTCTTCCGTACCTTCCACATCTTGCAGAACAGCCTCAACAGCATTCTGATCTCTGTATGCCTCTACAAGGAAGTGGGCTGTTTCTTCTACTAAATCAGATAAAGTAGCATCTTCACCAACTGCTATTACGTTATTAGCAATATCCGCCAATGCCTTAGCAGAAGGTTCGTGCCCGTATTTGGTTTGGTACTTCTCTATATAGTCGGTCATACCTATGACACTAACGCCAAGCGTTTTCAGTATCTCGACAATAGAATTTCGTTGGTCACGTTCCTGCCTGCTATAATCTGATACGATCTTAGCTTTAGTATCAGCATAAAGATCGTTATCTTCTAATATGAATGAAACTACAAGCGCATCAAAATGATCGTACTTGGCGTCCAATTCATTGTATCTTCCTGACTTAAGATCGTTCTTTATCTGTTCCCTACTAACCCTTTCCGTTCCTCCGGTGGCGAGTCTCATAGTTACCTTACTGTTATCCAACGAGCTTATGGTTATCATACCTTGGTCGTTCATGGAAACATCGGAACCAAAATGATTACGGAGCTCGGTGTATGATAAGGCTGAATTGAAAAGTCTAATTTGTCCTGTATAACCTTCTCCTGTAAGATAATAGCTTCTTGTTTCAGAATCGAATATCTTAGATCCTGACAAAAGACCTTTCTTTATAAGGTAGTTAATTATCCCGCCTTTTGTTGATAAAGAAGTAGAAGCAGAAGCGGTCATGACCGGTATAAAAGACTTGGGATTATTAAGAACATACTTTCCAGCTTTGTAAGTAATGTCTGCCACGCCATCCACGGTAGATTCTTGAACGGTTCCTGATAAGAATCCTATTCTAATATCATTCCCGCCAGAGCGAAGAGCTTCTCCGTAATCTTCAAATAATTGACTACGATCGTTCATGAAAAACAAACGAGGCTCTCCAGTCTGATACGTTACACCCACAGGATTAGAATCTGTTTCTGGTAGCTCTTCTGGGCTAAATATCTTAAGACCGTCTTTTATAACCATATAATTAACACCCTTATCCTGTACCATAGATACGGGAGTGAAGTCCGAAGATATAGCATCTTGTAGATACTGCCCGGCGTCTATTCCAGGTCCTTCCGGCACGGAAATACTTGAAGGAACCATAGCATCCACCAACATAATATTATCACCCAGATTTTGGCTGTAGAATCCAAAGCCCGATTCTTGGATTTCATAAGGTGCATCTGATTTTGACACAAGAACAGGGTTACTCATCTTAGAAGCCTTATCCAGCACCCTTTCTCTATAGGCTTCCGGAATAAGATCGATGTTGGATTTTACCTTATTATAAGCCGGTTTGTTGATAGGCACTCTCTTTCTCCAGTCGCCAAAATCCTTTAAGAACTTATTAGAAAATACGGTTTTAAAAACAGTAGTAGCCCGTTCCCTGTTCTCCATAAGAGGAATAGATGCTATCTTATCAAACAACATAGACCTGTCCCCTGATCTGGTAGAGACAGAAACAACTTTCTTTTTATTATCTCTTTTAATAATACACGTTGATACCATGATAAAACATTTTTGTTATGAGACAAAGGTAGTTAAAAATAAAGCATATCATAAAAAATAAAGCCACCTAACTTCTCAGTCTGATGGCTTAAAAATAATATGAAAAAAAATTATAATCTGACGAAAAATCGTCAAGTTCAGCTTATATGTAATGCATGTACCCATCTCGGTGTATAAACCTTCCCGATTCAAAGCGCTCAATATCTTCAGGGCAAATAGGGCCCGAATCCTCTCTCCTGGCTTCAAACCAAAGCCCCGGCTTACGAAGTCGGCAAGTTATGATATAATTGAAGCAATTGTGCGTAAAATGGAAAACAGATCCTACTGGGAAATACCTATCAGTTTGAAATACGATTCTTTTTCGTTTAGTATCAAACGTGATATCTCCTACTATCTTAGCCACGTAATAGCTTCTGCCATTTAACGTTTCATCTGTTTGTGGTATCCAATAATAACCTCTTGCCATGCCACAAATATATAAAAAAAGTCGGACAAGACACATGTCCGACTTTATATTACTTTGATTCGTTTTCAAACCGCTTTATAAGAGAAGCAATATCATCACCACAAATAAACATCATTCGACGTTCTTCTTTTGGTTTATGAGACACTGGAATGGTTTTGTTTATCTTAATCTGATTCGCCAGACCTCTGCCTAAACGAATATCAACTTTTTTACCTTTCATGAATTATTTGTTTAAACAGACCAATTCCATCTATTATAATATGACCGCTTTGCATACGACCATTATTAGGATTATGTAGAAAATTGAAACCACTTTCTTTTTCCTGTCTTTCAAAAGAACTGATATCCTTTCCTCTACGGGCTCTTTCAAAAGCTTTCTTGAACAACTTGCCTCTAAAGGTCTTGACGAGGATCTTGGTAGCGTTATTGCCGGCTTTTACCATTGCTTTCCTTGCCTGGTCCTCCGAGACAAAACTGCTTCGGAAAATATACGATGCTGCTGCTTGTATATCTTGTTTAGTAATCATATGACAAACATTTCTTTCAAGATACTATTTTGTATGCTATATATCAATTTCATCCCATCTCTATCATATACGTCAAAAAAGGATTCACTTAAGTTCTTTGGATTTACATTCAGTTGAATTATGCAATTACCGGTATAAACCTTAATTCCGTAATTATCAGAGTATATATCTTGCATAGTCTCAAATGTCTCAATTAAATTTTCAACAAGGACTCTGTTAAATGAAAAAGGTTCTTTACCATTACCTTTAAATGTGATATGATCTAAATTTATGTTGTCAAATTCATACTCTAACTGATTGCCGTCCATCATATTATAAATGATTGACTTTCTGATTATAAATCCCATATTGTTTTATTTTTTAGTTAATACAAATCTTCTGAATACAACTGTTCTCTAATGGCATTCCTATCTACTATCATTTCCTGATTATTGCTCTTAACAAGTTCAGACGCTTCCTCTCTTGTTAGAAACCGGTTCTTGCTCGTCAAAAATCCTTGAACACTGCGGTTTTTATGAGCAATACCATAAGCTGCAAACTGAGAAATGATAGAACAATGTCTCAATCCACAGAACACGGCGCCGGATGGTATATTGGTGGGCTGGTGTGGACGCTTCTTGTTTTGAATACTACCCAAAATGTTCTCTATATAGAGCTGTATTTTATACATACCCATTTCGGTGTGGCCGTATTTGTTCAAGATATTATTGACATCGTATTGTATATTAAAATCTTTTTCAAATTCTACTTCAGGATGATTAGGATAGTAGTAATCTACTGATGCTTCTAACACTGACTTTACGTGTTCTATTATCCTCGCAACATCATCATGTTTAAAAAAATGCTTAAATCTTTCAACGAATTTAATATCTTCGTTGATTGCTGATTCGAACTCTTCTTTTGTCATTACTCTAACCGCATCTTTAAAATCTTTTAATTCCATGATTTGTTTTAAATTAATTGTTACTATACTTTCTTTATCCTACAATACAAACCCCACAAAAACTCAGCGGAGAAACTATCCCATACATTATTCTTCTGCCAAAGTTCTACTTTGTTAACAAACCAAGACCATATGGGACCCTCATATGAAGAATCAGATGATGATCCCAATCCGATTTTCTCCATTTCATTCGCCACATCAGAATAAGGATCTAAATCGACTCCCCTAATCATGTTAATAATATCATCCTTGTCTAACGTAAATTGAAACCGCTCCTTGTTAGTAGGCGGATCTTGATTCAATTTACCAGTCGCAAGCCATTCTCCATCATGATACAATTCGGCAAGTTTCTTTACCTTATTTTTAAGAAAAGAATACTCTTGTATGACTTCTATAAAATCAGCTTCGTTAGCTTTACCTTCTATAAAGATAACGGTTTTGCTTCCAGGTCTATGATCGTCTAAGCTTGCCGGGATTCCTAATATCGTCCATCCTTTAAACTCAGCTATCTTAAAACGCATGACATCAAACACCTTATAAAAATCATCACAATCTACAGATTCTATTACCTTAACATCCTCTTCCGTAAATTTACCTCGTATTGAAATAACATGATGACCAGGGCAGCCATCGGTTCCGAAATATGCGATTCTAACCACGATATTTACAATATTTTAATTTATTTTGCTAAAACATTCATATAACATGGCACATCTACCACATCTCTTCTACGAAGTCCCTTATCAAAATAAGAAACTATATAAGTGTTTTTACCTTCGTGATCAGGCCTGGGATCGAAACATTCAAAAACGAATCTTGTTACACCTTCCAAATGACCAAGCATGAAAACAAATTCGCCACCGTATCTTTTATTAGCTAATTCTTCTACGGTCATAATCTGTCCCCTCCTAATCCTGAATTGATGCTAACGTACTTAACACGGACATCATTTCCACGTCCAAGCTGACCCCAGCCGGGCGATGGCGTTCCCTTGGCCGGAGCAGGGACAGCCCTAAGACGAGACCAGTCCTGCTTTTGCCTCATGGCTTCAGCCTCTTTGTAATACCGGTTACACAGTTCTTGATCTTCGTAACCAACGTAATCTTCCTTATTTTCCATATAGAATACTTTTTCAACAAAAGTACGACATTCATGAATTAATTAGATTTAAAATAAAACAATATGAATTAAAATAAAAACCCGATACGTTAAAATCGCATCGGGCCCGGTATTGAAAAAAAATAGGTTCAGATCTTGGGTAAAGATTCGAGCCAATTTTTAACATCTTCATATTTAGGGTCTTTGTATATTCTATCTTTCAGTTCATGCAATGCTGAGTCCATAACCGTATTCGGTACGCCAATCAACTCTCCTATTAAATACAATGGGGTTTTATTCGATTTAGATTCGTGTGCTATATTCATATCCAAAAAAAAGTTATGTGAAACAAACCGGCCACGGGTATTCTATTGCCCGCCGACCGGTATAATATTTTTATTCCTTTTTTTCCAAACGGGAAAAACGGGAATGCGGGAATCATATTTTTTACTATGGCTCCCGCACCACCGTTAGCCCCGGCTCCATCTAAAAGGACGATTTTATCACCACCCATAATTTTATAGTATTTAATTGTTAAACATATGTGCATGAAGCACGTAACAAAGATCATGATTGCAGGGTGGAATATGGGTGTGTTTATTTCCTATAGAAGAGAAGTATTTTCAGAAAAATAAGAAGAGATGAGTAAATATCACCATAGACTCATCTCTTAATCACTTTTTATTGTAATAAAATTCAAGCCATGTCACACAACTTGAATTTATATTTATCAATTATATCATTCAAATCGCAATCTGATAAGTTGAACCATTCTCTGTATATCCCTTTGATATCAAATCTTGCATGAAGCTCGCTCTCTATATCTTTATTCACATAAGCTATTAATGTTAAGTTATCTTCTACAATAGACAACCCAGATAGCCTTCTTTTTACATCAGAGCTTTTACCTATTTTATAAAAACCATTATTATTATTTCTTATTATATATGTAAAATATTTTATACATTTTTTATTATACCTATCGATAGATCTATGTATTATATCTAATACCCGATCGTCATTTTTAATATTACAACAATCAAATATATCATAAATAAAATCTTTAAATAAAGATCTATCACACTTCATATAGATGATACACAGAATCGATTTGGGGAATAAATAATAGTCATGCCTAAATACATGACTATTATTATCTATTATTTGTTCTCCATTATTATCATATCTATATGATATATAATCTATTCCATCCTTAAAATTAAAAGATGATATTACATCCTTAATCCAATGTTTAAAATCATACTTACATTCTAACAATTTATGAACATGTTTTGCGTCAATCATTTTTCTGTCGTTTATTAACACAAAAGGAATACAAGTATTATCCATAATAAAAAAAAATAGGCCCAAAAGAGAATGTCAGATCCCACTATGACAAACCCTAATGAGCCAAAAATATCTTTCAACATCAAACAACCAGAGGTGGGATCTCGTTGTTCATTGTTTCTGGGACAAAGATAGGAACAGGATTTTAAATAGCAAATATTTTAATACTTTTTAAATCAAACCAGGGCCCGCATCACTGCGAACCCTGATCTACACTAATCTAAACTAATACCATGAAAAACTTAAATCTAAAAACTAAAGAACACACAAATGTAGGAAAATGTATGCCTTTCACAAAGAATCTGTATCCTGTTCTTTTGTGTGATTCAAGACATGGGATATAGTTCTGATACTTAATCCGGTTTGATTTTGTATCAGATTATAAATATAGGATTTTGAAACTACAGTTCTTAATTGACCTAAATCATTCATAATGTTTTTATACATAAGATGAATGCTGTTGTTACGTTTGATGGTACTGATTCTCATTTCCTACTGTTATTAGTTACGTTCGGTTCTTACTTTTTCCTTATTTCCATAATCCCTTCCTGAAACTAATATTGCAAACTTAATAAAAATAATTCATAAACAATGAAAATCTAACTTTTCTTGTATGTTATTGATATACGTACATATATGAGAAAAGTGAGACTTTCACAAGCCTCACTTCCCAAATTACAACTATGAAAAAACTATATATATGTATACAAAAATTACCTGCATTCCAATTTATTAAGATCATCCAATTCAGACTTGCTTACGGTCATGTCTTGCGTCAAGCCAGATCTGTTTTGGTATGGAGCGTAATCAGTTTCTACCGTCTTAGCCTTCTGGGTAGAATCGTATTTCACCTCCGATTCGGTTCCTGTCAGATTTTGGTAGATAGAGCCGGAACTACTCTCGCTTACTTTAGACCATATCTTATTACCTACTCTTATAAAATTATCATAAATACCTTCTGCTGTTATAACACCATCTTGCTCTACGATATTAGAACCCGATTTTTCTTTTAACAAATACGGGTGCCTGGTGTAAAAATAGTGTTCAAAATCATTCCCAGCATACGAAGGGTCATACCTCTCCAAATAAAACAATTCTGATAAAGAAGGGTCGGTACTGGTCATGCTATAATCAAACAACATCAACCTGTCTTTTCCAGATAAAGATAATTCTATTGATTTCAAAATATCAGGATCATCAGAAATAAGACCCAAAGATGGACCAGGTTTGAAGTCAAGATACTTATAGGCGTTATCATATAATTTTGTTTTATGGAGTTTGTTGTCAAGGTAAGATTGGTATAAATCGAATAAGGATAATGGGTTTTCGCTATCTTGTTTTTTGTTCATGTATCGACTATACTCCCGATCCACATCCACGTAAGGAACGTCAAGTACCGCCGGGTGTCCAAACGCCATCCTGGTCATTATCATGTCCTCTGTGTTCTGAGAATCCATGAACGATCTGACGTATTTTTTAATGGAATCCATGAGCGTATTATTATCTACGTTCCGTACTTTCTCTTTATCCAAAACGCCGTTCTTAAAACAAGATTCAGGATATATTTTAGTAGAAAAATGAGTTAGGTTGTACTTGGCTAACACTGTTGATATTTGATACATCTCGTTAATATCATCTTTGCTGATCCTTTGATATAGATTATCTCCTACCTTAAGCAATGAATGTTTCTCAAATGCCTCTACTGGGTCTATATCGGATTCAGAATAAACGATATTCAAATTATCCATATACTCCGGTAATAATCCAAAATAATAATCTGTGCTATCACCAAGAACATCATCTATAGAAGATGCCAGCGTTGGAGCATAATTTACATCATTATGCCTGGCCACATAAATATCAAGATCCAGCATCAAATTATCTATCTTATTCAAAGATTCTTCTGTGCCATCATAAGTTTCCGATGTCCCTATTATATCTATGCCAAACCACGTACAAGCCTCTTCTATATCCCATATCATGCTTCTTAAGTCGGATTCGGTGTCGGCATTAGCCCTATGTAAATAAGCTGATATACGAGCTCTTAGGAACTCTATTTTGCCGGAATTGTAATAAGACAGATCTTGTAGCTTAGACAAGGATCTTCTCTTGCCTTCTACCACATCATCCCCTTCTATGTTTATTACCGGAATCTTATTCGTAGATGAGAACTCATCAAACATAGATTCGGCAAATTCTTTATCAGAAACGAATTTCTCAACCAGTTCAGGGTATGAGTTTCTCAACGATTCAAAAGCAGATGAAAATTCAGAAAAGTTTTTTATGCCGGCTACTGTTTTGCCCATAGCCCAATAAAGCTCAGAAGGATTATATGGTACTTTTTTACCAAATTGGTTAAACACTCCCTCCTTGTAAACAATAGGACCATACTGATAATCAATAGACATAAAATAATTATCTTTTTCCCTATCATGTTCGTTAATAGAAGAATCTATTAACTTTCTCATGGAAGTCGAAACCTCGTTTAAAACAGAAGGATCGGATAAAATACGACTTATTTCTGTTTCATCATACAAACCGGATCTCCTTAATTTCTGCTCATTCAGTATCAAACTGCCATCTACATAAAAATCGAAGAGAATAGCATTAGACAATGAAGACGCATTGAAAAAATAATGAGTAGACAAAAGGAAATCCCTTACATCCTTAATGTCCTGAGCCGTTAAAGGATCAGCAAAATAAGTCTGACGCTTCATATACGACAGCACATCTTCTAAAAGAGGTTCGCCATTGGGATCGGTGTTAAACATCTCCCCTGGAGCCGGGTTATTCCAATGACCGTAATACGACAAAAAACCAGGAGTGTAAGCCTTAGCCCATACCTGAAGAGCCCGCTCGCTGTTTCCTAATACCTTTAAAGCACTTTCGTAAAGAACGGAAGGCTCCCCGTTAGGAGCCTTAACCCGTTTTATTTCATTTTCCTTTTTTTCTATCTGACATTTGACTCCCATGTTATGAAAAATATTAAATTCAATAAAATCTATTACATTTCTTTATAAGTTTCGGAATGTACCTTCTTAACAAAATACATTCGTAATCCTTACCGGGTTAAACAATAACCCTCTATCGATTATCCTACGAATTGATTCACAAGAATCACCGACTACTTTTCTCATAATGTTTAATGCTCCATTTACATCGGCATTAATGAGCTTTCCTGTAGAGGATTGAAATAATCCTCGTTTTCTCCTTTTTCCTAAATAATTTTCATGTTTTCCTATCTTCTCAAATGCAAGAGAATCACATTTTGAAGTATATGATTCTTCATTGATAACTATTTCAATACCAGCTAATTCACATTTGTATTCTAAGTAACTAACTAATCTCGCAAAAGGGATTTGGGTAAACTTTTGGTTATTCTTTTTACCTATATTTACATTTTGTTTCCATCCCTTGTTATAGCCTACAACTAATTTTGTTATCTTGGAATCGATAAGTAAATCAACTATCTTTCTACTGATTTTATGAAAGACATCTTCTATGTACTGTTCTCTATCATAATATAATTTCTTTATTCGTTTTGTTGTTCCTTTTATCTTTTGTAAATCCTTTATGCTATTTAATTTAGCAAGTGTTTTATTAAATCCCTGATTATATGATTTAACAAAATTACCGCTAAAAAGATAGGTAAAATCTTCACTAACTAATGTTACAAAATTGTCTATTCCTAAATCAATTGAAGCAATCTTCTCTTCTCTACCTTTAGACACTTCAGCATCTTTTACCTCATAAATGATTTCTATTTTATATCCACATGATGATGGTTTTATTCTAATCTGTTTGAAATCTTTTATCAAATCAGAATACTTCTCATATTGAGGAATGGGTATTGAAATATCTTTTGATAGGATTATTTTCCCATCTTTTATTTTGCAACTCTGGCTCGTGTAATACAAATTGAACTCAGAACCTCTCTTTTTGTAATTTGGAAGACCAGGTTTTTCCTTATACTTAGTTGGATGTTTTTTGTAATCTTGGACCGTTTTGTAATAACTTTTAATGTTTTTATCAATAATACGAAGAACTTGTTGAGAACATTGCGCTTTTAATAATTTGTAATTGATATTCCCATCCAAGTTCTTAGTATTCTTCATGATAGTATCAAGTTCAAAATAAGATAACCACTTATCTTCTTTAGAAAGTGTTTCTCTGAAAATATATAACGCCTGATTGTACAAGTTATTGCTAATCTTGCACAAAGATGATATATTTTCATTCTGACCTATGTTGAACTTATATACTAATCTCATGATTTTTAATACATTAAATGCTGTTTACAAATCATACATCTAAGATACGAATTACATTTGTATTACAGAATAGAATCTATTATTTTTAATGTTATTTTGCACCATAGTGATAAATATTTTGGACAAAGGTATTATAAAAAATAGAAATTATGAAACTTCTATTTCATAATACGAAGCCTTTGTTTCAACTATTAATCTTCCCTCTCCTTCGAACTCAACACTATTACCTCCTGGACCAGTAACAAAAGGGAAATCAGATACGGATGTTACATAATCTTTATCACCACCAGAAAAAGACTGACTTTTACTTTGTTTGTAATTGATAGTCAATTGTGTTTTACCTATCTGAAGAGTTCCAGATAAATTTTTAGTATAAGTAGTGGTAGTTGTAATATCCCCATTTTTATAACAATACATTATAAAGGTGGTAACCGGACTCTTTTTTATATTACTATCCGGACCTGCATGATAAGATTCATTTCCTCCAAATATGCTACTAATGTGACAATAGGGACCGACTCGTTTACTTGAAGTTTTAGCCTTATCCTCGACTCCTTTCAAAGATATAGTAACCTTACTCTTGTATTCAATATCCTTCCAATTACAGACTCCTTCACTTACGTTTCCAACAAACCTGTCATCATCATAAACCTCTATATTCCCCTGCTGATTGGTCTTCAACTGGTACTGAACAAGACCTGAAATATCTTCGTATCTCCTTCTCATACTCAACACTCCTTATTTAACTCATTTATCGAATCCGAATTATCAGAACCTTCTACAAGATTCTTATTCCTATCTATCTCTTCCTGGCTCATGTTACTTATCATATTTTGTATTTTTCTACCAGATTGAAATAAAGAGCGGATGAATGCGCTGGAACTTATCTTAACTCCAAGATCCGGTTTTGCCCTAAACGCTTCACCGGTGTTGATATTGTACATATCATATAATCCAGTGTTCATATAGAACTTATATACCCAATTTCCGCCGGCTTTCTTGTATCCTAACCTGGTAAGATCAGCCACACTCATGCCGAATCTGATTCCGTTTCGAGCCATGATCTTATCTGGTATCTGTTCTACCTTCGCCGGCACCGTCTCGTAAGCCCCGTCGCCTCCATACAAGAAAGACCGGACTGTTACCCTGGGAACCTGCACCTGGCTTTCTTCGGACATCTGTTGTTCGTTTGATACCGGTTTAGGCTTATCTACCCTTCCTTCGACAAGTCCAGGTAATTCGACATCTCCTTCAGCTTTTCCATCGCTTCCGGATTGTCCTTCTCTTTCTCCATCTCCCTTTTTATCGCCATCTTCCTCAGTGCGTACTGCACCGCCTTCTGCACTTCCTTCTTTTCCATCATTTAAAATATTATCTGATTCTGACTCTATAGACTCCACGACAGCATCATACTCTGGTATGCCGCTAAGGAAATCTGCTACGTTATTCAAAAACTCTATTTTTTCCTCGTTTGTCATATCAAGGCTTTCCACGGGCTCCCATATGGCAGGCAAGTTGTTTGATTTTATTGCAGTAGAAACATCTTCTACAGTTTTATTATCCACCGTAGGCAAAACTTTAGAAACCAAACTATTGATATCAGATTCCATTTTTTCTACTTCCTCTTTTGTGCCATATTCTTTTAGGGTATCCATGCCATTGACTCTAAGAGAATAATTTAAAGCCTTACTTGGAACAAAATTAATATATTTCAAAAAGTTTTTCAACTCTGATATAATTTGTTCGTCAGATCTTGGCCCAACATAATCAACCACCACCTGATCTGTTTGAGAACGAAGCCAAGAAACGTATTCTTCTAAGGTCTTACCACCTTTACTGGAAGGAGTGGATATTTTATCACCTACTGTTCCTTTAGGTTCTAATCCCATTTCCTCCTTAAGACTTTTAGGATTACCTCTCTCACGAAGAAACCTCAAATCACCTCCTACAATCTTTCTTGCTATAAAATCAAAAATATTAGCATAAGACGGCAATCCTTCTTTTTCTATATGAGATTCTATTTCGTTTAACATAAGAGAGAAGTTTTTCCTGGAGGTACGCTTCTTGCCAGGTAAAGACTGTGCAGCTTGTGCCGCAGGAGCCGGCTGAGCTAATGGCGCCGGCTGAATCTCCCGGGCAGTCCCTTCCTCTGGCATTTCCTCTTCATAAACATCCACGTCTTCTTTAGAAGTAACGGTCTTACCCTCATCAGAGAAAGGAAGATCATCCTCTATAAGTGATTTAGGTCTGGAAGATGATTTACCAAACTGGATCCTGATCTTAGGAGCAACAAACATCTCACCTTCGAAATCTATTCCAGATTCTACTTCAGACGTCACAATGTCTTTCACACTCCTACTTCCATCTTCTACCCACTTAACAACATCAGGAACTGTAGATAATTCTTCTATAGCCTCACGAGCTTTTCTAAGACCTGAAATAGGATTCAAATACGATACTTGATACGAAGCCGGATCAAGACCTAACTTGGTTAGATACGCATTAAGATCTTGTATGTCATCTTGACCCATCTGTAGCAATTCAGAATCACCAGATTCAAGCAGCATATCTATAAAAGACATCCATTTCCGCCCTTCCTCTGATTCCACAGAACGTAGGCTAACTGGGAAAAGATAATTAAGACCGTTTTTACCTTTGATGACAACTACCGGAACTCTTACATTTTTGTAATTATTCCCCTTGTCATTTAATATAGAATAAGCAAATGGGAAGCCTGTGTATTTAGATCCGTTCTTAAGCACGACTTTGCCATTTAATACATATCCGACATCAGATACTTTTTCAGCACCTTTTTCGGTAATAGGGAGATTTTCTACCTGGCCATATCCTTGACCGTTCACCTTCATGTTAAACACCGGTCTTCCGGGAAGGGTCTGGGCAACAACATGCGTGCCGACGCCGATGGTAGCCGACCGGCCGGCGTCCTTCTTCCACTTGTTAAAAGCCGTTCTTCTTATCTTACTTATACCATCTATGCCTCCTGTATCAGCTTTTACAACAGAAACGAATCTGTTCCCACTCATGACCTTGATAACCATATTGGACACCAGTTTATTTTCAGCAGATTCTATTCTTTTTTTATCGCCAGACTGAACAGCGTCATTGTATTCGGTAAAAAGAGACTGATTATAAGTATCATTTACATCTATTTCGAGATTAACCTTATCTCCTTTTTTCAAAGAAGATAATGCTTCCTGATCTATTTTATCTACCTCATTCTCTCCGAATCCGACACCCGTTCTGTACGGAACCAACTCATCTGAATCAAGACGCTTATAAACCAAAGAATAGGAATTACCCACGTCCTGAATAGACACGTCTGTGTAACGGTTAAGAACACGAGCCGACTCTTTGTCTATAGACCATCTCGCATGATAAGGCAGTTCAATTATAGTAGCCGTTTCCCCACCTATGTTAAGAGAATACCTTTTAGTGCCATTAGCGTTCGTTTCAGAGCTTATTTGAATAGGAACCAATGATTTTATAGAAGATATAAATTTATCGGCTCTAAGACCCGCAATTTCATACCTTTCATTGCCGTCATTGGATATTCTTCTAACCATCAACGTCTCTGGATTCTGGGCGCTATCTATGTTAGCTCCCGGTGTATTGTCAGATTCGTCTAATTCATTTACAAGAGAATCTATATTAGCATCATCCTCTCCAAAATTACTTAACGTAGATTCGGAAATACGACCTTTATCAATAATCCTGTTTTGTTCAATATAAGGAAGGAGATCTGTGATGTTTCCAACCTGACCAAGATCTTCTATGGTAAATACCGAATCAGCAAGCTTATCTTCGTCAACCTTCTCCCCTTTATCCCGTCTGTTCATTATATCAACATACGAAGAAATAGCATCATCAAGTTCCTTCCTTTGATCTGGTTCTAAATTGGATTTAGCCATATCAATAATAGCTTTATTATCCTCATACACAGATCTCGGACTTGTAAGCCTATCAGCCTTCTCAGATAATGATTTTATGAGATTAACAGGACTGTCACCCAAAGACGATACATAATCATCAAAATCTTGTTTGTATTTATCATACACATCTTTTTCTCTCGCAGTAAGAAGATCGGCATTACCTGTATATAGTTTATCAATTATAGACTGCCTTACGGCCGGAACCATAATAGGATTGTCCATCGCAGCCTCATAATCTTCATCCGATACAGACTCCGTAAGCGGTGACTCTTTTATATCATCTTCTGCTTCCTTCATCCTATCTTCCCTTACTTTATCAAGAGCATGCATAAAAGCCTTGATAGTCCAAGCTTCGTCTTCCGAAATCTTACCTTCTGACACAGCTTGATCTACTACCTCATCAGTATCATATTCACCAACTTTATTAGGCTCTGCAAAATCAGGAACCTTATCATCCCCCTTATAAGGAGTAGACCATAGAGAAGACAGCGCTTTTGAAAAACCCCTGTTTTCCTCAGCTAAGAATCTTTTATCAAGCATCTTGGACAAGAAGTTATTCATATTCCTATAGTCCATCAAACTCCTTCGGTATTCATTTACCAAGGATCTCATGGCTTTGTCTTTGGCTGTAAACTTCTTTTCCTGTCTTGATTTTACATTAAAATAATCATCAAAAGCCACAAGCGTATCATAGGCTTCTATCACATCTTGTGAACTTATGGGAGAAAGAGGAGAAGATAAAACAGATTCGGTTTTACTTACCAGCTCTTCTATCGAAAACTCTTTTCCTATTAACGTTGATAACTCAGACAACGAATTGTTATAATTGGTTCTAAGGCTTTCCAATTCTTTGGTTTTTCGTTGTATGGATTCAGCTTGTGGATCTTTCCCATCTACGTTACGAGGGCGGGTAGCAAGATCTTCTATTTCGGATTCAAGTTCTTCTATCCTTGACCGTATGCCACGGATAGCCATCGCCCGCTCCCTTGCTCTGTCCGACAGCCGGGAGAACGTACTTAGCGCATCTGCCACGCGAGGCTGTCCTGAAAGCGTTTCTATGACAGAAGCTATGTCTTTCATTCTTGATTCTGATTGAAGACCAAGGAAGGCATTACGAGCCACGTATTTTCTAAATTCAATCTTAGAGTCATCACCTATAAGATCTTCGGCAAAACTCTGGGCAGATCTGAAATCCGAAAGACGATTATTATAATTATCAATAATAGAATCCTTGTATTTCTTTGCCTCTTCCAAAGACATTCCGTTGGCTTCGGCTATTTCCGAAATAGGCATCATATCAACCATCTGCCTGAAATTTTCAGCCGAATCCTCTAAGGTTCCCATTTGGTTGTCAATCGACATCTTTTCAAACATTGCATCATCAAGCTCCTTACCAGTCATAGACTGAGCATCGGAACGAACTTGAGGCCCTAAACTCATTGACTTTTTCAACGTATTCAAAGCCGCCGTGTTAAGATTAGAAGATGCTTTGTTATATTCATTCACTTGCCTTTCCAGCAATATCTGATTATTACTATACTCTTTCACCCCAAAAAAGCCTTCCCTCATACCGAACAAAGAACCGATAATAGCACCGATTCCTATTTCAGTCCATCCTTCTTTAGACGTATATTGCTTTTTAAATCCTTCAGAAATAGCATCAAGAACATCAACGGCTCCGTTCATGGCGACATTATCATATCTTGACTTAACATATTCCTCAGCCGTATTCTGGACAGCACCTTGAGATCCTTCTTCCCATAAGCCTTCAGATACCGGTCTTTTCATGATATTGAAAACATTGCCTGCTATCTTCTGTCCTATATTGGGATTGGTTATTTTAATAGCCATCTCTCCCGGCTTCGCAACTTCCGTCCCTAATCCAAATAAATGCTTGTTGAGCTTCTTTTCCAAACCAGGTATAGCCTTGCCTCCTAACCCTATATACTTACCAAAAAGAAGCCAGTTGGATAATCCTACTATACCCATATTGGCGGCAAATATAGCACTACCTACATCAGCATTAGAATTACGAAAAACAGCCATTTCCTCTGCATTGGGATCACGACCATAAATCTTACGATAATAATCCTTGAAATCAGACTCGGATTGCTTCATAAAAGAATTTGCTTCAACCGATGACTCGAATCCGGCACTGGTAGCCAGCAACGTCATGGTCTTAGCCGCCTCCCCTACATTTCTTCCGGTGGCAACTCCTTTTCTTACATAGTCGTTAAACACGCTTTTAAGGCTTCCTATGCCCCTATTGGCAGCTTGCCTTGCTGCCAACTTAGCTCCGATTCTTCCACCTAATTTAGCGCCTATATTACCCAATGATCCAACTCCAAGTCCTCCGGTCATGTACGCTGATATCATGGCTCCTACGGTAAAAGACATACCATTACCAAGGACGTCATTCCACAAGAAATTACCGGTATCCTTAAAAAGCTTCTGACCAAAATTATAATCTTCTACCTCTTTCTTGTAATAATGGGGAAGAAGCATGTCTATTTGCTGGTCAAGATCACCTACAAACTTATCCATGTTAGTGTTTAACGCAGCTTTGTAACTTCCCTCAGATGCCATATTGATAAGTTTGTCAGGCAATGACACAACTCCTTGTGCGCCGTACAATGCAGACTTTAAAGCGAATTTGCCTACACCATTCCAAAACTTACTCCATCCGCTCTGTCTCCTGGCATAATAATCTTCATTGTTTATACCCGGAATATAGTTAGAATATTTTGTACGCCATACCCCATCATTACCCATCTGATGACTTTCACGGATACTTACCTTCGGTCCATAGGGATTAAGAGGCGGCGGGGCAGGTGTAGCCCCCCTGTAGCTGTTACGAGCCAGTGCCTCTGAGTAGCTGTTGCTTATCTCCTTGGCTATATACGGTTCTTCGTATTCGGCAGCAGCTATCCTTGATGCGTAATCCGGAAATTTAGGTTGGGCATACACACCTTCACCAGGCATATAATTAGGAACCAGAGGCGTTGTCGTCTCTGGCAATGTAGCCGGAGTGTAATTCTCTTCTTCGGCTAATTTCCTTTGCCTTGCCACATCTTCGTAAGTGGTTTTAGCAGCAGGATTATATCTATCTATATTATTGTCAGCCATAAATTTTCTGCAAAAAATCGTTCAACTTACTAAACTTGTCATTCATATTGGGCGTGATATTTATTCCTCTCATATACGGATCCCTCATCTGATCAAGACGTTCTTGAACAGCCTCCTTCACGTATTTTACAAAGAAGTACTGAGGACACTTCTGGTGAATGCTATTCCAGTAATCCGCATACTCATCATTACCTGGATCCAAAGGAACAAAATCCGAGAACAACAATGCAGGATTTTTAGAATTTTTAGTCCTTTTGTCATAGAAATTGACCGCTACCTCTCTCGAACCCCTGTCATCCATTCCTTCCAACTGAACTGATATGTTATCAGACATGTCAATAAAATTATCAACAAGGGTTTTAACAACATTCATTTCTTCTGGCTTAAGGTAAGAACCATGAACCTTTACTATATCATAAAGATCATTCTTAACATCAGCCTTAGAAGCCAAACGGGGAAGACCATTACGTATAAGATACTTATCATAAGAATAACCTTCCTTCTTTCCGGTATCTACAAAATCACAGGTTCCAAAACTTGATTTGTAACCATCCACCGGATAATTACGCTCCTCGACAGAAGGATCTATACCCGCCTTAAGAAGCTCGTCATTCGTAATCTCAACCCTTTCTGTAACATAAGAATTTTTACCGGAACCTACTTGAGCAGTCAAGAATCTTCTAACAGTGCCATTATCTATCTCGGCATCCATATTAATGGCATTAATAGCAGTAGGATCCAGATTATCTACCTTTCCTGCCATATAACCAGACAATCTTCTAAACTGAGCCTTCTGCAAAGACTTTTCCGGCGAATCGGCATTCCAATTGTATCTTTTGTAAGAATCAAGGTAATAATACTGAGATAACTTATCAGAAATCTGATCGGGAGATACAGACATTTTTATCTCATCCTGCATCTGACTTGCTATCATATCAGACACTCTACTGTTTTTCTCAGCATATCTTAGCTGGGTAATAGTTAATGGTTCACCTTCCTGATAATCTTTTAAATCTATATCACCATCCTTATCTATGGTCATATAATCAGATATATTAAAATCAGGATCGCCATTGAGTTTCTTCATTCCATTAATAAGAGCCAATGTGCCAGTAGGAGAACCATTATTCTCGCTTATAATAGCATTAGATATGTTTTTCCCCAACTTGCCGGCACTCACCTTAGCTCCTAATGACGGAAATATAGCACTAAGAATATCTATTCCTCTTGAAGGGTCCATCATGTATTCTCTGAACCCTACGGCATCAGATACACCAGTTGTTATGGCTGTGGCGAGTAGGAAGGCTCCAGCCTTATCATCTGTATCGGTAAGATTTATAAAAGAATCTCCTTTCATAAACTTAGCATTACGAACTTTACTGATAATATCCTTATTTTTTTTAGTAACTATATTATCTATTTGATAATCAGTTATGTTATTTATAGCCTTTGTAGCTCTATTTGCCTTAGAATCAGAAAGAAGTAAAGCATCATAAGCTTCAGACAATCTGTTATTTCCTTGTCCAAAATATCCGTTTTTCTGACCTCCATTATTTTTTAAATAAGAATATATCCGTTCTTCAGGAGTCATATTAGCATACAATCCTGGGTCAGTTTTTTCTTCTTCGTATGATGCTGCAACGATATTACTTCTGTCTGTAGGAGATAATGAATTATATAATTTCAATAAATTTGCTCTACGCTCTGTGGAAGAAGATGTGAGTTGTTCATAAGGGATATTAGCCAAATTAACAGATCCTATCTTACCCGTTCCAGAATTGATAGCCGTAGGCCCGTCCATAGGAGCCATCGGCACTCCTACACCGCCTGCTCCTCTTGTGCCTCCGGATGAGCTTTCAGTGCCCATCTTGGAACCGTAAGTACGCATGTATTCGGTTTCAATCTTAGCCTGTGCAAGTTGCTCTTTTGCCAACGATATTTCAACCATAGACTTAGCATTATCAGTCAAAAACTTTTGCTGAGCCCTATCCTCTGCCAACCTTGCAAAATAAAGATCATCTTTCTTCCTTTCAAAACTTGTATTGTCGTATCTCCATGCATCAGTCATCTTATCGAAAAGATTATTGGTAACAACAAAATTAGCAGCCGCTACCGGATCTGATGAAGCTATTATCATATCTGCCTCCCTCTTGGCTTCTGCTTTCTGATTTTTAGCTTCCTGTATCTGACTGTCAATACGATCAATAATATCCTTATTATCCCCTACTGATTTCTTTTTTGCTTCCAATGCTCCTATGTGCCTATCGTATCTTTCGACATAAGACCCAATGTATTGACTAACCAAATCCGGATTACTGAACACCGGATTGGTAGCTGCCATGTATGATGCTTCTATTCTCATCTGATTCCTCATGTTTTCAGATAAGTTAGCAGACACAAAATTCCTTATCTGGGAATCAGTAAGCTCATCTACGTTGACTTCTATGATTCCACCAGTAGGATTACCTTTAACATCATATTCTGTTGTCTGAATCTTCTTGCCTTCGTTGTTTTTCCTAAAATCACTGACCAGCTTATTTATCTCCTTAGTATAATCGACATAAGGAGAATAATGAAGACCTCCCAACCTTGATCCTGCTTTACCATCTGACCTCCATTTGTAATAAGGGTCCAAAGCATGCCATTCATTAATAGGAGAATAAAGTTCAGGATGATTCTGTTTTATAGATTCTATTTCCTTCATAACCCTCTTACCCTCTTTTGTGCCGGCAATCGCGTTAATGACCGTATCATCTAACACCGAACTTATCTCTCCTTGTATGGCTCTCGTAACACCATCAGAAGAAAGATCTACGCCTTTGAATTTTTGATTGATGTTAGCAATCACACCTGACATCTTATCCTCCATATAAGCGCGGGCTTCAGGTTTATCTATCTCTTGACCCATAAGGTAATCTACCTGGGTATAGATCTTTTCACGAGCAGCATCAACCTTCTGCTGTTTGTACATCATGACGTCCTTAACAAGATCTATGTTGTAAGGACTAACATACGGGGCATATTGCCTTAAAATACTATACTGTGAAGCCATCAGCTATTTCTCCTTCTCTTTTTATATTTATCTTCTTCATCATCCTCCAAGCTCTTCAAATAAGGTGTAGAATAATCACCCATATTCATCACATCCTGATTGCCTTGAACGTAAATAATTTGACCACTTGGAAGCATTCTCATATTCGGAGCTATGGATGCTATGGTATTTAATGAAGTTCGAACATTAAACTTATTCTGTATCTCGCTGTTTATACTGTCATAATAACGAGCAAGATTTTCATCCCTTATAGCCATAGCTTTCAACAACCCAGATTCATAACGTTGCCTTTCTGCTATGTTCTTATCGTCTGTCTGAACATAAGCCATTTCATTGAATCTATCAGCTTCGTTTATTTGCCTTGCGTTATTGAAATTTACTTCGTTAATGTACTTGGCTATATTGCTTCCGGCTATGGCGTTCATATTAGCCAGAATAGCGGAGCGCTGGGAGTCGGGCACGTCACCTACTGCGTCCAACTGAGCCGATGTCGCGCGGTTGAGCTCGTTGATATACTGATCAGCAGATTGAAGAACCGGATCTATTCTCGGAGCCTGATGTCTTTCCAGACCTTCTATCTCCAAGCCTGTATCGAGCGTTCTCAGCATTTCCGGGAAGATAGGACCGAACGCCTCCGGTCTGCCCTGTCCTTTAGGTCCGTTGTCTTCAACCACCTCCTCTGTATCGGTGTCGGTTGCAGTCGTAGGCGTACTTGCTTTCGGTTTTACCTCTATCCTTCCAGGAGATCCAATCTTAGGCGGTGTAAGGCCTGGTGCTATGGGACCGGCCTCAATAGGCTTCATTTCTGGTTTAACAGACTCAAGAACGAAGTCTATTTCCGGCATTAACCCACTATCTCTTAAAGCAACAAACTTATTATAATCGGAGCCCAGAATCTTCTTAGCGGCATCAGATTTATCACCAAATAAGTCAACATAATTCTTTATTCCTTTTTCGTTTAACAATCTTTTTTGCTCTGCCGAAACAACGTCCAACCCATAATAAGAACGAGTAGCTGTTGTCTGACCAAACTTATCATCTACGGCAAATGAATTATAAGCCTGATTCCCTCCGTAGCTTCCGGCGTCCTGGCCCCAGAATCCGTATTCATCTCTGAATTTCTTGGCTGCATCAGCATTCGTAATAGCGCCTACATCAGCTAACGCCCACAATGCATTTAGTTGCCTGTTGTATCCTTTCTGGAAACCTTCTGTATCAAAATCACCATCCATATTGTACTTGTTAGCCCATCGGTTTACGTCGAGCAAATTAGATACTGCCTTATCATTTACCCTGCCGTATCCTAAATTGCTTCTATGTTGGAGATTCTGGTTGGCATTGACACTGGAATCAGGATTAAGAATCTGCTCACGACCACTAACATCAGATACAGTCATATTAAGAGTTCGTCCAAATAACTGATTGATAAGCTTATTGTAGCCGATAGCATTCTTTCTAAGCTCCTCCAGCTCCTTCTGAGTAGGTCCACCTTCAGCCATTTTTCTGGTTTGCTTAACATACTCGTCATATATCCAGTTCTTAGCATCTGATTCTGCAATATTAAAAGCCTTAGCTTGTTTCTTTACCTGATTCAGATCAACAACCCCGCCATCCCTGAAAAAAGCATCCATCTTCTCGTTACGCTTAGATTCTTCCTGTTTGCCATAAACGATTTCAGCGAAAGAACGAAATTGTGCTTCAAGCTCGTCTATCTCTTTCTGGTTTTCATTGACGTACTTGGAAAGAATAGAAGCATTAAGATTAGATGTGTTTTTGTCTTTTACATCTTCATTTTTCTCTAATCTCTTATATACACGCTCCTGATCTTCGTACTTATCAGACAAACCAATCTTCTTCTTATATCGATCAAGGAGTGTAGCATACGTATCTTTTGACGTTGCCTTAATACCATAATTTTCTCTAACGTAAGAGGCAAACTCATCATCTATCTTACGATAATCGGAAACAATATAAGCCTCTGGCAAATCAACCGGAGTGCCACCATTTTCATGTCTGTTTCCTTTGGCTTCCATAGGCCCTACGGAGTCAGGAGTCAGCACGTACTCGCCTTTCTCTATCTCTACATTCGCAGCATCTTCCATAGACTTGGGAAGAGGATAAATATATTCGCCGGTCATATCAGACGTATCCATCTTCTGACCGTTACCTAAATTCACGCCACCACCTTCACGTTCCCACTTGATGAATTGCTGACGACGCTCCTTGGCAAGTTTTTCCCTCGCTGCCTGCTCGTCTCTGCTGGCTGCATACGCAGCAGATGAAGCTCCCATGATATTACGGGTAAGACCTAATCCTAAACTAACACCAGACAAGGCAGCTTGAGCCACATTAGCACCGACCTTATTACCGGCTCTTATCCGACCAAGGCTTGTACCGAACATTTGAGCCCTACTTCCAAGATCAGGCGAATAATATGGCATAGTCATAGGATCAAGAGGATTACCATCTTGGGAACGTTTTTCTTTAGAAGAATCAGCATCAACACCACCTACATTCATTGCATTATTAACGACTGATTTCTCCACGTTTTTAACCATACCCCTATTATCAGCGAGATATCCTGCATATCCTGCATCATGATTTTCAAAAAACGGATCGGATGTAGGCATACTACTAAATGGATTTATCTCCCCATCCTCTGTTTCTAAAATCACATCAGAAGGCATATATATATTCTGAATATCAGATTCACCCCATTTATTAACAGGCGTTCCATAATCAAGAATAGGCTGAGTAGAGGATACATTAATATCCTGTTTTTTATCCTGAACACTACCGCCAGGAGCGAATATCGGACGATTTTTTATGATTCGTAATTTCATACTATCTTTTTTCACAAAGATAAGAGAAACGAACGAGAAAATCCAACGTTATGGGATACGTTTAAAAATCAATCATGTACGGCAGACAAACCGCCCGAATCAGGGTCGTACTTAAGACCGCATGCCCGGCGATAGTTCTTAAGCGCTCTCTTGTACAAAAACAGCACTGTCTTGGAAACTATTTTCTTCATAGATTTGGTTAAAACCTCTTCTGTTGAAACAGACATCAGACAGCTATTCAAAAACGACCTGACATTGGAACCGAACAAGATCTTCACCATTTTTCTAAACGTTCTAAAAAGATATGATGCAGAAAGAGACTTTAACCCATTGCGAACCAGTCTCTTATTCAAATACGAAACAGCCTTTTCAGATAGACAGAGCCTATTCTTTCCTTCGCTATCTACCTCTGATGAAAACCACGAATATAAAGTGGTAGGATGTTTCTTAAGGTGATTGATGAAGGAAGTCATTATCCCTTCTTTTAAAGCCCTTTTGTGGGCTACGCATGCAGCAATCTTCTCTTCTCTTTTTAAAGAGCTGTCAAGGCACCTAAACACCGTCCTATCGTCTCCGATGAAATACTGAGGACGTTCTTCCTTAAACTTAGCCCGGTATGCAGCATATCCTTCCTTACGAAGCATATCTATCTGAGACCGGATATAGAACCTTACACACTTTTCTTCAGCCTCTTGCACGCTTTTAAGATAAGGAACTGACTTTCTCCCATATCGAAGATAATCATAAACCATAGCCTCAATAAAGTCATTGTACGGAAAGAATCTTCCAAATCCAAAGTTCCAAACTATGAAACATCGCACTCTATCTTTCCAGTAATCAGATATGAGAAAGTTGGTACAATATCTCAACCTCCTGTTTTTCTGATAGAAATGATGAGTATGTTTGTCATAAAATAGATTAAAATATCTCAAATTGCCTAAACACTGACCGGCTGGACGGCGCACTACATTGTACCCTAAGTTGCTGAAGCTATTGTATATAACTTCTATCGGAGAGACCTGCTCTTTCTTGAAGAGCTTGTCGTGTAACTTGTGAGGATCTGTTATTTCTTTTAATTTTGTCTCCATATTGTTTTTGTTGTTTAGTGCAAATATATGATTTTACATAAAAAGAAGAAAATGCACTGCCTTGTATCCGGTTTGAGAGAAATAGGATACAAGGTTTTTTATTTTATGACGGTTTGGATAAGAGACGGGAAAACGGTTCTGAGCGTAACCGTCTGACCGTCAGGAGTGGGACAACAAATCTTGAATTAAAACTACGCCTATAAATAGTCTCCGTTTTCCTTAATATTAAGACCATTTTCAATGATCTTACTCATTATATTATTTATATTATTTTATATACTTTACCATTTATTCATATAATTGTTTGCAGTGAATGAACTTAACGACCGAAGGGAGTTAAGTGAGTGAACGGATTGACAAATTACTTTTTTCGTCTATTGTATTGTTTGCCTAATTGTGTTAAAAGATTGAGTATCGTGACCGAAGGGAACGATGCGAAAAAACTTATAATATTTAAAAACGACTGAACCTATCGACTGAAGGGAGATAGGTGATGGAGTGACGTTAATAATTATATTAGGTAGCCAGTGGAGAATTAGGCAGGCTGGTAGGCGAGACGGGCGTCCATGCCCGTCAGGACAGTGGAAGTACGTAGGTCTGTTCTGTTAAACCAAGGCGATGATAGTTCCATCCTTCACGAAATCGCACAGAAAAGCCGGATTATCTTGATGACGTTCTTCAACCTTCGGTATCCGTGTAACGAGTCTCAAATCCGGCTTCGCTTTATTAATATGAGGAAATAAAATAATATTGTTCTAATTATCGGTGACGCCTTTAATGCGAAGCTGAATATTGGGAAGCACGGCATTAATCAAAGCCATTTTCTTATCCTCTTCGCTTTCTTTTTCATGCTGTCTATACATCATGCTGTAATCACTGTCATCACCATCCTTTTTCCCGTCTAACGTCAGTAAATGATTTATGATGTCCTTACCATACGTTTCAGTCCATGTACGGAATCTCTCTTCCTCGGACTGTCCCTCCTGGGACGGGGCTTCCGGATTAGGAAGGGCGGCTGCCACTTCTACCTCTGGAAGTGTTACCGATGCTGCTATTTCTCCATCATATCCGAATCCCATTTGACCATACGAAGATACGGAATTTTCTTCAATATCCAAACCAAGATTTTTAGCAACTTCCATAGCATAGTTATAACGGTCATCATTTCTTATAACACTCTTAAGAGGGCGTCCTGCTCCTTGGTTCCAAGCTACTACAGCATCTTTAAGGTTATCGGCGTTCATGAAGTCCTGCCGGCTGTAGTTGTAATACCCTGGTCCTTCTTTTCCTTTTCTTGTGTATAAGAAATTAGAATATCCGGTCTTTCCTTCGTATTCGTCAGCCAAGAACTCAAGTTGGTCTTTGAATGTTGGTGTAGAATGACCTTTCTTTTTAGCATGCTTGAACAATTTATCCATGCGCTCATTATGCCATTGCTGTATGCCGTATGATGTTCTGTTGTCTCCGTATATGTCGTCTTTAAGACCGGATTCAGCCATGAGATTACCTATGATGGCAAGCGCCTGTATTTTAGACATGCCTCGCTTTCCAGTAAAGTATTCATATGCTTCACGCTGTTTGCCAATTACGCCACCTTCTTTTTTAATATTAGTATTGTACCTCTTTCCATTCCACGTAAATTCCTTAAGACCTCTTTTCCTGGCTTCTTTAAAGGCTTCGCCTCTTGTAGTGGAAATCGGGTCTTGTAATTCAAGATCGTTTTTTATACCAAGAATGGCATTAATAATATTATCATCCTTTTTATCATCATCATCTAATTTATCAACATTATTCGAAACGTAAGATTGGCTTATCAAGTTTGATACGCTCTTTCTGTTTTTATAAGTTCCTTCTTTATCTGATGGAGCTTCAAAAGCATATACAAGTGGATACGAATAATCCGTATCTGGATCTTCTGACATAAATTCGTTTACTGCATGAATAGCTTTTTTGTATTTAGCATCTTTTATACTATACTTCCCAGCATCTTGAACATGATCATAAAATCTGTCTATCATGTAGTTGATATATCCACGCTTATCGCTCTTAAATCTTTCTTTATCTCTTTCAAACTCTTTTGGCGGATATCTTTTATAATATTCTTGAAAAAGTCCCCTAAATTTTCCATCCTCAGATACAACGTAGGGGTTTCCACCAGATTCTTCAATAATATTTCCAAGTACGGCTTCTATCTGGCGTTGATTAAAACCTTTGTCATATAAAGCATCATAGATCATATTCATCCCTTCTACGTCCATAGTGCGATGTTTACCTTTACCTACACGCTTCATATTCTCATATTTGGATTTAAATAAATCCCAATCTATTTCTGGCTTAGAAGACTCCCCTCCTTGTTTTTTGGATCTTATCTCCATCCTTTTATCCAAATCATTCTTGGAATCAATAATGGATCTAAACAGGATCTTGTTTGGATCGCTCTCTTCGTATGGGATTTTATCTTCCACATAATCCCTGATTTCAAAAGGATATCCTATTGCATCAAGAGTCTTAGTAACAATCCCTACTTTAATAGGTTGATCATTCCTATAAAAATCATACTTATCCTTTACGACCATCCTGCCTTTATCATCACGGTACATGGTAAAACTTGATAAGCCTGACAAATCATTTAAATCGCCGTAAGCATCCGGTATAAAATTGTATTCGTTAAATACCTGATGTTCTCCGGTTCTGGCTTTTTTTAAAAGATCTATCCCCTCTTCCACCATTCCAAGTTTCCTGCTCGTTACATCCCTTAACTCCTCCAAATCAGATACGTCCTTGCCTGCAACTTTTCCATCAATTATCTTATTATCTAAGGAATCAAGTTCCTTTCCATATTTTTTAGCCATTTTTTCCCACCCACCATTTATCCTGTCAGATATAATGGATTTGATATTATCTGGTATTCTAACAATCCCGTTTTCCTCTTTCAGGTTATTTGGTTGGTTTAAGAATCTAAACCAAAGATTCTGACTAAAATCATCTACATTGGCTTTCGGAACATCTTGACCAAAAAATTCCATTATTTTAGTTTTTAATCCTCTTTCGTTAGCATACACATCAGGTGTTATATTAGATGCCAGATATTCTCTAAGCTTTACAAACGGACCAATTTTATTCCATAATGTTTTTGGTTGTTTGTCCTTTACATAATTTTTATTTTTCTTTGCCATCTTTTTCTTCCTCTAAGAATCCAAACATTTCACCTGCGCAGTTACCAACAAATCCAGCTATGTAAGCTGCGTGTTCATCTTCTCCCACCTTAAAACCAAGAGACATATTACAATGTTGGCATACCGACATAGCTGCATGAAATGATTCATGACATATGTTTTGTATAGTCATATCATTCTCACTTTGAAAATTCCATAATAACTTAAAAGCTCTATCATCCCCCTTATCACGAACAAGATTCATAAAAGAGACTTCTGAATCTAAATCGCCTTCATCTCCCCATTCTCCTTCATGATCCAATTCTGCATTCTCAAAACGATCACACAATGTTTTGTAATCTAACCCTATGGTGATAATCAACTTTAGTGGATATATCACAAAATCAAATTCTTTTTCTTTCATTTTTCCTCCTCCTTCTTAAACTTATGGTAAGCATCACAAACCTTATCAACTAACCATCCCATCAGGCAGGCGGCATGCTCATCTCCTCCGACTTCAAAACTGTAATCCATATTAAGATACTTACAATAAATAGAAAGACCGTGCAGACATTCGTGTCCTATGGTTCTAACATCCATATCAGATAGCGAATGAAATAAGAAACATATTTCTTTCCTGTGATTGGTTCGGTTTCCTACGAAAATAGTTCTGCCACTATAATCATCAGTCCACCCCTCCCAGCTCTGATCTTCTACTTCCAGGTTGGCGAACGTCTTAACTATATACTCTTCATCTGCTCCAAGCAATACCCTTACATTATAGGGGTATATATCATTTTTGTATAATACTTGTTTCATAACAAACTGTTTTTCAACAAAGATAAACAAAAAAGCCGAAGATATACTCACGTACTTCTTCGGCTATACCTTTAAAGCTAAAACTTGTTTACTATTGAAGCAAAATCAATGATTATATTTTTATTTTCTTAATTTCTTCAATCATATTCTTATATCCGCAGAACTTGCTGTTAATAACATCGAAGATAGATTCTGACCAGCCAGCTATGTTCAAGATATTAGATCCTCTGTAAAACATCTCACTTCCATATCCTTGAATAGAAATAGAAACGATTTTGCAATTTGGATTCACTTTTTTAAACCCTTTCAAAAGTTCGGCGAATTTACCATATCCATAATTGGAACTTTTCTCCCATACAACAGATTCACCGTCTCCTATCTGCATATCTGAAATAACGTACAAGTTATCTACTTTGATCTTATCTTTAACGCACTTATCCAAGAATGCAAAAAGACCGTTTTCAGTGGCACCACCGCATTCTCCTCCGGCAGTAAAAGATTTTTTGTTATTCCATAAAACACCTTTACTTCTATCATATTCGTAATTGATAAGTTTGTCACCAAACATACCAATAAATACGTCAGGAAGCACAGAAGCAATCATACAGCCAAACAAGTTGCCAATGACAGCCGTATTTGTTTTGCTAAAGGCAGACACTTCAGAAGATCCTCCCATATCTCCACGTACAGAGCCAGAGTGGTCAATCAGGATAGCCGACCGCCCCTCCAATACCGGCAGGTTCTTGCAGGAGATGGTTATGGCTTTCTCCAACGCATCTAAAATCTTATCTTTGTTACGCGCTGTTAATTTAGCACGTTTTTTATCCGACTCAAATACAATATCATTATCGGAACCATCAGTGCCTATATTTTCAACCTCTTTGAAAGCTGAAGCAAAACGGAAAGGAAGCATCTTCGAATTAAGCACCTTCTCTTCTATTGTAAGCTGCCTACAAACTTCATCTATTTGATCAGGCGCGTATTTGATTATGTTTACAAGGTTACGAACCATATTAAAAATAGGCATACCTTTTACATTGGAAACCACGTCCCGAATAGCGTCACCTAAAGCTTCTTTCTTTTCCTTATTGTCTTTCTTATCCTGTCCGGCTTTAGACATTTCTTTTTCAAGAATCTTGCTTTCGTATAATCCAGACAAAGACCTACCTTCTATAAGGTACTGGAAAGCCGTTTTGTTAGCCTGATTGCCTTTAGGGTGAAATAAGTTTACGAGGTCAACCATAGTAATGACCCTACTGTCCATCTTATACTTATCAATCCGATACGGATCAAGACCTTCCAAAGCCGTCTTAAATCCTTTCTTAATAGCACTGGATATACCTCTTAACTTCTTTGGATTTTTGCCGTTAAGAGCCGCATAACAGCCAAGGATTTCGCTCATATCATCAGGACGCATAACGATCTTGTTATAGAACCTTGAAGCCCATTCCTTACCCGATGCTTTGCTGGCAAGGACAGAAGCCATAAGATGCGTTACTGACCTAAGTTTCCCTTCTTTCCTGACATACAATGCTGTTTGTGCTGCGAAATACGGATCCACCTGATCCATAAGGCTCTTAATTCTTTCTACTTTATCTTTTTCTTTCTCATAATAAGAATCAGACAACATGGTAGTCATTACCGTAGATACCAACTCTTCTTCTGCGTTAGGCTTATACGCCTTCTCTCCCATGTGATTCACGATCGTAGGTTTAACACCTTCATCCTTTTTGTTAAACTTTCCCATTTGTTGTTTTCTTTAAAATATTATACAAAAAAAGCAGTGATATTACTACCACTGCTTGAAAAAAATATATCAAAATGAATACTCAATGAGGGAAAAGCTGAAGTTAGTGTAAACAATGAAATAATGGATTTGAACCATCGACCTATACTTTAAAAGAGTATCGCTCTATCCATCTGAGCTAAATTCGAAGTAACTAACCCCACCACCACTCATTAGTTTTTATATATTTCAAACAGAGGAAAAGCGGAGCCGGATCTAAAATGAAAATATTGGATTCGAACCAATGAAAAACTTTTTTACCTAAAGCCGTGTTAGCCACTACACTAATTTTCGAAGTAACCGAACTCCTCACCATCCGTATATGTTGTTAAAACAGGGATAATTTGGAAGGTGTTTGAAAGGAGGTTTTAATCTACCAACTGATCTAATCTTTCTTGCATGAAAAATACAGGACTCGAACCTGTGACACAAACCGAAGTATCACCTTCCATCACCACTGTCTTATATTATAATCTCTCTTGATTACGATGCAAATATAGACACTAAAATATGATTTACAAATTAAAATGATTTAAAATGTATTAATTTGAATAAATTATTTTAGAGTCATAATTGGATTACCCCATCTCTTTTTCCACTCTTTACCTAAATACATTCTTAATTCTTCGAATGAATGAACAAACTCTCCATCGATTATAGCTCCAACTGCATTCTCTATTGATATTATTTCATTTAACTCATTCTTCGTTGCAAAATTTCTAATCCCATCTTCATGTTTATTAAAAACAATAAAATTTATGGCTTTGGCTACTATTTTTTATCTTATCAGATAATTCGCTTTTGTCTTTTATTAAAGAGGAAACAGATTTGCACATCTTAATGTAAGCTTCACCAGCTATATTTCTATTTTCTATAAAATTGTCGGTAAGCCATAATATAACCTTAGCATATATTTCAGGATCTAACTCTAAGGCTATCATAACGAAAAAATACGGATTAACAAACCATTTTTGATCTTTTCCTTTTCCTCTCCTGTATGCCATCCCGTATTTCTTCAAATCAGTTAATTTACTTATATTCAATGAATTATCTTTGAGTGTACGATATCGTACAGTACAAGTCAATTCATTGATATTCAATTCTTTAATTAATGCATTCATTTTCTCTTGAAAAGACGACGTAGACATTAAATGGTCGAGTCTTTTAGGCTCCAACCCCATAGCCGCTCTTTTCTATGACAATACATCCATAACCTCTGTTATACACACAAAACCATCTTTTGACATAACAGAAATGTTTCTACCTAATAATTCTCTACTTTCTGATTGTAATAATACGTTACTTTTCATAATTTTACACCGTTTTATTGTTAATAAATAAGCGCCTACCTGTCCGCGATGGATCGATAGGCGCTACAAATATATTCAACTATTATTAAATCACAAAATAAAAACTACTTATTTTCAACTTGTTAAATATTGTAATTTATCTATTCTTAATCTTATCTTCAGAAATCAACCACTGGAATATAATCTTTCGGTTGCTAATTACTTTCTTTATCCTCATCAGCATCCAACTTCCTCTTAACCTATCCAGCCATGACCGTCTGAAATTAAGAGAATCAGGATTAACTGACTTATTTATATCGTTATCGTCCTTGATCCAGATAGGTGTTTCAGATCGGTCATCGTCAACCCTGTTGAAGAAGTCATTTAACTTATGTCTTCTATATACCTCAGTATCCAGAACCTCGGTATGGTCGCCTACGATCTTCGGATACGATATGCGTTGCGCTAAATTATTCTTTTCTTCTGGAACAAGATGAATTTCACCTGAGTTGTTTGTGTCGTTGTAGATAGTTATCGTATCTAAACCTACTTTCCTATCAAGAGTGTAATTCACATCATCGACGTATTTCCTTGCATCAAGCTCGTATTCTACAGAAGCCAGCGTAGAGCCATTATATTTCTCTTTTATCGGCACTTCTAATATAAATGGATATGTTGCTCCGTAGAATGTCTGGAAGCTCTTATTCGTCAGTAAATGACTCCATAAGCCGCCTTCTTCATCTGATGCCGGGAAGTTTATTCCTGTCTGGAAATATTGTTGCTGTTCTATATAATAGTCAGGGCAGAACGAATAATAAGAAATCCATTCTTGCTTCAGACACGAATATCCGATAGTGAACGACACATCCTTGAAATACTGTTCGTCTTTTAAGGATATTTCCTTATCGTTTGACAACACCTCTGTTTCATTGTACAAGAACCTTCCACCATCATATTTGTAATATGCCGGGTTCTTAACAGGTATATAATCTTTTTTAGTGATAAGTACCCTCTTATACCTGTTATCCCATCCAAGAGACAGACCAAGACCGATAAATTTATTGTCTGTATCTTCTTCTGTCATCTCTGTACCGGTTAAGATATTAGTTATTCCGTATCTAAGGATCTTAAACGGAAGATGACGCTTGAGCCAATGTCTGATACCTACACTAAGTTCCTTGAGATTACGTCCGTTCGGATCGGTCATAAATACCTGTGCTCTTTTAGTATCTACCCAGAAGTGACCAAATTCTGAACTAATTATTTCAGTGCTCTGTGTTCCAGAATAACCGAGGTCGGTCGTGTTGTACTCCAGAGGCCGGGACGCGAACAGACCGCCGGTGCCCATCTCAGCCTGCCCTGGGGAGGTGCGCTCCTTGATTACGTCTATGGCGTTATGGAGTGAAACCTGGTCCTCGAACCTGACAAGGATCTGATCAGATTCAATACGCTTCATGTGAATAAGCTTACCGTTGCTGGTTGGGAACTCATGATAGTCCATAGGCTTGTACGTTAGCCACGGATCTGTTTGACTGTTTTCAGATACGTCAGCCCTACTCCATATAACACCATTAGGTCGCTGGTAAGCACAATCATAAAAACGACGTTCGTATGTTGCCGGCAATACATTAGGTGTTAATGTCATTCTTGATGAATAGATAGGACTTATCTTGTAATCATTGTCCCTATGGATAGATACGTTCTTTTCTTGTGTCCACCAAACAAAATCTCCTACTTTTGGATAGAATAATTCATGAGGCTGAGGGCCCTCTAATCTGAAATTACAATTTATTTCAGACTCTACAAGGAACTGAGGAATACCATAGAACCATGTATAAAATCTGCCATCTACATACTTACCGGAGGTGTCACCATTCAATTCATACAAGCTCTTCCTGTTTGGATAAAAAGCGTATCTTCCTTTATTAGATGATGTCCAGCTATTGAAACGTTCGTTATCTATTGTCTCAAGAGCGTCTTCTCCAGTATCATAATTAACAAAATATCTTGGATACCCTACATTTCTGTAATCCATGTATGGGAATGGTATCATGTCTCCAATACCAAAAGCGCTATTATAAAAAACAGGGAATTTTCTTTTTAATGAGAATCTTGTTATTACCGTATCGCCACCGAACATCAGTTTCTTTTCATTAGTGAAAAAGCCACATCCACCTATGGAAATCCATTTTATATCTTCTATCTGTCCATATTGATCCGGCCTATATCGCATAAGTCTCATATACGGAGAACAGATGTACGATACTGTTTTGGATTGCTCGAATGTTCTTCCTGCTACAACATCACTTCCAGCAATAACCGAATCATCTATGCGGCTACTGTCGTAATTGTAAACATAGTTCGGATATTCCAATAAATATTTCGATTTACCATCTCCTTTTTCACCTGGATCACCAAATGATAAAAATAACGAAGATTCACGATCTATATTATTAACGAATAAGAAACGTCCCTCATTATCATTTCTACCGGTTCCCCATTTAGAAGACATACTGGCATCCATCATCGGATATACGCCAGACTTAATGTACTTAACAGAAGATAAACCACGGGCAAAATTTCGTTCATACTTATCCTGATCTGTTATGCCTATCATTGAATTATATAATCCCACAGAAGTATAATACCATGCATGATTACGTCTTGGTCCATTGTTTATAAACGTATTAAGCCAATCATAACGGTACTTACCGTACAATATCGGGCCTTTAGCAAGAGTCTGACTGATGGTTGACACCATTGAAGAAAACAGCATGGCCACGCTTAAATTAGTCAGGAATCCTCCTCCGGTAAGACCGGCCGACCCTCCTATGTATCCAGACTGCGCCCTTATCTGAAGCTCTTCTGCTATCATAGCTGCTATTGTAGCACTTGATTCAACTGCGGCAAGCGACGCAGCCATCGTGTATGCGGCAGGACCTAAGATAGTCCATTTTGGATGATCTTCTACAGGTACGAAACCGCCCACAGACATTCCTCTTTGAAACCCGTCTATACATACTTCATTTGGAAGTTCTGGCTTGTTGAAATAAATATCAGGTGAACAGAATGAATACCACACGTTTCCTCCTTTGTCGAAAGGATGAGATATAAACTCGTCTCTTTTGCCAGACGTATAATTATATTGATCTTGTGATAGGTCATTATATGGGTAATTAGGATAGATATTTACATTACCATCGTCTCCTATGTATCTAAGCATATCGTAGGCCAATCCTGAAGCCACAACCGACCTATTTAGTCTCCTATCTCCACGATACAGTTCATATCCTACAATCGTATTTCTTTGTTGTTGCGTAATCAAACCAGAATCCACTGCAAAATCCAAAAACACTTGTATGGTGTTCTCATCTACCATAATACCTACCGGATATATTTCAGAAGCTATGTCATATCCACGTTCATCACTGTTCATGAATGGTATATGCTTATTATCTGGAAACCGGTAATGACGTATAGGTTGCTGGCAAAATACGGTAGAAGTATCTACCCCTCCATAAGAATGACCCTTGAAATAAGATAATCCATTTTTGTCTGACAAAGGAGCACCATAATATTCTGTTAACTTATTCATAATATTAGAATAAGCTTCTGATTTTTTTGGATCACCATAAGATCTGCCTGTGTCTATTTTCATCCTGCTACTATCATAAAGTTCAAAATTAGCAGGATATTTCTCAGATGATTCCCAATATGCAAAATCCCCGTATTTATAAGGACGAGGCTTGCAATTGATGGGCCTATCTCCACATGTCTGACATTTTGATGCAAATAAGACAGTTGATCTAAGTGTTATAGAATCCACAGACAAATCAATCTTATTTACCTCCTTTTCTCTTATACCAAAAATATACGGATATATAGTTTTACCTGTAGCAAAAGCGACTCCAAGAATAGCACGGGAAGGCTTCTTTCCTTTTTCTTCCTCTTCTTCTGGGGTATCATAATTTTTATAAGAACAAAATTGAATTTGTCTAAACGTCATTATCCAAGGAACTGCTACAATAGGAGATTCTATTGTAACATAAAAATAATTTTGACCTATAGAATCAAAAAACTCTTCATTTATTTCTCCGAAAGCCGGTCTTGCTATGTTAACAATAACGGAATGAGATGATTCATACTCAGGTCTATCAAATTCAACTGGTACTATTCCAAGAGGGAACCATGTTTCAACATCCTTCCAAAAAGAAACACGAACGTAATTGGTAGACACAGCATCCATTATGCCATCTACCTTTCCAAGAGCTTCAAGATAAAGAACTTTGTTCTCGTCTTTATAACCTTCTATGTCCCACTCTTCTGGTCTATTGATTCTAATAAATCTTGCATTTGTCATTACATTTCTGACAAACTTCCATACCACAAATTCAGATGCGAATCCAATATTAAGCTTATCCCCTGTAGGATTATTAAATGTAGCATTGTTTACATACCCTTCAAATTTCCAATCAGTTTCATCTATACCGGTATCCGAATTTTTATATATCATATCTTGCAACTTCTCAGAAGCTTCAGGCCAAAATTGCTCAATACAATACCTGGGTCCGTTCTTTGATCTATACTGATTATTTATGACTGTACTGGTAGATCTACCGGCTCGCCAATCTCCTACATCATTTATCTTTTGGCTCCATCCATCTATATGAAGAATATAACTTCCAAGAAGATAATTATAATTCTGAAAGTTGTTATAATCAGTTCTTGACACAGTAGGATCAGAGCAATAACTCTCAATATAACATCCGCATGTACAAGGCATGGTATCTAATACGTATATAGCATCAGACACGGTTTTTAAAACAGATCCAGGTTGTAAGTATGGATAAAACTCAGAACAAAGGTGTTGATTGCCATCACCTGATATGCTGCCAGCGCTATACCCAAAAAATGCTTCCTCCATCCATTCAGATAAAGAATCCATTGTCTCGTAATTAAACAACACAGAATACTTATTCTGATTTTCTCCTCCTGTGGTATATAGATAATCTGTAGAGACGTGTTCCATTTCGCTAAGAACCTTATAGATATAATCTTCTACAAGGCCTGTTATTAGTGGAACTGGAGCTGACAATATAGATTCTTGACGATGAGGGACTTCGCAGTCTCCTTCCATTTCTGGTAACCTAATATGATCAATTGGCTCCATATAATCCTGTGTTCCGTCTTCTCTGTATTTGGTAGCTATATCACATATCTGTCTTTCATTGTTTCCATTCTCCTTATTATTACAAGCTACAAGACCTATATTTTCAGACAAATAATTTATAGGGGTTCCTACAATATCATCATAATCGATAATAAATCTTGATTTACCTTTAAAAGTGGCAAAATTGCTTTCCACTACAACAGTTTGACCTACAGTAGCCGGGTTGTTACACTCTTTCTGTTCTTCATCTATAACAACCGCATCGTCGTCAATCAATACCCCATCTCCTGCCGTATTGCTATACTGCCATACATATTTTCTTTCCACTCCTGAACAATCCGGAGCATATGCATTTATAGACTGGTATGGGATACTGTCTTTGTTCATTTCTTCTCTTGCCTTATCAGAAGGAGGTGGAATAAGAACAAATGCTGGAGTTTTATATCCGGTGGATGTCTTAAATGATATAGAAAAAGGATATACTTCATTCCTCATGTATCCCACATACAACGAACAGGCATTACCATCCTTATACAGATCCTCGTGGGCTACCGATGCCTGCCATTTTAGAAAATGCCCCATAAGAGAAACTACAGGCTGTAAATTCCATTCTTTTTCCGCCGTAAGACCATATTGAAGAAGACGGTTTCCGACTGACACTATTCCTCTTGATGTATTATATATGGCTCTTTTTAAAGAAATGTGTTCAAATGTTGTCCTCTTATTATTAAGATCAGAATAATAGTATATAGTCTTCTCTGTAATAGGATGAATACCTTCTATAAAATAATCAACTACAGGTTGTGTTTCGCCATTGTATCCTACAGTATTCTGAATAACAGCCACCTTGTAATGGCTGACTTGCCTATCCAAATTAGACACCTTAAGCCTTATACCAAGATTAGTTCTTTCTCCCCATTTACCATCATTTATCCTAATATATTGTTCGTCAAATACATGAACAGGGTTAGTTAATGAAGTATAGTTAGTTTTCTCGTTACCAAATTCATCGCACAAGGCCACAGCAAACTGATACACGCCCGCACGCAGGCTGCCCCCGTACTCTATCTGTACCGGCTCTACGCATGGCTGGTCCAGTAGCGGAAACACCCTAAGTTTCTCACATGCCAGAAAACAACCATTCTCCTGCATGAACTTTTTCCTATCGTATTCTTTATCGCATATCTTATACCCATGATAATGATACCATATATCACCTTCATCATCAGGAGTCAGAGCCTTGTCTACAATAACATACCTGGGAGGATTATAATCGTCAGTCCAGTAAATACATTTCCCACATTTCTCTGTCTTTATTTCTATGGTTTTTATAGGATAATAGATAGAGAACTTAAGGCACGGATCTTGCTCGTTGTCTTCCAGCAAGGTCTTCATGCCAGAACACAACGACTCCGATCCTTCTACCATAGATTCTATATCGGAATCGGATAAGATACTTGTATCGGATTCAGGCTTGAAATAAGTTATCTTAGATACGCCTGTTTCAGGATTTGTTATAAAAAAATAGATATTGCCCGAAGTAAGATCATTCTTGTAACCAATAACCTTAAACCCATCGAAATCAATGCATTTAAGATTACTGTGCTCGTTAGATCTCATCCCAACATTACCATCCTCGGATTCGATGTTGGCATTCAAGGCAAACGTATAATGCTGATCCGTAAGACTCGACGGATGCAGATCTCGGTTCATACCTGTTTGAGGAACCGCTATGTTTCTGTTATCTTCTGCTGCCATTTTATAACTGTTTGTCACAAAGATAGCAAAAGAGATTTAATCATGGATTTCTAAAGTAGGTGAAGAAAAGAAATACATTTTCAGTCTCCTACTTTATCGACCACACCTACATAAAAATCGGGGATAGGATTATCATTGAAATTTCTTATTTGAATATCAATATAATTAGGTGATTATATACCACTTTACACCAGAAATGTAAAATAGTATATATTTATACAGAAATACGTACCGGGTTCCACCAAAACCCTCTACCTTCTGGTAACATCGTTACATCAAAGGATTCTTTTTCTGATTTTCTAATGATGTTAAAAGCACCATTGATATCAGCATTAATAGTCCTACCAAACGAGGTTTTAAACAATCCTCGTTTGGTCCTTCTTCCTTTGTAAGATTCATGTTTACAAATCCGTTCATTATCCAAAAAGCTACATTTTGAAGTATAAGATTCTTCAACAATCTTAACATTAATACCTTCTAATGTTGCTTTATAAGATATCATTGAGATAAATACATTAAAAGGAATAGATACAAAGTTCTGATTATTTCGTTTTCCGATATTGATCTCTTGTTTCCAGCATTTGTTATGACCGATTATGATCGTATTAATACCATTGGAAACTACGTGATTAACCAATATCCTACTTGCCTTGTGAAGATAATCTTTGATCTTATTATTCCTTTTGTTAGTTAATGACCTAATTTGTTTTGAAGTATGTTTATTATCTTTTAATTTAGATTTTAAGAATGCTAATCTTTTATTATAATATTGGTTGATAGACTTTAGTGGTCTACCATTGATGATAAAACAAGAACCGTTGTTTGAAACATAAGATGCTAAATTATCTAATCCTATGTCGATACCAAGATAGTTCCCATTATCGGACATAAGATCTTTTTCCTTCTTATTGTAAACTATTTCAAGAACAATATATCCATTCTTAGGAACGAATCTAAGTTGTTGAATATTTTGTTTATTGGTTCTTGTGGTAAAGGAAAACTGTTTAGGTAACTTAACAATACCTTGTTTTATCCATTTTTGAGAAAAAGATGCGGTCGTAAAAACAGCAGGAAACAAACCGTCTTTGTTAAGATACTTAGGCATTCTAACAAATTCGGAATACTCACCTCTATTCTTTTTATTAAAGAGATTGAAGAAAGATTTAAAGTTCCTATCAACCATCATCAACACCTGTTGAGCAACCGGTGCTGGTAAAGCACGATAGTCAACATCATTTTCTGTTTTCAACACTCTTTCGAGAGAATAATAGTTGAGGTATTTATACTTTACAGTATTATCATTCTTGTATTGAAAGTAGTGTTGTCTAACAACATACAACCCTTTATTGTATAAGTTTTTACACTTATGCAATAGGTCTTGAAGCTCATTGTAATATATTGAACTTTGTTTGATTATATGTTGTTCAACTAATCTCATGACACAAATATAGGAATTATTATTTATATATATATAAAAAAACAATTTCCTATATTTGTGGTGTAAAGTTGTATATAATCGCCCTACAATATTATCCCATTGAAATTGACTCCCTTCCATTACAGGAGAGAAACAATTACCCATCACCATATTAACATTTTCAAATCTTCGTCTCATAACATTTACTTACGATTTATATTTTTTACCCCTAATTAACACAGTACCATCACCGCCGGCTCCGGCATAAACCATAGAGTATCTGACGCCGCCTCCTCCGCCGCCATAACCTCCGCCTCCTTTACCGGACCCGTTTGTTGATCCTCCTGTGCCAGATCCTTCACTGTAATCAGATATTCCTCCTTGGAATACTACTCCGGTGTTAGTTTCTCCACTCCCACCACCGGCATTTCTTTTACCGCCGGATTCTCCAAAATCTCTGGTAGTATGACCTTGACCTTTGATTACTCCATACTCTTTTCCATTAGTGTCTCCACCATCCGAAGCACCATCTTGCGTATATGTCGAACTGCCGGCACTACCACCATCTCCTCCCCTCCACTTATTAGCTCCCTTTCCTCCATTTGCTCTATAAGACGAGCTCATAAATTGAGAATAACCACCATCTTTACCAGGAGAATTTTGTTCGGCTTGATAAACTTTTGCTCCTCCTTCTCCTACTGTTATAGAAATAGATTGACCTGGTTTTACAGCAATAGCCTCTCCGTCTTTCCAGCCTTTGCTATCAGATTTGAAGGTCTTGGTATAACCGCCTCCACCTCCGGCAGAGCTGCCACTACCACCTCCACCAACTAAAAAGACGTCTACGGAAAAACAGCCATCAGGAACTATCCATGTGTAATTCCCGGCTGGATAAAACCTTATGATAAAATCTTCAAGCTCCCTGTCTTTATTTTCAAATCTTCGCCTCATGTCACACAAATATATAAAAAGAATCATTGTGATATATACTACTCTCTTTTGCAGAAGTAATGCAATCAACATCTTCATCTGCATTATTAACAAGATCTCTCATTCCATCGTATCTATTAGAAAACATAAAAACGTACCTCTGGTCATTTATCTGAAACTTGTATATAATACTCTGTTGTTCACTTGGAGCAGGATATGGGTCAAAATAAATCCGTATTGACATCGGTTCATAGCCAGCACTACTTTTTGGTAACGAAAAAGAAACTGGACTCTGAGTATGAATATTAAAAGCTGTACCTTCTCTAAGTTGATTCAACACACTATTTACCTTATCCTGGCTAATTGTATCGGATTCGATTTTATTCATTAAATAAAATAACCTGATTGCATCTCCAGGATCGATTTCTGTTTCCACATAATGATAAATAGCTCCATTACCAGATCTTTGTTCTTCAAAATATCTTCTCCTACTCACGATAATACTCCTTTCTGTAATATTTCAAGAAACTAAACCCTTCAGACTCTCTTCTAAATATACCAGGTTTGTTCCAGTCATTTTCAAGATCGAAGGCCTCTCTTTCAAATACGATATTGTGATATGCTTTCTTGTGATTCCGGTATATACACAATCTTATTAGGTATTCAACCAGATACCATACATAGTACAAAAATACCGGGATAGTAAGCAGCCACAACATCCACCATCCTGCATGGCCGTTAAGACCAGATACTAATGCTATGATTGAGATGATTATAAAGCCCGTAGCAAACAACGCCTGATATTGATTACAATGCGTCCCTTCATGATATTCGGCCTTCAATGATATAGCATCACGTTCGGTAAATACGGCTCCAAACAGCATAATTGTTTTATAGCCGTCAATGAACGTAAACAACTTAGCCATTTTTGAATTATAAAATATTTTCATTGTCAAAAAAAATAATTTTATACCAGTTGCACAAAATCAAAAACTCAATAGGAGAATTAACTCCATCCCATTCCCATTTTTCAAGATAAGACCTTAACTTACTTTCATCAACATCTTCACACTCTTTAAGAAAAACAAGATGCGGCATAAACAATTCTCCACCTTCCAAAGACTTATTAAATTTACTAACCAGCCTCTTTCTGAACTTAGGACCGTACCATGATTTTTCATTTGTGGATCCAAGGCAATAGTAAGAATTGTTCTTAACCTTAATACCGAACCATTTACATACATATGGATGATATACCCTATCTGCTAAAAATATAAATGGCTTATACCATAGGCAATGCCAGAATGTACTACACTTGCCTCCAAACTTCTTAAATGCCCATCTGAACCCTCCAGAGAAGTACCAATTGTTAGCCCCTCTCTTAACCTTAACTTTGTATTTAAGATTCTTATTCCGGTTACTAACCCTATCCCACGGCTTAACCTTATCGGTATCCATATCAGGAAGGAATGTCCAATGATGAAGCAAGGCGCTATAATAAGGATTGTATATCTTGTGTCTGTTTCTAATAACGTACTCAAAAATATCGTATCCTACTTGCCCGGCTTCTTCAAATCCTTTTTCTGACAAGAAAGCTAATATAGGAGCCAGATTCCAGATCTGATCTTGTGAAGTGAATGGGGAGAAGCAAGGGTCTTCATCTTTTAACTCTATACCATTAGTATATCCGGAGCTTATCTTGGTAAGACCGAATTTGCTTGCGTCTTCGCTATGGATATCGTCTCTTAAGAAAAATCCTTTTTCGAATTTGAAATAAATACCTTTGTTGTTATTAAAAAATAGATCATAAGTAGTATCGGCAAGACGGGTAAGTACCAATATGGAATTACGCACATCATCTTCTGTCTTGCTGCCAAGAACCATTTCCGTGTATATAAACTGGAGATAATGAGCCAGGTTGATAGTTCCGTCGCCGACCCAGCCTGCCCCGTTCTTCACCGACGACAGGGGGATGCACGAGGCCTGCTCTGTGTAGCTGGAATCATAAACAAAATCCCGGTAAAACACCTCCTTAATCCTATTGTATTTATCCCAAAGACTTTCCATCACCTTAACCTATAACAATAACACAATCACGCTTTTCCTTATTATAAACCATCGTACCCATCTTAGTGTACAAACCTTTTATATTTTGGTAATTGGTTTCACCATGAGCCGAAACGTTGGTAGTGATGCTGTCGGAGTAAACCTCCTCGCCACCTTCGTTAATGAAGTTAAATCCTTGTTTAACCATCTCTCCTCCAAGGTAGGCTGTAAAAGACACAACGACATTTCCTCGCCCTCTATTCCCATACCAATTACCATAGATATCGGCATTGATATTAGGCTCAGACTCGTCCATGCCCGGCGCTGATAGCAAGGTCTTCATCTTAATAAGCGCACCTTCAAGACCGGACTGCATGTTATCACCACCATAAACAAGGTAATCACCTACCTGTTGTTGGGTAGTAGCCCACTGCTTACTCCATCCAACGTATTTATTATCCACATTTGATATGCCTGTATTGGTAAAACCGGTTGCAGTATCAAAATCGGAACCGTCTTCTGATTCCCATCCGTATCTAAGAACAAGATAATCGAACTCAGGAATTACAACGACCTGCTCGCCGGCAGCTTGTGTGATTGTAACGCTCTTACTCTCTCCACCAGCCGTTACCTTGGCTACGCCACGGCGATCTTCGGCTACCGGATTAGGTCCGGCTGTGAAGATGATGTTTGCCGGTCCTATGCCTCTCATTTTGTCGGCGGTTACTATTTCGCTTGCTTTAACCTCTAACATCTTATTTCATTTTAAATATTTCAAATACATATATCCAGCTCAACAAAAATACTACCGGGCAGTACATTGTCTCTACCAAACTTGCATCTCCTTTAAATTGCCTGATTGACCAAACAATCATAGATGCAATAACGCCAGACAAGTATATAAATAAAACTACCTCAATCATACCATTTTAAGTATATCATCAATAACTGGATACGCCTTAGTATATATCTCAAACTCAGCACGACGCCGCCTAAGAGGTTCGTACATGCCTTTTAATGTCATACCCATCATCTTAAGTTCAGTCTTAGCATTTTTCAACTTAACCAAATCTTGCTGTGCATACAACTTGAACAAATCGGCAGCCCCTTGTGCTTCTCCATTATACATCAGTTCCTCAAAGAATCTCATCTTTACAAAATTATCTACATAATCCAAAACCAGACCTTGAGGCGTATCTGGTATAATTATATTAGATTCTCCGTCAAAGGGAAGAGACCGATACTGCATGTAAATAGGTCCATCGAAATTAGCATACAGGAATCCGTTTACGATATTTATCTCATACGGACTATCCTTTATTACCTTATTCCGGCATTTACTTAAACAAGAATCACGAAGCATAGGCTTGGCAAGACCTAACATTACTGGCCGGTCATAATAGCAACGAACTTCATGATCGCGATCGTGGGTGTTGATATAAAATTTTTCAACTATCACCTTCTCGCATTCTTCTTTACAACATTCATCGCAAGAACACCACCTATAACTTCTTTCAGTGCGTTCTTTCCAGGCTATTGTATTTTGAAGTTCTGGTATCACCTTATCACCTTCCGGCACCTCATATCCTTTAAAATCGCATTTGAAAGCCAGAATAAGATCAAAGTAATCACCAGGCATACGGGCCTGCCCTCGCTTGACATCCACTACCGCTTCTTTGCGCATAGTAATATCGCCTCCAAACTTCTTCAGGGCAATTTCTACCCATTTGTAGATGGATACCTCATCTATCAGATCACGCTTGTCAAATGATCTTAAAGACGATTTTAACTCTATGATATAATTTTCGACTGTCATCTCTTAAAAAAATGGAGGACAGGAAACAAACCTGACCTCCACAAAGATATGAATAATATGTATAACGTCCTATTTTGTGTTTTCAAAAGTTAGGATCTTCAAACTTGCCGTACTTCAAGAAAAGGCTCCTACACTTTTCCTTTATCCCCTTAAGTGTGACTTCATATCCGGCACCAGTCATGTAGATGGTTTGCTGATTAACTCTTTCCCCGGAATATTTGTCAACAAAATATGATCTATACACACCAAACTTATTTTTGACAATATCACTGTATAACTCCCATCTACCCTGCCCATTTCTGAACATGAACTTGACTTCCTCAAGAAACAAACGAAGATTCTTTTCTGCGATGATGATTCCATTCTGCTCAAGCTTCTTCGCCACATCTCTGATTAGCCACATGTTTTCATGATCCACCTTCTTAAATGACTCAGAAAACTCTATATCCCCTTTCTTTTCTTCTAACGTATTTACAGCTATTTCTTTTTCCATTCTTTCTTGCTCCGCCCTTTTATGTTCAGCCAAAGCAATAGCTTCCGCTTGCTGAGCTCTACGATACTGCTTAGCCCATTCTTCGGCTGCTTCTGCCGGATCAGTAAAATTTGGAATAGAAACCAAGTTTGATGTTAAAAATTCTTTTATCTTCGAGTTACACCATAATCTAAAATCAGTATCCAACCATCTCGCAAAATCTATGGCGAGATCTTCAAACATCCATGTACCTCCTCCATTTTCAGGGCTTCCAAGCATAGTTGTAACTATCTGATTCTCAGAAAGGTGGGAAAATCCCACCATTGACTTAATTAATTGATTTACAGACGGCAACCTTAGATACTCGGCAGGTTTCTTATTGAATGCTTTTGCCATCTGTGTGGCATTTAATAATATACCATAAGAAGTTTTTATAAAAGAAACATTATGGCCATTATAGCTAAAAATTTTAGATAATTTTACAGATAAATCCATTTCGTTGGATTCTGACGTCAAAATAATGTTACTATCCTTCGCATTGTTTTGAAAATTGTTTACCTTTGCCTCCATAGAGCTTTATTTGTATAAAGATATTTTGTTAGCATTATATCCGTCCGCTTGAGAAAGTAGACGGATATGCAAAAGTAGCGATTATCCTGTATCCACAAAGGGTGATCGCTACTTTTTTTTTCTACGACTTTCTATGTCCTAATTCTTTATCTTCGAAAACTCTCTTAATCTGGAAATCTTTAAACACCCTTCTTTTGGCAAGTATTTCATTGTACATAAATCGGTATCTTCGTCCTTTATTCATTTTAACCCTTAACTTCTTTTTCAAGCTATCTTGTATTACAAAATGGTAATATCTTTTAGAGTCTGCGAAATCCATAGCCAGGTGGTTGTAGAGGTAGCCGTTGGTGCCGAGCCTGCTCACGATGTCCAGGTCCCGCCTGACGGCAAAGCGCTGCCCCGGTATAAGTACATGGCATAAGTATCCTACGTTATCTACGTAAACACCGGCATCAGCTTCCACATAATGCTCTGATACGGTTTTCCATATAATAGACAACAGTCTTAAAACCTCTCCTCTGTCTCTTATCATGCCTTTCTTAAAACCATTCTTTCTCTTCATAAGACGATGGTAGTAGGCTGCAAAATACGGTGATTGTATTGATGTTCTTTTCATCATTCAAAAATTAAAATTATACATTTCAGATAATTAACATTAGAATGTATTGTTGCATCAAAATACTATTCTATATTTGCAAAGTCTACCGATCCTCACGGACAGGTAGACTTATATTTTACAAAATTAAAATCGTAGTAAAGTTATGAAATCAAATGTTGTTTTACAATCAAAAGATCGAATTTTGTTAGGAATGAATGTGTCTGTTATGTCTAAAGATGGTTACATATGTATAACTGACGCAATGAAAGCCTTGTCTGCTAAAAGAGAAAAATTAGGTTTGGCTCCAAAACAATTGAGTCATATAATAGAAACTGAATCATTTAAAGAAAGGTGTACTGAATTAGTTAATAAGCTGGAAAATAAGCTTTTATTGAGTAGAAGAAATCTTCTACTCAATAATAACAAATTGAATATCAGCAGTGTAATGGATCTTGGAAAATTAGACCTTGCCTACAAAAAAGGAAAAGGAGTAGATCAAAAATGGTATGTAAATCCATATCTGTTTGTTATGATTGCATTAGAGATGGATCCAGAAATTTACGCTGAGGTGGTTATATGGCTTACCGATGGATTGATAGAAAACCGGAACGAAGCCGGTGATGCATACGTCAGGATGTGCAGCGCGATAAGTAGAATAGTTTCAAACAAGAATGACTTGAAAGACAATATAAAAAGAGTTGCTAAAGCTATTAATTTCATTGTTTTTAATAAACATGAAGATGGGATAAGGAATACTGCCAGTAAAGATGAGCTCAATGATATAATAGCCATAGAGAACGTCATAGCCTCTGTTATTGATGACGGTTTTATTAAAGACTACAATTCCTTGATAAATTACCTCGGAGATAAATGGAAAAGAAAATGGGGAAACCCTGTTCTTGCATTGAAATAGTACAAAAAAAACACCCGGTCGTGGCTACATAGCTATGGCCGGGTGCCCAATAAAAAGAATCACTGAACAATTTGACTTTTCTGATTGGAATCAAGATTCGGATTTTCATCGACAGGAATCTGTAGCCTGAATGCTACTTCCTTTATCGTCTCTGCCACTACGTACTCAATTAACTTAATAGGGCAGATAAATTCGTATTCCCATTCAGACTCACACCCTTTAGGTGTAGGATCGCAGGCCATTAACTCCAGCGCCTTCTTTCTTCTTGTTGTAAAGAACTCTACGTTAATAAGCTCTATATGGAAATCCGGTATATAAATATAGTCGTTTTCTACATAATAAAAAGGACGACGTTCTTTAACGTATTTAGCATACGGTCTTTTTTGTTCATTACGATACGACTTTATTTCAGCAAACTTAAAAAATATGGTGTTATCTACGTTAGTCACCTTGGTAATAGCCGGTCTAAGGGCAGAATAAAGAAGTCCTGGAAGTTTATGCTTTGACCGCATAAGTGTATTACATAACGCAAATTCGGCATCGCAGCAAACTATTTTATCAACTTCAATCATCTCCAGGCAAGTAACGTAAGTTAGGAGCCGGTGGTCACCAAGTAACGTTCCATCATCCCACCTCTGTGCTGTATAAGATTCGGCTTTAGTTCTACCGATATTCAATATCCATCTCCGACTAACATGCGAATCTTTGTCAAGGGCATGAATACCGTTTACGACTCTTGATACAAATTCACCATTAGTGATCATGCTCCCCTCCTTTCTTTTGCTCTTGATTCTCTTGATTTAGCATTCAAGATCCTCATATAAATATCTCTTTCACTCATGCCGGATATGGTTTTTATAGCCTCATCCAACATAACTTTCGTATATAAAGGTTTAGGGAATCCCTTTATCTTAACCGGATCAGGAACTAACTTCGCCTTCCGATATTCATAAAATCTTTTAGAAGTTACATTAAGATAAGAAACAGCCTCTTCCCCGGTATAATACTTAGCCGGATTAGCAAGCTGCGTCCATGTCTCAAGATCGTTGGCTGTAAGATGATCACATTCCCCGCTTAAAAACATCTCCTTTATCTTATCGCATACCGCCGCACCGCTTTTACGCAGCGTCTCTGTCAGAATTTCTTTCATTTTCAAAACATCCTGTTTTAAACCTTAAAACAATAGAGGCAATGATTATCAGAAGAGTAACAGCCATAACAGACCACACTACGATATTGTGCTCAATAGGCATCTCAATATTAACCGTAACCCATCCTACACAGATATTAAAAATCATGCTATAGATCAATAACCTATGCCACATACAAAACCTGAACATTCTTGAAAAAGCCAAGAGAAATAGGTCCTATGATAGAGAATGACCTAATATCGGATACAACCAATTAGTGATACTAAAAGGATAAAACTCATCAAAAATGCTGGCTAACATAATAACCTGCATCAATACAGGATAGTACTTCACAAACGTCACACAGACATTCCTTTGCCCTTTGCTAATAAACTTGTTGCTCATAATAAATTGTTGTTATGTTATTAAAATGGGGAAGGCGATCAGTACCTTCCCCTGGTTTTCAATCACTTTTTAGTGCTCGTCTTCTTTCTTTTCATCTTGCCTCCAACACTACCGCCTTGGCGCATTTTAGGTTTGTCTTTCTTATCGACTTCACCACCCTGACGAGCTTTCTTTTTACAAGCCATGATACTAAAAATTTAAAATTGAATGATGTGCAATATTAATCATTTTTGTTCTAATAACCAAAATGAAATACAGCAAAAGGGGCAATTAAATTAATTACCCCCTAATATGCTTATCACAACCTAACAGCTGCGGCTGGTTTAGCCCAGAAACTATAAACACATCCGTTTTCATCACCTTCCATAACCATGCCCGTAAATGGATTAAAGCGACATCTTACCCAGCATCCACAGCTTTTAGTGTTGCAAGTATCAGATAATCCATCACAAGTAGAAGAAGTAGAAACAGGCTCTCCGTTTATATAAACAGGTCTGTATTTCAATGCGAAATAGCCATTCTCGACATTCGTACAGTAAATACCAGTAACAACAGATCCGGCAGGAACATTAAGACGTGTTCCGCTCTTCGTACTTACTGCTACTGTTTGAATCTCTCTTCCGTAAGTTACACTCACACCGCTTTGACCTCCTTCAGGTATCAATGGCGCATACCAGAATTGGAACTTTCCGTTTTCATCCCCTCCCATGTACATGGCCATTATAACATTTCCGCTCGGACAACTGTAATCACATCCCTTCTTGTTTATAGTAGCAGATTGTTGTTGACGAGAACTGTCACCTATTAAAAAGACAGAAACAAGAGGCTTTTCTGCCGCAGCTTGTGTAACATTTATTCTCAATGTCTTACCACTGTCATTTTGAGTAAGCAAAATAGATCCAGTACGAGAAGAAGATGTACTTGTGTTAGCAGTTATCTTAATAACACAAACCATACTATCCGAGGTCTTATTTCTATATTCAGTCGTAACCCAAGACGGTTTAGATGTGGTACTAAATCCATGATAAGAACCATTCAATGTACTTTTGATTGTATATTGAGCATCATTAGATGCAGCTTGGACAGATAAAGATTTATCTGAAGTAGTATCATCAGAGAATGTGAACTTATACAGCATTTGTCTTGCCTGTGAAATACTAAGAGTAATTGTCTTTCCAGATTCATTTTGAACAAAAACAATATCACCGGATCTGGAAGAAGATGTTGTATTGGCAGATAACGTCACCACAGCCTTCATGCTTTCAGATGTCCGGTCTCTGTAATCAACAGAACACCAAGAAGGTTTCGATTTAACAGAATATCCTATATATGAATCATTCTTAGTACTTATGATAACTTCTTCAATATCCTGAGATTCTCCAGTTACAGACCTTGACTTGCTCGTTCTTCCATCATGGAACTGAAATTCATATGGAGCATATCCGCAACTTCCAATAACATACTCTTCTTTAGTATCAGAATTTCCGCAATCATCGTAACGAATAAACTTAGTTTTGGTTCCATTACATCCATTTTCTTGCCAAGAACCGTAAGATCCGCAATTACAGCAATTTCTACAACTTACAGAATGTCGACGATCTATGCTATCAGAGCAACTATCACGATAAGCATTGTACTGAGTATGACCTACGCAGTCTCCTGTTCCGTAATAAGACCAGTCTGTACAAGATTCTCCACCTCCATTAACCCATCTTGTGTTGTTGTAAGAATAAGAGCATGGATTGGTGTCACGTTGTTGCTTCTGAGACGTACAACCGCCGCAACGGGTACTTCCGGTGTTAGACCAAGAAGGAGTTGTGCTATCAGCTACGCAATCACCGTTTTTGTTAGCTACTGCCTGACCTTGGGAATTTACAGCATCTTGAGCTTTCTTATTAGCATCAGCTTGACTGATATTGGACGTAAATGGACCACCTACTTGATCTTGGGTTACGGTAACAGAAGAACCATGCTGGCAGCTTCCGCAATTGTTTCTGGTGAAGACCTTACTTGCATTACCAGTCCAGGTACAAGTTCCCTGCGCGTCAGCAAGAGCCTGCCCCTGCTGTTCAACGGCAGCCTGAGCCTTGCTATTTGCGTCTTCCTGACTTACGGTAGACGTAAAAGGACCGCCGGTTACATCATCTTGATCTATGGTAACCTTAGATCCTACACCGCCGTCAGCACACTGTTTTGTAAATTCCTTGCTATATGTTCCGGTCCAGGCACATACCTTATCTCCACCTTCTACCCAGCGTTCATCTGCTCCACCATAGCATTCGTTGGTATTAACCTGTTTTTTATAGGATTTACCACCTTCGCATTTGGTTTCAAGTGGTTCGGAATCTACCCATACAGGATCAGTACTATCCATTTCGCATGTCCCGTTCTTGTTAACATAAGCCTGACCTTGGGCTTCTACGGCTTCCTGAGCCAGCCTATTTGCCTCTTCCTGACTTTCATTGGAATAGAACGGTCCGCCTACCATATCTTGTGTTACACTCATCGGAACACCATGATGACATGATCCGCAATTGTCTTTTGTAAACTGCTTGCTATATACGCCTACAAACCTACATTTACCTTTTTGGTTAGCAATAGCCTGTCCTTGAGCTTTAACAGCTTCCTTAGCCTTATTATCAGCATCCTCTTGACTTACGAAAGAAGTAAAAGGGTTGCCTTCAACATCAGCTTCACTTACCTCTACTTCTGTTCCTGAATCCGGTATTTCACAGTCGTTCTTTTGGAACGTTTCTGAGTAATGACCGGTCCAGCTACAAACTTTGTTCCCACCATCTACCCAACGTTCTTGATTGTGGGTTTCAGAACATTCGTTGGTATCATGTTGCTTTTTCTGAGACTTACCTTCATTACATCTAAGTTCTTCAGGAACAACGTCTTCCCATACAGGATCGGTGCTTAATGGTGTACAGTTACCGTTTTTATTAGCATAAGCCTGACCCCCTTCTTCTACGATCCTACGAGCTTCTGCGTCTGCTGCATCCTGGCTTTCTGTAGACGTAACAGGACTACCATTAACCATTTCGGCCGTAACCTCCATTTCTACACCCTTATGGCAAGCTTCACATTCAGGAACGAATCTCTTGCTGTAATGACCGGCATAGACCGTCATATTCTCACAATTACCCTTACTGTTAGCAATAGCCTGTCCTTGTTCTTTGACAGCAGCTTTAGCCTTGTTATTAGCATCATCTTGACTCACGGTAGATGTGAAAGGAGCACCAACAACATCTTGTTCGGTTACAGTAATCTTAGACCCCACCTGGCCTTCATCGCAATCGTTTTTAGTAAATTCTTCACTGTATTTACCAGTCCACGTACAATGGCCGTCCCGGTTGGCTATGGCCTGGCCCTGCTGCTCGACGGCAGCCTGAGCGAGCGCGTTAGCCGCCTCCTGGCTTTCGTATGAAGTAAAAGGACCACCGATTACATCATCTTGGTCCACTGTTACCTGCGAACCTACGCCTTCTCCGTCGCAATTGTCTTTTGTGAATACCTTGCTATATACACCAACAAATTGGTTTTTATCTATGCAAGTGCCTTTCTTATTTGCAAGATCCTGTTTCTGTTCTTCCATAGCAGCCTGAGCGAGCGCGTTAGCCGCCTCCTGGCTTTCCCTTGATACAAAAGCATCCGGGTATCCAGCAAGATCCTTTTCAGTTAAATCGACAAAGCTTCCGGTCTGAGATTCAGCATCGCAATCATTTTTCTGAACACGAGCCGAAGCCTTTCCGACGAAATAATTTGGATCAGTAACGCATTCTCCATTCAGGTTTGCCTGATCCTGACCATTTTTCTCTATATCATCAAGAGCTTTCTGATCAGCATCTTCTTGACTTACGTCTGATGTGTATTTACCGGCTTCTACCGTGTAAGTGTAAGGTGCTCCGATAAACCCATCTTCGCAGTCATTCTTATAAAATACTTTCGACTTCTCTACGTTATACCATAAATTGGTTTCACAGGTGCCATGCTCATTAGCATACCCTGGACCTTCAGCTTCCAAGGCTTCCAAAGCCTTCTGATTAGCATCTTCCTTAGAAACAGAAGAAGAGAAACGGCCGGCTTCTACAACGTACTCTACCATAGATCCAACTTCAGTTACCTCACAATCTGTCTTTTGGAACATTTTGGATTTCCTGTCGTTGTACCATTTTATGGTATTGCAAGTGCCATGAGAATTAGCATAGTCTTGACCTTTGGCATTCAACTCGGCTTCAGCCTTACGGTCAGCATCCTCTTGGCTTATGGAAGAAGAGAACTGCCCGGCTTCGATCGTCATCGTAACCAAACTTCCTTCTTCGGTATCAGGATCGCAGTCGTTCTTTCTAAACGACTTTGATTTCTTGACATTGTACCATAATATGGTTATACAACGACCATGCTCATTAACCCAGTTCTGACCATTTTGCTCAATGTCTCTCATAGCCTTGTCATCAGCATCAGACTGAGATATGATAGACGTGTATTTTCCGGCCTCAACAACGTACTCAAGCTCTTCCCCTTTCTCTGTCTCAGGATTACATCCTTCTTTTGTGAAAAGAGCCGACTGCCTTTTATTTCTATAAACTACCTGTTCTTTTTTTTTATGAACTACCGTACATTCTTCAGATACGCTACCATCCCTGGAAGACACCCTTATCTTGACACTTCTGTCGGCCCCAGTATCATTTTCATCAAAGCAAATATTAACCTTACTGTTAAGACTGCCTTCTTTCTTATCTATGTTCGCCCAACAATTACCTACTTTCATTCGCTAATCCTCCATCTTAAATTTTCGGGAGTTGTACTTACGTTGATTACCTCCGGTGATCCATCTGAATCAAGATCAACAACATCCTTGTCCAGGTAAATTTCCTCCTTATCCACAGACTCGCATTCAACTATTTCAATAACATAATCTTTTATATTACTTTCTATACTTAACTGCGTGCTTGTTTCATCACCCTCAATTTGTTCAAATTCCTTATCCAATTTAATGTAAGGAACGACCTTTCCAGGCTGATAAATAGGAATCAGTACACCATTTATAGTTATGTTCTCATTAACTTCATTCTCATCCTCATTGCCAGGCATGGAAACAATCATCGAAACCTGGAACGTGTCTTCAAGACCCGGATCACCAGGGAAACCATAATCAAGCCTAATATCATTGACGTCAATATTAAGACCGGAAGCGGTGGTAAATGCTTTTATGACACCCTTTATATCTTTCTCACCCGTAATAAGGGCATTGATAGAAGCGGCGTTGGTAGTAATAAGGATCTGCTTATCTCCACCAGATATAGGGAACTCCAGCCTGCTAACCGAGACTTCTGTGATTTTAATGCCTTTTTGCCTGAAAGTAATAGCTTTCATACTTTCAGTATCGGATTTCTTCACAATTCGGATAGTGATCCTATCTTCCCTTCCTTTCCAAGATGGAGCATCGAAATTCATTTTATCACGACCGACACCTTCCTTCTTGTCCGAGGTAAGCCAAGAACCATCATCCATCTTATATATTCTTTCTTTGCTCATAATAACCCTCCTTCATTAAAGTGTCAGTTCCCATTCAACGCCATCATCTACCACAACCTGTACCGTAGCCGTACCTCCTGTAGCTTCAAATGTTATGTCAGTAGGAATAACGTCGAATATCTCTTGTACACCTACACATCCTAAGCCGCAGATAATGTCCTTAAACCATTCCTCTTTAGCATATTTTTTAAGAACCTCTTTAAAGAACTCACGAAGCCAATCCGAATCAATGGATTCCTTAAGTATGGTTTCTATTATTTCCTTAAGCCAAGATTCGTGCATTTCCTCTTTCAGAATCTCTTTAATAAGCTCGATAATGGTTTCTTTATCTAACTTATCAGAAGGCACAGAGCCATCAACAAGATTACCCCCACATATAAATCCTTTGCATTTTTCTGCCATTTCTCATCCTCCTAAATTAACAATGGAACCCATAAGAACTATTTGCCTCTTCTCGGTACACGACCCTCACTTCAGCAAATTCATCTTGTTGACACATATCCCGGCAGAACCTAACAGTACGGCCCTGGACTTTATACATATCAGAAGGCACGACACCTCCGCAATAAGACACAAGCAAAATCTCTGCCGGATCTTTCTTTAGAACCACATGAGAAGTACCGTCAAACACTTCTGTATTGACAGATCCACTTACGTTAATACCCCTTGAAACGTATTTGGCTAAATTAGCCAAAGCCCTGTCTAAAGGCATACCATGATACAAACCAGCTTCTTCTATAGTTTCTCCATCATAGAATATGTTAGAAGAAGGAATATTGCAATGATGCGGGCGTTCGCACCCACCATGACTGCCAAAACAACCGTTACCTGTTATTGCCATTATTCAAAATATTTATTTTTTGTTTTAAAAATTCTATTTCCCTATCCTGATATTCCATACGGCATATCATTGCATTGATTAAAGCCGTAAGATCAGATTTCTGAGCCAGACTGAAGTAGCCAGCGTTGATGCCGTCAGCGCAGTACACGCAGTTCGTGCAGGTGTATCCGTCCGGGCATGGCACCGGCGTCTCGTCCACATGTGGAACATATACGTGTTTGCCACTTAAGTCCTTACCAATTTGTGCACTCTTTTCCATTTTGAAGTTGTTTTTCAAGTTTTTCAACCCTTTGTTTTAAAAGCGTATTTTCTTCAACCATCCTATCCAAAAACTTATCTATGTTTTCGAAAACAAGTTCTATATTATGCATAACCTCATTATAAGGCATACCTGGAGTTAATTTGGATATGAATGTCTTGCATCCTGTATAATGAATGCAATGATCGCTTAAATGACCATACGGGCAATCGCATTCTTTTGGAAGAATTTCGCAATTGTCCGTACAGTCATTACACGGATCAGACCCGATACAGATATTAGATCTCAGAATATCAGGTCTGTCATCTTTACAAGTGTTACATGAGTTCATGACTTTCTTTTTTTTTGGTGCAAGATAGTGTTTTTTATCCACACCATCACAAAAAGAAGTCAATCAATGTATTCTATGTTATTATTCGCATTTTTTTCTTTTTAATCCTGTATTCTTTTCCGTACTTTTTTTGACACTCTTTACACATATACTGATAGCCATGACCCTTTATGTAATAAAATTCAGATACAGATTTCACCTCGTTGCATGCATTACATTTTTTTACAGTCCTATCTCTCTTATAAGGCAATATACCATTATCGTTCCAGTCCGATAAAGCTTTGTCGTATGCATTTCTTGCATCTTCAACATCACAAAACACACCTAAATGATATTGTATCTTATTTATCTGAATGCAAGCACCATATTTATTTATCTTCTCAAAGTAATGCACTCCCCTTCCGTATTTTGAAACCTTTGACCTACATATATTCTCTCTATTTGTGAGTTTTCTTAAATTACTAAGATTATTATTTAACTTATTATTGTCTATATGATCTATTACCAAATCATCTTTTACCTTACCATTAAAAGACTCATATACTATCCTATGCACCCTCATTTTGCTCTTTCCACTCTTAGCACTTGAAAGCGTCACCTCCTCGTAACCATATATATTAATACGAGTCTTCATTACAGTTCCTTTTTTAATATTGAAAATAATACCAGTATCACTTACTGCATATATACCTTCATACCCAACAACGTTAATAACTTTCATGTATCAATTATTATATCCACATGGCAAATATAATGATTACTACGATTAAAATAATAAATTATTCGGATTTATTTTATTCGCATTCAGATTACGAGGCGAGCAATTGCCATTGTTCGCATTACCGCCGAAACGAGCAGCCAATTCTTTTTAACCTTTTTCTCAACCGTTATTTGCTATTTCAGAGGTCAGATCCCAATGTAAGACTTGTTAGCAGACTAACGGATTTCATTGAATAAATTTTTATTGTTTATAATGTTAACTATCTCTGTTGTCTAATGACATTGCAAATGTATGTATAATATTTTATAGCTACAAAACAATTTGTATTAAATATTTTAAATTTTTTGTTTTGTAGCTATAAAATATTATATTAACAAGATACGGCTGCGCCTTATCGCTGCGCTTATGATGGCTGCGCCATCAATGGGTTACACCCATCAAACCTGCGGTTGACTGACGTCTAATAACAACTGGGCAAGGCCGCAATAGCTGCGAAGCGTAGTAGAAGTGGCGTGATGCGCATCCAGATAACGAGGCGAGCAATTGCCAATGCTCGCAGTACCGCCGAAACGAGCAGCCACTCTGGACTTTATACCAACAGATGAAGCCCAGTAGCAATTGTCCCATGTATAAAAGCATTCTCCTGTTCCGATACTTCCCCCTTTTTTATCCTTCCATCCGGTATAAGGGATACGATGTAAAACATGACCATCTCCTAAATTCTGGGTAGTTGCTATCTTTTTATATTTAGATTCAAAATTAAAAACCTCACCATTATTTATAGTAAACCTTTCCTCATATGTCCATTTCTTTTGATCTGGCTCTATATAAATATCAATAGTATTACCTATTCGAGTGACATTAGGATCATTTAAACAAGTCCCTACCTGTTCGTATCCTCCTCCACAATACCTAAAGACATCTCCAGACAAATTCATGCCATCGTACAAAGACATCCTTAAAATAACTTCCAAATCAAATTCTGCCGGTTCGTCATTTTCGTTTAAGGCTGATATAGTGCCGGTCATTTCCTTAAATACAATAACATTCATATGACCTTCAGCCATACTCTTGGCTCCCTGGACGTTCTTATACCAGTATTTTCCTCCATAAAAATCAAACTCTGATCCTTCTTCTACGCCTGTCTCGAATGCAAAAGAAGCCGCCATCTGGCTTTCCATGCACTGTTCTTTAGGATACTCTGAATTTATGAGGTAAGAGAAGTGAGTTTTTTTAGTAGGTTCATAATGGATAATAGAAGAACTGTTGTTCCATGTGGCATACATCCATGTATCTTCTCCTTTTTTACGGTATTTCAATCCTCCGTATTTATGGTAATTAACATCATTACCTACCCCGGAGTTACTTGATATCCCTGATCCAAAAGTATCTGGATTAGCTAAGTGTTTAGTACCGTACAGCATTTCAAGGTATATGATATAAGCATTTAAGGTCAAGAACCCACCTTCAGAAAAAGGATAAGAAGATTCAGGATCTACGTTATTAACCCTCGAATACTTCGCTATATTGATTCGATTTACATCATTGCTTCTCGGATAAGTTCTTCCATTTAAAAACATCGTGCAGGCGTTACCAACTCCGGCTCCGGATTTACAATTTGTTTCTCCTTCATACAAGAAAAAGAAAGATCTTGCCTTGGAGTCTACTGTACATACCGGTCCAGGAGATAAGGCCGTGGGTGGCAGCACAGGGCACGTCTGGCGCAGGTCAAGTCCGTCCAGCATAGGAACCGTGTCTGCGTCGTACACACCAGACCATATTTTCCCGCTTTTACCAACTACCTTATCAGCTACATATAGACTCTTGCTACATCCTAAGAATATGCTATAATTCTTTGAAGTAGTCTCCCAAGGTCTTAAAATCCTTACCTCTGATCCTGATACATTATAAAGTTTTTGACCAATACCATACTCTTCGTAAAAAGCCTTGGCGTCAAATGCTCCGGCATCACAATACTTATTTTTATGACCGTTATCCAAATACAGTTCCACATCGCATTCGGCTCTCATTTCCTCGGTTATGCCCACCGTAGGAGCAAAATCTCCGTTTTCAAATCTAAGGAGATTATTCTTACGAAGCTTTCCTACCGGACGCACTTTGTCTCCGGTATTTTGAGTCATGTCTATAAGGTAAAAATCCCAAGAAGGGAGAAGGCTTTTGTCGCCAACTGATTCCGTGGCTTCTGGAGGAAGCTGATCCTCAGCCCAAGCGGATGCCGATCCTGAAGCACCTTCTTTAAGAACGTTGAAAGTATTACCATCAGACAAAACAAAAGGCTCAGATTCCTCCCCTTTCTTCGATAAAAACTTTTCCCTTTTACCAACTTGATTAACGACGATGTTCTTCTTAGCCTTATTCCCTTCATCGGAAATAGTGTAATTCAAAGTCGTATCAAGACCTTCATTTATTTCAGAAAACACCGACACCAGTTTATCATTCTCACCTTCTGTCGGATTAAATTTTACGTTGCTCATTTTCAAAAATCAAATTTGCATTCATCAACAACAGGCTCGCATTTGGTATTTTCATTAACCCATTTCATGCCCTCTTCTTCCAGTATCTTCTTAGCCTTTTCATTGGCATCATCAACGCTAATGAAAGACGTTACGGTACCGGCGTATATCCTCCTGTATTTCTCAGGAGCCTTCCATCCTTCCTTACAACGTTTACTAAACCAACTATGTTGATCTTCGTTGTAATAAACGGTTTTACATATTCCAGATTCGTTAGCGGCAGCCTGCCCCTCTTGCTCAAGGATCCTCGCAGCTTCGTAATTAGCTATTTCGGTACTAAACTTAGACCATACACGCCCGGCCTCTACCACGTGATGTGTGGGTTGTTCTTGTTTTTGACCATCAGGACAATCATTTTTAAAGAAATCCCCTTCCTGTCTTGTGTTATAATATACCTCGCAACAGCCACCTACTTTATTAGCATACAACGGACCTTCTTTCTCCGCAAACTCTTCCGCTTTCCTATCTGCATCATCCTGGCTTATATCCGAACAAAATTCAGCCTCATGAACGATAAACGTTTCTTCAGAACCAAGATCTTCCGGACAATCCGATTTCTTGAAAGCTTTTCTGTATTCTTTGTTGTAATACATCTTTTTCATGACAAGATCTTATTAAGTTCTTCTTTGAATTTATGAATCTCGTCCGGACACAACCCACATTCCCCTTCACAGACGATTCTTCTCATACGATCTATTTTAAAAACCGTATCCATATCAGGCTTAATACCTACCTTATACTTATGATATTGTAGATACTGATCAGCCTTACATGCTATAAAACGATCAGCACACTCACATAAGTAAGATGAAGGGAAAAGAATTTGCTGTGTACTTCCGGTAGCTGCCATATCACCTTGACGTAAAATACCTGGCGTATTCTTTATTTATGTATTCAGAATAAGTAGCAAGATCATCCGGATCCGGGCACTCGTTCTTCAAATTAACGATCCAGCCTCTTACCAGTTTTTGAATATCAGCATACCTTTTACTTACACCTCCTACAAACCTGAACTTGCGATGAAGGTCTATGATTTTCTTGTCCAATACAGCAAGTTCATCATATTTCTGAATACAAGCCGCATTAGAATCAGCTTTAGGTGTCGTATTCGACTGAGGCTTTATAGCCCGACTTTTATTAACAGAAGCAATGTTGCTTCTTCCGCATCCACATCCCATAATTTATTGATATTTAATTTATTATATTTTGCAACCACAATTTTCACAATTATTGAGAACGTAAATCAATTTAGATGCTTTTTCGTATAATTGTTTTACGTTTTCAAAATTCCCTAATCTCATATTAGCTTCAGCCGCAGCCAGCAGAAACTCTATTTCTTTTATTTTGTCAATAACGTCATCATCCTCATGATCACATAACACAGTTGACCTGGCCCATATCTTATCTATGTTAAGACGGATCAGATCTGTTTTTAAATACTTTCTATTAAATGAATAAGAGGAAGGACTGCCTTTTATGGTAATATCGTATATACCATCTTTCAGGTTTTCAAAATCATTTCCGCGACCCGGATTTATGCCAAGAGTCTTACTGTTGAATACATTCAACTGATTCTTACCAAGATAATAAACATACTTATTCTCGTCTTCAGGTGGTACAATCTCTATAATAGCCGGTCTGTCTGCAAGTATCCCCCATTCCGACTGATCGGCTATGCGAAGCGTTTTAGGGTTGTTGGTGCTTATAACCTCAAAATCAAGATGGATGTTGTTCATACTCTCCTCCCATCCCATTCTGGTAAGGGAATCATCGTATCTGGCTGTTATATCAGCTCCCTCTACTTCAGTACTATTAACACGTACCTCGGTACCATTTATCTTAACTCCTACTATTTGGGCCACCAATGACTTAGCCATACCAAACATAGGAACAATAATTTCCCCATTATAATCAGTTCCTTCATTTGGATACTGTACTACTTCCGTCTTGTACAGGCCGTCATTTCTTCTGGCTACTATTCTAATAACCATCTGATTTTCCACATCGTAGTCGGTCATTACTATCCTGACATAGAAAATGTTATTTCTTATCTGTGGTAAAATATCAATGTAATTCATTTCCTTCTCTTTTTCTACAAAGATATAGAAATGAAGCGATAAAACACAACACTGACGTATATTGTTATGGAGAGCAAGAACCCTACCCGCACATTCGAAGATCTATTCCGTATTCCCGGAATATGTCGTCGAAGGATATATCTTCGTCAGAATAATACACTTCGCATATCTTACGGTACTTTTTCAATGCCGAAATATACAAGCTCATCATGTTCTTGCCTTTTATTTTCTTAATGGCTTTAGTGATGACCTCTTCAGTAGATGCGCTCATTAGGACATTATTGAAGAAGGTCCTAATATTGCAACCAAATCTTTCTTTAACCCTACTCCTAAATAGCCGATACAAAGTTATGTTCTTCAACGTATTCAAACCATTATTCTTCAACCTTTTATTCAATGACTCAACAGCTTTATCAGAAAAACATGTACGATTCTTCCCTTCTCCATCTACGTATTCAGAGAACCAAGAATGAAGAGTTCCTGGATTTTTCATTATTCTGCCAATAAAAGAATCAATGATGTAAGTTCTAAGATCTCGTTTATGAGCATGGCAGGCCGCTATTTTCTCCTCCCTATTTAATGACATGTCAAGACAACGAAAAACGCGGCAACTTTCATCTATGAAATATTCGGGGTGTTCTTTCTTAAATTCCTCACGATAAGCCTTGTATCCTACTTTTCTAAGGTGAGTTATCTGTGAGTTTATATAGAATCTAACACACCTGTTCTCGGTCTCCTGAACCTTTGTACTATATGGAACTGATCGACGGCCGTATATAAGATAATCGTACACCATAGCCTCCACAAAATCATCATACGGGAAATAACGACCAAATCCGTAGTTCCAAACAATAAAACAACGCACTCGATCTTTCCAGTAGTCGGTGATTACAAAATTACTGCTATGTCTTAAATTGAACTCTTTTTTAAAGAAATGACCTGTTTTGCTATCATAATTAAGATTAAAATACCTTAAATTTCCTAAACATTGACCTTCCGGTCTACGCACTACATTATAGCTAAAATGGTTATACTCATTGCGTATAACCTCTAAAGGTGAGACCGACTCTTTCTTAAGAAGTCTGTCGTGAAGCTTGCGCCCGTCTGATATTTGGAGTATATTCGCCATATATTTGTCTTTTGGAGCAAAAGTAACAAAATTATTTATTGGCTCCAAATTTTACTAAAAGCTTTTAGCCTGTCCTTGGTTTGAGAAAATAAGGGACAGGTCTTTTTTTTGCACCTAATCGCATTACGGCAAAAACGGTACCGAATAGCGATAATCCTGTAATATGCTGAGCATCAGCGTGGACCAAGTTATCTTGAATAAAAACAGTCCCGATTTTATCGTTCCCGCTTTTATTATTTATTCCCTGAATTATTATTCATCTTGTTTTAATTAATTATTGGTTATTCATATTATTTTAACTTTTAAGACCTTATTCTTTATTCCTCATAATATGGAGTGACTGAAACCGAATCGACCGAAGGGAGTGAGGTGAAGGAACGTATTGCCCTATATATTGTTTGGCTTATTGTTTAATCCTTTAAGTGAACGAATATCGTGACCGTAGGGAGCGATATGAGAGAACATATCAATATTAATTTAATATTTAGCGAATTGATGCCGAATTGAGCGAAGCGAGTGAGGCAGATATGAGCTTTTTCTTAAGACCATGAAGTAGCCAGTGGATAAGCGGGCAGGGCAGATAGGCGAGGCTGTAGTGTGTCGTAGCGCATGACAGCCCATACAGCAGAGCAGGTCCCTTCAGGCCTCAGCACGAGGCAGGCTGTGTAGGTTGCAGGGTAGGGATTGCCGTTGCAGGATAGAGCTTCAGGATAGGCGTAAGACAGGCTTTTCTGTCTTATCTCAGTGGCTTCTTACCATATCCTATAAAATACACCCATACTCAAACAAGGAGAAAAACCATCTTTAGACAATCCGTATCCGGCGGTGATTCCTAATCCCCACCGTCTACTTTTTTCGTATATTATTTCTCTTTTGTGGTAGATTGTCATCGTATCTAAATTTGGTCGGTATCCACTTATTACCGCTCTATAATCATCCGTCTGATACGTTTTTCTTTGAATTGGGATATTGATATAAACAGTGTCTTTTATCGTATCTTTTTCAACTATAGCATCCATAGGGAAAGGTATTTCTACCTCCCCTACGTCAACTATATACTGAGGAACAGGAATAGGTTGGATAATGGTATCTATTATCGTATCTATTTCTATATCGTGTATTATTTCTTTCTTCTTACATGTTTTACCAAACAAGAAAGATATAAAACACAGTAGAAGAACTCCTAACACATACCTGGCTCTCATTTTTTGCAAACACATCTTTTGCCCTCCTTATCTTCATCTAAAAGTTCTTGTATATCACCGTTATTGATACTTTCTTTAAGCTCTTCTCCGAATGGAACTTTTTGCCACCAACTTACTTTGCTAAAGAAATACTTAACGCCTTTTACTATCATCAAATCAGGTGCAAGGTCACCGAGGCGCTTGAATGCCATTCCACCATATAATATTAAGGCGAATATCGTAATCCACTGAAGAAGCATGTCTATAAACTCTGGGGATTTATGCCCTCCCATAGACATAATAAGATCCATTCCGGATATGGTAAACAACCCGAAAGAACAGGCCGCGAACTCAAGAAGGATTTTCAAAACTCCCATTTCGCTTATGCATGTCAATGTCTTAAAAGGCCTCTTTCTCTTTCTTCGGATATAGCAGTGTTTGATACTTTTTATAGTAGCTAACAAAAGATTTATAGCTAATATAAACAATATAGAATATATAAGGTGGTGAATCTCCTGGAAATTCATCCACAATGCTGATAATCCGGAAATGAGAAAAGCCCAGAAACTTTCTAAATTCATCCTTCCTACAAATCTGTAAGCCATATTAGAACATAGTTACTTTCTTGCTACTTCCAAGAGAGTCATATACGTCAATATGGACCCAATTGGTACCTGATTCTAATCTAATGGGACAAGGAAGTAAATCCTGCGACTGAATTATTTTATTCCTTGTCTCTTCTGCTGTCATACCCTTGGCATCAAAATCGATGGCTGCCCCAAGCATATGAGGACTGATATACAAAGACCCTGATACGGTTTTGGATTTTACTATATCCGAGATATTGTTCCTAAACCCACGTTCATCAAACCTTCCGCCCGACTTCCAGGTATTAACCGTCATCGGAGTTTTCAAGATGTCTTTCCTTAAAACCAGTATCGTGTGAAGCAACTCAGTTCTTAAATACCTCCAGCAAAGATCTTTGTCTCTACCGTATTCTTTAGGACCAACTAATTCAACAATACTAAAATACTGACTCAATTCTTTTATAATATCTTTTCTTTCCATAACTTAACCTTTTTCACAAAGATAATCAGAACCTTACCAAATATTAAAATAAGCAGAATTTGGATTAAAGAAAAACCCCTGCATAAATAAATATACAGGGGTTATCCATAACATTAACAACAAATCACGACCTAAACAACCCTCACGTATCCTGCTGATACAAGATCAGAAAGATTCTCGTAAGCCAAAGGGATGCCTGAATCTCTTATGCAAAGATACTTAATTTCTTTGTCTATGTAATACTTTCCGTTCTCTAAAATAGAATTATATACCCAAGGAATAGGATCGTCTACGGTACCTGAATGCTTTTCTTGAACAACCATATACAGACTTTCGGCTCCACCTCCCTGGCCAGGAACCCAATCAGCTTGTAGATTGTGATTTTGCCTTACTTCAAACAAAGTCCAATCCAAATCCGAAGGTTTGTTTTTACTACGAAAACGCTGCCCCTTTACAACAGCAGTTCCCATAGGAAGACCTTTGTCGCCATAAACTCCATCCTTATCCCAAATAGGATACAATCCTTTTATCTTAAGAGCCAGACTCTGGTCAGTATTCTCCAACATAGCCGGCGTATTGATCATCGCCCTCATGTACATGGCTGTAGCCTTCTCCGGATCGTTAGCTTCAAGGATCTTATTTTTTTCTATTATCTGATCCTTTGTCCTTACCAACTTCTCAGGATAGCCTTCATCTACTTTCATAGACTCAACTTCACTCCTGTTGGTTTTAGAAGCTATTTCCTTTTCTATGGCAGCAGTACGATCATCGCATTCAGATTCATATACATGCATTTCATTCATTGCCGTATTAGCAATATCAAGCTCGTATTCTGAATCTGCTACAGATACGGTGTATATCCCGCTCCCTTTTGCTACATCAATATCGTTTTTAACCTTCTGCCTCATGCTGCTGTTATACCATATCTGTTTACCATCCAAGCTATAAGAGCGGACAGCATCAGAATAAGCATATTCCCTGGCCTCAGAAACTTTCTTATCCTTAGCCTTGGCAAGCAACTCCTCTTCAGTTGGTCCAGGAGGCTCCGGGTCAAGCTGCATGGCAATAACTTCTTTCACACTCGCATCAGGATTGTCTTGATGGAATTTTTCTTGATCGGAGTCAAGTTGAACCCATTTACCATCTAAGAAATCTTGGTAAGAATACCCTACTTCGTAAGAAGAAGAATCCAACTCGTATCCTTCCCAGTAAAAACCTTTTACGTTTTTATTTACATAAACCATACTCTATCCTTTCTGTTAAGCTTGTTCACCTACTCTGATAACTAACTTATCATTAATATACCAGATACTTAATTCTATAAAACTATTGGCCGGTATCGTAACACTGTCACCTGACATGCTCTGGAACTGGCCAGAAGTAGGAAGCGGCTGTGTGATGTCCATGCCGGAGGTGTTGTTGACCCGCACCTGCCACTCCCTCCCAACATACTTAGAAGATACGGTCATAGACAGATTCGTAGCAGAAGCGACGTTGGCTATGATATTATGAGCACCTTTTGGTAAATTTGCCAATGTTGTAACAACCTTAGGGGGCATAGCCATAAAATTCAAATAAGACAATATCGTATTAGACAACTGAACCATATTTTTCGTAGCCTCATATGTCTTATCTTGAATAACAACAAAAGTCCCCACCTGAATTTGTATATCATATTCAGATGCGCCTACCGCTGAGTCGGCATTAGAAAATGAGGCAAATACTATTTTTAATTTAAAATTATTTTCAAAATCATTACCTTCTAAAAAATAATTCAAATAATAATAATCACCATCTAACTTACCTAACGTAATTTTATTATTGTAAGCATCCAGGACCTTCCCAAACGAAGCTTCATCAAGTGTTCCTAAATTACCAGAAAATATGGATAAATCAAGATAATTCGAATCTACTCCGGTACTTACCATACCAAGTGATTCAAGCACCTTAGTTCCACCTTCTTCAGTAACCAAAATATATTCGTTATACACGTTTTTAGTTTCTGTAGATGCCACATCGTCTTTTACAAGATACATGACATTATCCTTCGCCTCTTCAACAGTAGGAAGTTTGCTAACAATTTGCTTCTTCCACCCTGCCGCCGAAACAGCATCATCTATGTACTGTTTTGTTACATGATCTCCCCATGTCATATTACTAAGGAGAGTCTTGTTACCGTCTTGACTTCCGGCAGGGGGAGCCGGGATGAGGCCTCCCTTCCCCGACTCCGAACCTGTTCCAGGAGCAGCCTGCACCACATTCTCAAGTCTGGAATCAACCTCCTGGCCTTCGAATTTACTGTTATAACCTATTTCTGCCATATTTATTTTTTGTTAATTTTATCCAACAACTTCTTGATCTGGTCTACGATATCCATCACCGCGCCAACCTTGTTTTTTACGTCCTCAACCTTCTGATCGATCTTAGAGTCCAAAGCCTTTAAACGGTCTTCGTTTTTACGATACACTAAATACAGGGATAAACCGATGATTGCTATCGTAAGGATATTAGCCAAAACGCATCCGATTATTATCTGAAACATGATGATTATATGGTAGATAACGCTACCACACGCTTTAATTATTCAACTTTTTACAAATATAGCAATTGTCCCAACCATAACAAGATCAAAGACGCTCGTCATTAACATCAGACACCCATTCTTTAGATGAAAGAATAGATTCAAACTCAGAAGAAGGGCTGTCATATACCGGATACGGATATTGAGGTTCGTCATCAGCCTGCATATCTAAAGAATTGAATAGATGGTCATAATGATCTATATGTAAAATAACCTTAGAACCGTCTACGCTCGCTCTTGGGCTACCTATTCCTAATTCACGCCTCTTTTCTTCAGATACGGAATCATATACTTCTTTTGGTATGATAATGAATTTCATATTACTTTGATTTTAAAGTTTGTAAATAGTTATATGCTTTGATACAATCTTCCCTGGAGAGGACTGTAGGATAAATCGCTAAGTTTTTGAAAGCAATTTTAGTATATACGTTACCTGAATATCCTATAGTTAAGAAATTTTTACTGGTAGATTCCGTTTCTTCATTATAAATAGATTCTTTCCAGTCTTTTGAATAAATCCTGCCATCAGAACAAATTGCATTAACGGTATTTTGATCGGGAATCAAATTATTTCTACCATTTTTTATGTTAATAAGTATTGGATTATAATTATAAATGACTATACTATCAAATTTTACAATACCAGCATTGTCATTTTTCCCTGTATTTATAAGCTCCCAATCTCCTATTACAGTCCAATCATTACCCATTTCAAATGTAGACGAAGTTATCTTATCATCCACCCCATCAGTAACCAGGTATCCTTCGTATTCGGGGATTTGCTCTATGGTGATATCACAGGTTTCTTGTATTTTATCTAATGTAAATCCATACCAATCTCCATTTGCTTTAAATAAAAAAGACGGTAATGTATAAATTCCATCTTCTGATATTTTGTATATCTGTTGTCCTTCAGAAGTTACTTGTTTATAGGATAGAGTTTGACCATCTTTCAGTCCATAAACTTTTATCTTATAAGAAGGAACTGTAAAAGAAGGTTGTTCAGGATAGGATTGATAATATAACTGTGTAGACGCAACTTTAACTGAAGTTATATTTACAGAATAACTCGTCCAAGTTAAATCCGCTCTATCAGTAGATTGAACCCATCTACCACCAGCATAATTCTCAGCATACAACCCATACCCACTCCCTTCTGCAAACCCAAAATTCGACAGTATAAGATCATTACCATTGCCCGTAATGTTGGCAATAGTAGCACGATCTTCGTCCTCGTTGGTTTTGCCTACCGTTGTCCACGCTTGGTCGGGAAAGAGCCAGGGATATTGCTTTTTATACCAATCGAGAACCTTTTCATCGTCTTCATCGGTAGAGAAATATCCATTACAGATTGTTTGACCAGCAATAGCTGCTTTAGCAAAAGATGCATAAGTTGCATTCTTCCATAAATAATATAGCCCAGCGTTTTCCACCCAGTCCCCACACGTACCTGTTACAACTTTATTAGTTAATAAGTTCTTAATACATATATTATTACCATTTCGTTTACAAGCAAACAAATTAAGCCCATTAACAAAATCAGCATTTATATAATAGTTATTACCCGCTATAAAAGTTACATAAACCAAAGACGAATATTGCATGGAAAAAGTTTTTTTGCTATCAGCTCCACACAAAATCATATTTCTTGTCGGATTATTCTGAAACGGAATAAACGCCGTGTACACCGTATAGGTATCCTCGAAGTTAAGCTCCTTCTCTGTAACCGCAAAGTCGTCTACTCCGTCACCGAGGATAAAGCCTGGGTAGAGGGGAAGGATTTCAATCGTAAACTCTCCTCTGGTTGCTCCATATCCGTTATAAAAATATACAGGTTTACCAACTTCAACTACTGCTGAATTAACAGTATATATGCCATCTTTGTCCCATGTACCGTAGACAGTATTCGTTGTTCCAAAAAAAGCTAATGTTAATTTATTTCCAGGCTGTAACCCCGTTACCCTAAACGTAAAATTCATGTACTCAACACTAGGTAGGCTAGCTATAAAGACATAATCATCTAATGTGAATTTGTAGAATGTTTGGTAATTTTCATCGCCATACCCGCCAACCCCGGACATCCCTTTCCAAGCGAAATTTTTCAACTGTAGATCGTGTCCATTGCCCGTCTTATCAGCCCATACGGGATTGGCAGCCATCTGTTCATTGGTGAGACCGGAAGCAGAATATCTGGCTACGATACCTTCTATATCCGGGAAGGAGTCTGCATTGCATGGCAGATCTAATATCATTTTCGCATACTCTTTAAAAGGTATGGAAGTAGGTACATCATACCCTTTGGATATAAGGGCTTGCCTTATATCCTCTTTGGTATTTATGATCCTCATTAACTTATCTGATATGGTTCCCATTACACTTCCTCCCCATTTATGTAATCTAATACCGAACCTATGTCTCCGATGTCTGATTTTATTGACTCTCCTTGAGAATGTATTTCAATAAGTTTCTGATATAAGGTGTTATCCCCTATACGATTCTTATCTGTAGCTTGTTCTTCTATCTTAGTTATCGTATCAGGATCCTCGTACTTAACGCCATCAGGACCATACCATTCGTCTGTTAAATTCGTGTATTTATGACGGACTGGAGTCGGGTTAGACTCCAGTGTTACTAAAAAATATTCGTTACAGCTCATGACAATAAGATTTAATGGTTACAACAATTGCATCTACAAACTGTTCTCACGTAGCCAGAGGGAATGACGGTCAGCTCCGTTCCTACGGCTATCGCTGGGTCAGTGCTTTCCATGACCGTCAGCGCCATCTTGTCCACGTCAAGGTCGTTGTCGTAAACGATTTCCCCCTCAACGTAAATGCTCCCTGCATCAGAAACGTAGCAGTTTTTGACCTGTCTTATATGGCGCTGTGTAGCAGACGCAAAATCACACTCGATACTTAACCACCCTACCGGTATCTGATCGATATTGGATCCGATATTGTAATCAGGGTCGGTTGTTTTAAGAACCATATGTCTTAATTCCCTCGTATTTCCGTATCCGTCCATTGTTATGTATGTCCGGATCTGAACCTTGCCCTTTTCCGTCTTATAACAGTTTTCTACTATTTCTGTATCGGATGTAGTAGCATCAGGGAAATCACAAACAATACGCTGCCACCCTTCTTGTATTTTGCTGAATGTGGCGCCTCTTTGTATATCAGGGTCGGTAGTTTCTAAGACAATAAGATACTCGTCCCGGACTCCTATTATGCTATCTACCGACCTGTATCCACCAAGATGTATTTTACCACCAGGAGTAGTGTAACATTCATCTACGGACATAATATGTCTTTCTGTAAGATCAGGGAAGTCGCATTCGGTTTTCGTCCATTCGTTAGGTATCTTATCTATTCTCGTCCACTGAGGATAAGCATCATCTGTTGTCTTAACAATATAATAATACTGCTCCCTTACACCAAGAACGGCATCAACAGCTTGATAACCTTTTATATTGACTTTACCACCATCAGTCTTATAACATTCGTCCACTTCAACAATTTCCCGGTCCGTCATGTCAGGAAAATCGCAGACCATCCTCACCCAATCTTCGGGAATGGAATCCAGCACGGTTCCTACCTTAATATCAGGATCAGTTGACTGAAGAACGGTGTAAATCTCTTCCCTGGCTCCAAGGATGTTATCTATGGCTACCAAACCTTCTACTTGCACTTTTCCTTTTTTAGTAGTGTAACATTCAAGAACGTAAGTTACGTCTCGTTCTGTCATGTCAGGAAAATCACAAACCATTCTAACCCAATTTTCTGGAATTAGCCTGAAAACATGGCCGGCAGGGAAATTATCGTCCGTCGATTGAATAACGGTATAAATAGACTCCCTGATATTTATCTTATCATCTATGGCTTCTAATCCTTCTATTTCAACCTTACCATCCGGAGTCTTATAACATCTGTTGACGAACGTAATGTCGCGTTCTGTCATATCAGGAAGATCACAGTCTATCATAACCCATTCGTCCGGTATTTTAGTAAGAACCTTGCCTACCGGATTATCCATGTCAGTACTGTCGGTAATTCTATGGGTTTCTTTAAGAACATCCATCTGATCGTTAAGAAGATACCAACTCCATACTTCGACCTTTCCACCAGGTGTACGGTAACAGGTTTTGAAATCTTTGATAACTTTCTCAGCTATGTTAATCCACTCCCATTCGGTTGTGGCCGGAATACCAGAAACAGGATGCTTCTTACCTTCTTCGTCAAGATACCAATAACAGCCATTTAAGGACACAACCACTTGGTAGATTTTGTCCCCTATTTTTATACCGGATTTGCTGTCATCTACCGGTTGGGAGGAACCCCATTTTCCAACTATGTTGGTTATTTTATCAATGCCCCTACCTAAGGCACCGGATAAAAAATCCACGCCATTCATATGAAACTAACTTATTTCAAATTGTTTTATTACAAAAAAGGGGGTGGAGGACCAGCCTCCTCCCCCTTGGGATATATAGAAAAAAGGAAAATCAAATCTTGCAGGGCTTGATATTTGCCGAAGCAGCTAACAAGTCCATAAGGTCTTGAATACCTTCGTGAGCGCCATACGGTACATGGAAGTGTACTGTAATATGATCATCAATTACCCTACCGAAGCCATTAGAGTAACGTGCCGGCTTCAACGTTACTGAATAATCAGCATACGGAGCCAACAGGTCTAAGCGAGTTTCTTCGTTGGTAAACATCCGTTCCATAAGTTCTTGGTGAGTCTTACGGAAGTCGAAGAACATACGTTGTTCGCGTTCTTTATCCAGCAATTCAGCGCCGAGGTGAGTACGCGGAGCCCAGTGCTGTTTGTATTCGGTGTGGATCGGGTTGAAGTACGTACTTATAGCCTCGCGCTGTTCATCCGGATAACCGCCATTTACAGCAATACGAACAGATCCTTCTTGGAATGTCAGACGGTCAATCAAACAGTCGGACGGAGAAATCATGTAGTCAATACCACGGAACAAGATACCGCATTTGCAGTTCTTAGGAATCGGATCGGCGATAATGGACTGATCTCCTGCTACGGCACCCAAACGTTTCCAGTTACGTCCACGATAAGATTCGGGAGCTTTAGATACGAAGAAGTCTTTGAAAATTTTATCGCATTCGTCGCAAACCATGTTAGTAACGACCGTTGTTTTGAATTTGTGTTGACATCCACCAGGTGTACCGTAATCTTCGATTGTCAGATACGGGAATGCTGCCTGCAATTCTTCTTTAGCACTGTTACCACATTCATCATCCGGCAACGTAATTTCATAAGCTTCTTTCGAAACCTTACAAGAACCACATGCTTCCCAGCTAACGGTAGTAACAGTAGGATTGCTACACATATCTGCTGTTTTAGCAACGAACGTTACTGTGGCAGTCGGATTAGTTTCTACAAATGCATCGATATCAGCCTTCGTTAGTTTCTTGCTTACGGCCACAGTGTACATACCTACGCCGCCATCTTGGGCTGCTGTTTTCTTGGCAGTGCTACTAACGGCATTCTTAATGCTTTCTACTACAGTGGACTGATCAACACCATCATCCTCTAACGTTACGGCATAAATCAAACCTCCGTCCACTTTAGTATATCCGTCAGGGCACTCTTCGCAGCCTTTCATGATAGAAGACAGCTTTTGAGTATAATCAGAAGGCTTACCATCTTCTTTCATCACCTGATATTTAGATGTAGAAAGATGACGTCCAACTCTCTTGATATCCAAACCAGGATAAGCAGCCTTAAGCTGAGCCAGGGCATAAGCATCACCGGTATCACACATTTCCATGCAATAGAAATTCATGTCGGTTTCCACCGGAGTTTTTTCCATTTCATTGCAAGAATGGATAGGATGAATTTCTACAAAATCACCCACCTTGCCACCACCTGCAATCGGCTGATTCTTGATACGTTCGATTGTTTTCAGAATAGCAGCCAAAATATCAACATCTTCGCAAGGATCACATTCTGAGCATATATCCTCACGACCAGGACAGTTTTCGAAAATGATGTAATCATCGATATTCACCTCACCCATCGGATAACCACGAAGCTCAAACAAACGTCCTGTCAGCTTAATATGGATAGGAATACGATCGCCTTTTCTTGCTGTAATAGCTGTACTGTCGTCAATTCCGTTATAACCGAAAATAACTTCATCTACTTTAATTTCTTTGCTCTTCGGAGCAGAAGCATACACTTCTATAATTTCATCAATAGCAAACGTAGGTGTAGAGAATGATTTATCATCAGATACACGGTCGTTCACCATCTCATTACGTCCGATTCTGATCTGGAAACGCTGTTCGTCCTTACGATAACCTTTCAAATCTTTCAACGCTTTCAAACCATCTTTAGTCTGCTCACCATCCAAATCATAGATAGCGATCTGACCTTCTTGAAGCAACAAAGAATCTACGTCCGCCAACTTAGCGTGCGGAGGACAGATAATGTGTCTGTCATACGGTTTATGGATAGCCATAGCCTTATAATATTTTAAAAATTAATATTCTGTTATCTGTCTCAAAAATAGTGATAGTCATATAAGCAACAAAAAGCATTATGAATTAATTAATTCTTAATGCTTTTTGATAATCTTTAATTTAGGATATGCCTTTCTTCTGCTACAAAGGAGATTGGACGTTGTTTGAATCTATTTGATAACGTCCGTATTCGCTTTCATTCAAAGCAAATTGCTTTTCAATCATGTTAAGGATAATACCAATTAATTTATCATCTAATTCAGGATCTATATCAGTTGAATTAGAACCATCGGATTTAATATATCCTTCGATGTCAACTTCCTTCGGATAGCGGTAATATGTAAGGTAAACGGTGTCTACATCAAAACCAGACTTATACACCCTTACCGAATCTTCGCCTATTGTATAGAATGTTTCCCTAAAATCAAAATCAGGTTTGTTAAAAAAGTCGGCAAGAAGCTCATGCGGGTTTTCGTTCTTAGCTTCCCACATGGTAAAATCAGTGACCGTGCATTCACCTTTGGTAAATACGCCTGATATGTTTGAAAAAGAGAAGAAATCAGAAGGCAATGAAAACAAAGTGCTTTCCGGATTATCTTTATCTCCTTTCTCATCAAGTTCTTTCGAATACACAACCAGCTTTTGGATATAACGTATATCCTCTTCATTTTTCTTATCAAGGATATAACGAACAAGGCGGTTTTGTTCGTCATTAAAAAGCTGAACAAAACGTGCCTTGTCAAGTTTTATACCACCGTTGGTCATGTTTTCTTCAGCCTTCTGTAAGGCCCGAAGATAACAATCAACGATTTTCATAAATTATTCCTTTTTATCAGCGTATTGATCAACATCAAAACCTTTCTCATCTTCCTTTTTCTTCTTGTCAGACTTAGTGCCTTCTATTTTTTTATGCTTGTTCTTTAAAGCATTATATGCTTCCAGAACACGTGACTTGGTTTCTAACATAGACTTATTGGAAGCAAGAGCCATAGATGCAGAGATGGCGTCGGCGCCCAGGAGCTCGCCATTCAGATACAGTCCGTCGGTGTTGACGGTGACAGCCAGGCCCTCAATCATTTCCCTGATCATACGATGGAATTTAATCACCTGCATCCCTTCGGAAGATTCGTCGTCAGATAAGAACCTTGAGCTTGCTTCTTTATACATATCAACGTTCGTATTCTTGGCGTCAATCCAATTAGTGAATATGTATTGAACCATGCTCTGATCAAGCTCTACGCTGTATATGATGTCAAGATACAAAAGCAGATCGTAGATGCTTTTCCTTTCAGCCTCTGACCCTTTCAGCTTGTTCATAAACTCATATAAAATATCAGCCTTGTCAATCTGACGTTGTTTCCTGATATCTACGGCCGTAGTCTTGTCTTCTACACAATAATAAGATTCGACATACATCGGATTACCATCTTCCTCTTTAGGAGTAAGAGACTTGGACAAAATAGCTATATACAGCTCAAATAAATCACGAACGTCATTAGTGTAGAACAAACGACCATCATACAAGTCAATTCTGTAAGAATCCCAGAAATCGAAATTCTTTTGGTCCAGGTCCTCATTGACAGTTTCTTCAAACGGATACCGAATATTCTTAATACGCATATCCATTTCATTCTTCTTGTCTTCAAGTGAGTAACCTTTATAACATGCTGAATTGATGAAGAAACCGGTATCATACACCCTAAGATCCTTATCCCATCCACAACAAGATACTGTCTTGTTCCCAGGGAAAGGAGTCTTGGAAATGCCTCTTTCCTGATATCCGGAAGGAGCTTCTTCATCCATCTTACCTGTTATAACATAAATAGAGTCGGAATATATCTTCATTCCTCCTACGGTAGCCAGCAGTTTCTTAGACTCATGGCTTTCTTCAAAAATCTTTTTTCCCATCTTTTATATATCCTATGAAAACAAAATTTGCGGCCGGTTTTAAAGCCGACCGCAAGTTAATATTAAAAGTTATGATCACAAAGAACTTGGTAACAATTCAATTGTTACGAACCGGCTGGTATCTTTTACCCAACAAGCCGATACAGAGTGGCACCAGAATTGTTCTGACATACGAGGATGGCTGGATACAATTTCTTTAGCCGATACCCTGGATGACCATCTACCTTGTTCGTAACCCCACCACATAGAACCGATATCAGGCTTAACGTAGAATACGTTGCTGTTGATATTACCAATACGAGCTTCGGCTGAAGCAGGAATACCGGCGAATGCATTGGAATATTCAGGAGCGGTCAAATCTTCCATAATACATGAATATGATGTGATAGGAGTCATACCGTCTACCAACTGGCTTCTATCTACCATATCAACGTAATCCAAAGAAGGTTCGTGTTCTACAATGACCTTACCAATACCCGGAATAGTAACACCCTTGATCTTTACAGGTCCTAATTCAAGAGCATCGTTTGATCCTGTTACCGGGTTATTGATGATACGTTCTGTACCCATAAGAGGAGCCAAAGCACCTAATTGAGCGAAGAACTCATCACGGAAGATTTCAACGATGTTCTTATAAGCCATAGCACCTACCTTGAATTTCATTACACGATTTTCAATCGGCATATCGCTACGACCACGGAAAATATAGTCGGCAGCAGCCAGGAAGTGTTCACGCTTGATACCGCCCGGACGTGCATATGAGATAACGAAACCACGGCGCAATTGGTGATACAGGCCTTCGTTTTTCATCAAAACACCATTATGACCCTTGACTCTACCTCCACGCATGAACATAAGTTCGTATGCTTCCATCTTAGTCAACTCAGCCAAGCAGAACAAAGACACTGTATTGGCTACACGTGCTGTACGCATATCAATGCTTCCGTCACCAAGACGAGAACCGATGATAGCATAACTTGCATCACCTCCTCTGATTTCAGAAAGCTGACGAACTTTCTGGTAAGCCTTGTCGATGAAATTCTGTGTACGTTCGTCCGCATAAGCCAAAGACTTAATACCAGCGTACATAGTCGTTTCACCTTCAACACCACGGTGTCCACCAAGCGTAAATTCACAAGTCATAGAACCGGCCTTAGAAGCACCTCCTACACCAGAGAACTGAGTAGAGAACTCACCAAGAACGTTTGTTACCTTCCAGTATTTAATACCGGCACGAAGCATGTCTTTCGGGAAGTATTTAGCACGAGAACGACCCCACAGCTTACACCAGTATCTCCAGTTTTCACCTTCTTGTTTAGGAGGACGCTCTGTAGAGATAAGAGCCTGGCAACCGTTAATCACATCGTAAGTAATAACATCTCCTTGTTTAAATTGTGCATTCAACACAATTTCGAAGAAGCTTTCATCAATACCGGGTTTTGCATATTTCAAAGACGTGTCTTCTACTGTAACCACCTCATACGTTTCTGATACCGGAAGATCATAACGGAATGAACCATTGATACCATTTACGGTAATAGTAGCATCCTGTTTGATCATACCCATATACATAGGCAGAGGATAGTTTGTAATGTTAGAAAACAACTCAAGCATACCCAGATGGTTCTTATCCGGATCTTCGTAGTACCAATCTTCTAAAGAGCTAAGATCGTGTTCTACGATACTTTGCTTAACGACTTTAGCGTCGGTATATCCAATCACCGTGTCACCATTCATGGTGGCCGGGAAATTTTTTGTTAAAAGTACATTAGCCATGAACGAAAAAATGTTTTAATTTTTAATCTATACTGATTTCATCGAACTTCACACCTTGAACTTGATCACCTTTATCATCTACCGGAGCCACCCTCTTGTCTTTATTTGTATGGCTGATGAGCTTATAAATTTTCTTTTTCTCATCAACTACAGCTTGATTCGACTTCTGTTTTATGAACTCTCCTGGGTTCATAAGAAACATAATCAAATCTGGCGCTTCTTCCGGATTCATCATCATCTCCCTTACCCTATTAAATGCTTTGGTAATTCCGGGATTCGATTCAGAAGGTTTTAGGGCAAAATCAAGAGCTTTAGATACCATAGTGTCATTTAGCTGATACTTTGCCTGGATAGAAGACTTAAGGTCTTTCTTATACCTTCTAAAATCTTCTGCATCCTTCGCCTTCTTTTCGGCAGCCTCTTTAGTACGTTGCTGGATAATATCATCCATTCTCTTATCAAGCTCAGCCTTATACTTTATAGCCTTTGCTTCAACATACTCTTCACCTTTATTGATAATGCCTTTGAAAAACTCATCAGCTTCATCTTTAGGCAACCCAAGAAGATCAACATAATGGCGAACGATCTTTATCTGATCCGCTTTGTTTTCAATGTCAAGCTTTTCTATAGGGGCAACATTCGTATCATATTGCTTAAGAATATCAACGATATTCGCGCCGGCCTTATCAGCCTGGATAAGCTTCTTAGTAATATCAGAAACAGAGGTAACATCTATCTTATCCTTAACAATGTCCTCTTTCTGGCTTTCAAGGACTGTAGATAGTATGTCACACAACGAATCTTCTTTACTAAAATCAAGATCATTGATAGTAATCTCTTCGCCGTTTTCACCGCTAAATACCACATCTTTCAAATCGGGAATAATTCCCCTTGAAGAAAGGGCATCCAATACTTTTCTGTAATTGACAACCGGAGTCTCTACCTGATCCTGATTAACATCAACTACATTCTCTTCTCCTTTTTTATCCTCTTTAGGATCAGGAGTAGGATCAACAACCGGCTCTTCTTTAATTTGAGAACCTTCTTCTACAGGCTTCTCATCTTTTTTAGCCGGTTCATTACCATTAATAGGCAGAATATCTTCTTCCCTATTATAAACATCATCAACCGGACCGATACTAAAAATATCGTCCAATTCTACTATTCCATTTTTTTCTAATTTTCCCATACTGCAAAAATATTTAAATACCTATATTTCAGATAAAAAACTTATAAGTGTTTAATCTTCACTAAAAATTAAATATCCCCAAATTTTATTAGAGATTTTCTAATGAAATTTGGGGATATTTAATCCTTAATTCTTATTGATTCCGGCTACATACCTTTTGGTGGCATCTTCCCTCGCTCGTTGAGCAAGCTCTTTGGATTTTAATTTTAACTCTTCCATTTTCATTCTCATTTCATCATCATGAAGTTTGGAATCGTTTTCAATTTTCTTATCCTCTATCCTTTCCTTGCTTTCTATATCAGCCTGCCTTACGGTCTGATCTGAAACAGAAGCCAGGAAGTTGAGGGAGGTGGCGTCGCTCTTGGCGTCTGCCGCCCTGCCTGCCGCCTGGATCTTCTCTTGAAGTATCCTGTATTGACCTTTCTTGTCTTCCAAAGCAAGTTCATGCTGACGTTGCTTATCCTTCTCAGCAGCTTCAGCTTGTATCTGTTGCTGGTTAAGCTGCATCTGATTCTGTTGTTGCTGCTGCATCTGACGCTCATTGTATGCGCGAGTATTCCTTGCATTCTGTATAAGCTCTACCATAGAATCTGATGTGAAGATAGATGCAAGATCGTAAATATCGCCTCCGGCCGTATTTAGCTGCAACATGAAAGTTTTAAATTTCTCAAGCTCATCCCTTTTCTTGGAATTAGATAATGCCTGAACACCAAGATGCCTTAGACTAAGACCGTCGGTTCCTATAGATAAGAATGCTCTGGTAAGGTCACTTTTTGTGTACATTACAGAAATATCCTTTCCTTCTTCCTGGCATTGTTGAGCAACGGCCAGATGAAGATCGAGAGCCCGTTTCTTGAAATAACCGAAGTTATCAAAGTATATCTGTGTTTGTAACATAGATGCCGTAACGCCCTGCTGGACTCCGGTGGCAGTCTCATACCTGTTGGGGCCGTTAATTACTTGAGGCGTGATGCCAACCATTTCAAAACACTTCATCCTTGACCATTCAGCAAGCTCCATTCTTGTTTTAAGCTGCTCTGTCTGCGACAAATCATAGACGGCGAACTGGTTGAAAGGAACACCGCCTTTCGTATTTTGAGATGAGGTATCTAATGTCATAGCGCCTACAGACTTAGCTACATCAAGAAGATTAGCCCATATATCAGCCACATCTTCACCCAAATCCTTGTATTCACTTGGAACCAGATTTATATCCCCTAAGAAGAATTTACCGATCTCCTTTTCAAGAATATTGTTTATCTGATTTATGGAGAAATTATAAAATATTTGATACGGCTGAATCCTGTTAGCCATAGAAGTACCAATATATCCGGCAACGGGTAGAACAAAGTCATAGATGTTGCTATCCCCTTTTATCTGGTGATCAATAGGTTCTCCATCCAGATACAGGTTGTCCTGAGCGAGGGCACCTCCACTGATTTTAACCCCGTACCTTACCTGTGGAACATAATCTACGAAATAGGTATTAATCTCCGGGTTCTCCATTCCCTTACTCATGGTCCTGGTAATTTTCTTAATACCATTTTCCTGTAAAAAGTCCTGAAGAAGCTCGTCGGTTACCATTTCAGTAGTTACTAATCCGGTTTCAGTTTGGTAGGTAATTACATATACCTGAGCCGGGGATACCCAATATGATTCAGTTACCTGATACAAATCACTACGAACATGCTCGTCGCTCAAACTCTGGGCGCGGTTATAATAATTACCATGCTCTAAATTTGGCATGAATCTGGTTCTGTGATATTCGTTGCCATTACTATCGTATCCGGTATATGTGCCGGCTGGAATACCGTAATAATCCTCATAAGCTTTTATAGAAGCATAATCATTATATCCTTTCCAAGGTATTACCTTATTCTGATATAACATCCCTACACTCGCCGATTTGGATAAACTTACATAGCTTCCATTATCACCATTATAATAAGTGCCATTGAAATTATCAGCACCTCCTATAAGCTTTTGCTTGTCTTTTGCCGTAAGAAGATGCCCCCACCTTACTATAATATCATTGGCAGTATAATAATGAACACGACCAATATAATCCCCATATTGAGGATACTTGCTATCTAATGTCTTAGAATAAAACGTATTCAACGGAGACCACCTCTCCGGCTTATAATAGTCGTATCCTACATGATAATTTCTAAAGCAACGACCGGTAAGAAGATAGTCGATGAAATTCTCAGTGTCTATCTCATCCATGTAAAAACGCCCCCTGTCCGCCTCAAGCGTATGAGAACCCCATATAACCTCGGCAGTCTTCCATTTTGTATTCATGAAGTTCTCTATCTCAGGAGGGGTCATAGATGCTTTCACCTCTTGTATCTGCTGAGCATAAGCCTGCTTTTCTTCTTCGCTGGCAAAATTATTATAATCCGGATCCAATCCTCTATTTAATAACTCTTGCCTAACTCTTCTGTCCAATTCCTCTCTAATGTAATTATAAAGAAGATTTTCCTTCGTGGCAGAATACTGATTCACTTCAGATTCGTCCAATCCAACTACATTATACTTGTCAGAAAGGTTGCCCAACCATCCTACAAAAGCGTTTACGATCGTACCTATTATATCATAATGACGTAAGAATGATGGAATATTTACATTGTCCCTTATAGACTGAACATCCTTAAGATAAGGAATTACATCTTTCAGCTCCATAAATGACAGCTTCCCTTCCATCATCCTGTAAAAATCTTTGAACTTTTGGTTCTCATCAAGCTGCTTCAAACCAATCAATTCAAGAGAATCCATAGTGGCTTTAAACCACTCCTTGGTTTTTCTCTTGGTAGGTATAGCCTGCACCGGCAAACCTGAAAATACTCCTCTGGCCGGAAAAGCCTGATCTCTATTGAAATATTCCATCCTATTATCCTATTTTTCACAAAGATAAGGAATTTGTTCTCGTCACCTCATTTTATACGGGTTATGTCTTCTTACCGTAAATCCTTTAACCTGTTCCATCTTCTTACGTTCCCTCTTCTTTTGATTCTCCTTCTGAGTCGTACTTTCAGGCATGTAACCCATATCATCATAATACTTAGCCAGAAGAAGAGCGTGGCCGAAGGCTATGACACGGTCGGTGTTGGTCCCAGGGCCGAAGGCTATGATCTCATCAAGAAGTTCTATATCAGGGATACGGTAAATACCTTTCTGTGTTATTTCATTACCATCATCATCATACCCGACAACAACATCCTCCCAACAATATTGAATAACGGTATTGAAAAGCATGCGCTGATTGGGAACCGTAGGAGCCAAACCGATCTTGTTGTTCTGACGGGCGCCAGCACGGATAATCTTACCGGCAAGACGTTCACCGTCTTCCAGTAACATGAGCTGCTTATTTCGTCTCGTAAGATACAGTTCATACATTCGATCGGCATTCTCCATAAGACACTTAGCCCCATACGCTTCTTGAAGTATTTCACAATTCCTACAAAAATCATCGGAAGATGGAGGACGTGATGCGTATGATGCTACTATGCAATAAGCAAATGGATCGTTGATTTTTACATACCTTTTAAGTACATAAAACGTACCAACAGAATCAGTATCAGCCTTGTCTGATTTATAGGGGTCGCAATTATGGGTAGTTATGTGATGACATAAATAGGTATGCGTATCACAATCAAAATTATACACAGGACCAGAATACAATTCCTTCTCTATACTTTTAATCCTTATATAAATATAATTACCATCACTACTTATAAAACACCCCTTTTTCTTAGCCTTGATTATTTTATCTGAAATAATAATACCATCAAGCTTAACACTGCTTATACCAAATGATAGTAATTTTAATATACCATTTGTACCAAAAGATAAATAATATAAACAATTACTTTTCTTAAAATGACCTTGAATAACATCAGATCTATCGTTTTTATTAATTTTTATATTAGAAACTATTCCTATTGAAAACAAAATATCTTGTACACTCTCTAATAATTTTAAATTACAGCTTGTATATTCAATAGTATATAATTTCTTACCATTAACGGCATAACAACAACCATCCGTATCAAGATATCCACACAAAAAAGAAACCTTATACTCATGAGGTATATACTTAACCCATTCTGGTATAAATTTTCCATTGGCATATTTACCAAATGTGGAGTCCATCCATATTGCAAACTCCTTTACACTGCAAAATATCTCGCAACTATTATCCCTGAATCTTTTATTAGTATATTTACCAAAACATGATTTACATATATCATCTATTTTCTTTATAAACTTATCATTGTTTTTATGTGTACTTATATATATGCCTACATGATGTTTGTCTATCCTTGAATACCCATTACCTATCCAAGCTCCTATTAAATACCATAAATCATCAGACATTACATAAGGGAATAATTCTTTACAAGGATATATCTCCTTTCTGTAAATATTTGGATATTTAATCCACATTCCACTCTTTACATCAGATACTTTAACAAAATCAAAGCTAAATAAATCTTCACATATTATTTTACCATTTTTAAGTTTATTGTCACTAACATACAATGGATGCTCTTTCGTAAAACGTGTTATTGAAACTCCATTATACATTTTAACATCATACACATCTTCATCTATTTTATTATATAACAGTCTTTTGTTAATAAAAACATATTCTCCATCTTTATTTACAAGCTTATCTTCATATTTTACATCTTCAACGTATTTCCACCCTTTATCTGTTAATACTCTCTCACCTGGAAGTAAACATCCACTCACGTATGTGAAATCAAAAATACCTCCATCTTCAGGCGGATTTTCGTATATAACAATAGGAGCATCTATATTTCCACCTTGGAACGGATAATCAGCGAGCTGTTTATCACTAAAATGATAGCCCATTTTCATTCCATCAGTCTGATATATGTCTACTGTTTTCCCTGGTCTTCCTTCTTCAAGAAGACGGCTTTTGTGCTTCAAAGCATCTTCTACAGGAAACCTATTTACATTCGTATTAAGAAAACAATCATCTATAGACAAAGGAAATGCCATTCGTTCCTGAACGTATAAAGCTCTATCCTTTTTGACAAGTTCATCAAGACGAGATTTTATCTTCTTAGTATTATCATCAAATTTTGATACCTGAATATCTATTTTCTTAAGACCTGTAGCTTTCTCTATTCCAAGGTACTTATCTAAGGTTGTTGTTTCCTTATCATAAGCATGAGACATCTGAGCAGGAACAAAACAACCGGATTGACTAATACGCCAAGTTGGTTTTAAACAACGTTTATTAAGCAGATCATAATTCATGACAATAAACCCGTATTCAGCAGGGTTATTCATCACTTTTTGAGCATCTTGAGACTTTTCAACGTTGCCGCCCGTACCGGAGCATATCATCATCCCCCTCATTCTACCGTGCATCATATGGGCAGGACGACCTTGTAAGTATGCTGCTAAAAATGGAAATTTACCTACCTCATCATAAATAGATGTATATGGTGTTCCAGATGCGGTCTTAAGAGAGGCACCGGCTTTACCGCTATCAATATTGGTAATACGAATACGAGCGTGAACGTCACGAATATTGTTCACCGTCTTAGTACCCATAATAACCTCTTTAAACCAATCATTACCTGTTCTATTTATTCTTAGATAAGGATGTATATTATCAAGACCAAACTCAAGATACTCACCAAGACTCATAAGGTCCTCCTTACTTGACCCAATAACATTATGCGTCAAATTGTACGTCATTGTAGCATTACGAGCCAAAAACGAGCTCATTATGGCCGTATTATGAGTAACGATGTAATTGGTGGTCAAAAATAAATGAGAGTCATTATCAACGGTTATACAAGTGGCATGCTCCTTTCCGTATATCGATATGGATCTTATTTTTAATTCCTTACGATTCCTTGATAGTATAAGTTTGTTCCCCTCCAATTTAGCATACCAACCTGAAGCCCAAAACATACGTTGTACAAAATTTATGACATCCATGTCAATATGAGACAACGTAAGCTCTTCTTCTCCGGTTACTACGTTTCTGAAAGAACGAATGAAGTTTTCTATAAAATCTTTCTTTTGATCTATGGATGATCTTAGAAATTTCTTACAAATGTATTTATCGAAAAACATATCCCCACTATAGCCACCGAGATAAGCCGCCAGCATCGAGGCGTAGGCCGACGGTGGAACCGGCAGCTTTGCCGTAGGGTAGTTCAGGGCCTCACCTACTGGAATAGACATACTCTTATAATCCAATCCGGCTATGGATCTAAGACTCCTAACATGCCATTTTCCTCCATGATTGACACGCCATTGATGATTACCGCAGCAAATAACGTTACGACCGTCTTCGAATACGACTCTGTATGTAGTTACTTTCCCTTGAGGATAGACACCTACGACTTCTACCAAATTACCTTTATCGTCATATATCTTATCCCCTACAACGATATTTCCTATCATCTTTTCCCGGTCCTCAAGATAAAGTATCTCAGAGTCAAGAAGGGCTTTTCCAAAACGACGGCACCCGAACATGAATATTCCTTTATTCTCTTCTTCCGCCTGCTTTAGAAATTCGGCAAACATCCATTCATTATCACGAAGCTGAGAATTTCCAGGAATACGATCATCTCCTACGTCAATCATCATCTTCCAGAAATTGATATGCCAGTATAGCCAAGGATGGATAAATACACCATTTATGGTAACACCGTTAAGGAGTTTCATAGCCTCATTCTCCCAGAATTGCTTGACATCATCGTCTTGCTCTTCATAAGAATAAAGGTCATTCCATAACGGAATATCGTTACCCATATTTATATAAAGTTCTTTACTATCAAAATTCATAACAAAACTACTTACCAAACTTGTTCTTAGCTTCATTCTTCACAAAAGACTGAATACCTGATACTGTTTGTCCTCCTTTTAGGCTTTTCTTGTTTTTGGCAGCCTCAAGCTGATTATAGACATCCATTATCCCACACATCTTAATATAAGATTCAGTCCATTGCATTAAGCTATCAGACAAGCTCTTTTGAAACCTAAATTCTTTATCCCTCTTATCGGAATCTTCTATTTTATCCCAAGGATTTTCAGATAGATAACGTTCAGCCTTATCTATCTGATCCCTTAGCACAATAAGTTTCCGATCTACGTAAGAAACATCATCGTTAGTCGGCTTTCTTGCTTTCATTGTTAACTATTTTTAAAAAAGCCTCATACTGAGACTTAAGCATATTAAATCTGTCTTCAAGAGAAGATGGATCAACACGATACTTGCACATGTTTTTTATTCCTTCCTCAACAGATTCTTCCTTGAACATAACAGAATCAGTATTATTGTCAACGTACATAATAAAATCCGATTCTCCGTCGTTTACTATCCTGTCAAGAACCTTCTTGCTGTCATCATCTATGTTAAGATCATGACCGGCATTAATAGACAACCGGTAAACTGTCTTGACAGAAGAAGATACTTTCATTATCTCTTGTTGATACAAGTTGGTCATAAACGACTTTTCTTCTAAGTCAATAAAGTCTTCCAACTCTATATCATTTTCCTCATCCTTTTTCCTAATAATATCCTTAGTTAGCTCTTCCATCTCCTCTCCCACCTTGTCTTGTGCAGACAGTAGATGGTTGTAATAAGAAATAAGATGTTTTATATCTGAATCAAAATCAATCTTCTTCATCATCAAGAACCTTTTTATCGTAAATAATAACGTCCATCAACTCCATTGATAAATTATAATCAGCCACTTCAAAAAGCTCGCTGTCTGTCAACGTCCTTAAAAAAGAAACAGATAATCCTCTTTTCTTGGCAAAAGATCTAAGTACGGCATAGAGAATATCTCCGGCAGAATAATCGGGGAGATCGTCACAAGATGCCTGCAACATAGAAAATAAGGACTTCCTTTTATCCTCGCATTGTAAATGCCTTGCTTTACCACATCCTCCCATAACTTAACTTTTTTGGATTATAATACCTTCAAAATTAAACGGAATCTTTTCCTCTTTTTGAGATCCATCTTTTTGATAGTGAACAGTCATATGTTTTACAAATCTTCCTATTCCAAATCCTGCTGTATGTATCTCTATATTGAACTTAAAGTGACGGGAGTCTATGATATTCAAATTAGATGACGTACAACCACAAGATGTCTCTGATGCTGTTATCTTCATATCATGCTTCGACTCAAGAACGAATGAAAACCTTATACTGTTCCCTTTTTCTACTGGTTCGAAAATGATTTCAAATGATTTACCGTCTTTAGAGAGGTCAATATTGTATTGCTTGTCATCTGTAGAAATAACATTAAATTCATCAGAATCCATTGTAATAAGTTCCAACCTGTTCCATCTTGACTTCTCATCATAAAAATCAATAGAATACTGACGATCCATCCACGAAGGACGGGGAAGCCCCTCCCCAAGCGCACACTCCTCTGTCTTGCTCCAGGCCTTCTGCTTGATGAAGCACGTACATACCGAACAACGATTTTTACCTATTTTCTTGCTTACGTATAAAGAAAGAGGAAGCATAGAGTTAGGGACGTTCTTGGTATTGAATTTACATCCCTCACACTTTTCAAGACGTTCCTTGTACCAATCAGGATAATCTTCTTTTTTTCTTGGAAGTTTTTTTAATATCGTATCCATAAAAGCATCGTATATAACTTCCGCTTGCAAAATTTTTTTCATTTCATTATCTATTAAATTCCTGTTCTTGAATATTTTGTATTTCACTAAAACTATGACCCTTACGAGATTTAAAGATAGATAATTTGTTGTGTTTTATCAACATATCCCCACCCTTTATCTCACCTGAATCATAAGCATCCTTTATCATCCTTATCTTAATATCAAGGCACTGAAGTTCTTTTTCCTGATACTTAGATAATTTTTCTACCTTGGATTTAAGACGCTCAAGATTGTGTTTGCGCCTCTCCATCTCATGAAGGTTACAAACCATATCGCCTACATACGGGAACGATACAGACACGTTATCTGTGTACGTACATAAGTTATTAGCATAAGAAATACTGGCTCTAAAAACGTCACGTATTTGGTTTCGGTCGTAAACGCTCCCGGTCTTATCCATCACATCATCTATAATATGTGACTCAAATGATATAGGGAAATTATTCTTCGCCATCGGCTTCAAAAGTTTTTTTTCTGTAAAATAAAGAAACCAACGCACATTGATCTCTGGAACCTTCTAATACAAAAAGACGGCGCATGTTCTCTATATCCGGGCACAAACACCTTGTCCTGTAATTCCCTTCACGGTCAATCAAAATACCACGCTTCTTCATCTCCGTATCCAAAACCGATACATATTGAAGATCGGTACTGAAACAATGAGAAAACTTCTTCTTCGTCTCATACGAATATCCAAACACAAAATAATAGGCAAGAAGATTTAAGTGCCTCGCATCTATGACATTCTTCTCATTGCCGGAGGCCATTAGGTATCCGTTATAAAACAGAAGTATCTTCTTAGCCATATCTACCGTATTGGAATAAGGTACTAAAAGCCTATAAGCCCTATTACTAACATCTTTATTATCACTTTCTTTCATGAGATTATTGTTTTGATACAAAGATAAGGATTAAGGATTTATAAATTTGAAATTAACGTATTTTATGACAATGGATTCAGGATTTGTCCCGATATTTGCACTGTAACATTAAAAAAATAAGTTCTTGTTGTTTGATTCTTGAATTTTATTTCTATATTTGCTGTACGTTACAGATTAGAGAAGTATGAGAAACAAATTATGATAAAAAAAATATTACTTGTCTTAGTTTGTTCTTATATTCCTCAAATCTGTAACGGGATTTTGGAGTTTTCCGGACGAAAAAAGACATGAATCGGATGGATATCCCCCAAAATCCATCCGATTTTTTTTTGTTACAGATTATGAAGCTACAATTAGGTAGAAATATTAACATAAGTCTTAGACTTTTGGAACAGTGGTCATCAGATTCGCTGTTCATGGAATTGTATGCTTTATACTGTATGATAAAAATCTCCCGCCGGGATTCGAGAATAAGATTCAAAAACCAGAAAGATCTTCTTCATAAACTTGGAATCGGGTATTCGAAGTTCAAGAACATGACAGGACATCCGATGTTTGACGAACTGTTCCGTATTACGGATAGTACGTTTGTCGCAAGAAGATATCGTGTTAATGGCGTACAACTTACTCTCGGATGCGGGAAAGTGAATATTCCAAAGAATAGGATTTTAATTAAGATAAAGAAAAATGAAATAACAAACCATGAAAAAGTCCTTGACAGGATAAGAGAGGCGATGTTTGTTAATTTAGTCAAAAACAATGAGTCTGTACTGAACAGTGGAGAGACAAACTCTCAGGCGGAAGTCGTAGACGGAAGCCACTCGTATTATGGATTAATTGATTCGACGATAAGTAATAAAACAATTGCATTGTATTTGAATGTAGGACTAACAAAAGCGAAAGAGATTGTCGGTATGGCGATACAAGACAAGCTCGTAAAAAGGTTCGAAAACATACAATTTATAACATACGTAGATAATCCTCGTGCTTACATTGAAGCAAACGAACATAACTACCCAATAGGTAAGCTGATTCCGGTATATAGGCACGGAGCAGTTTTCTGGCAAATAGCAAATACCTGGACCTTGTATAAAAAAGGAGCAACAAACAGATGGTATTTTGGAGAGAAGGATATAGAGAAAGGAGAAAAAGAAAAAGTGAGTAAGAAAGACGATTTCAATTTCTTCTTAAAAGACAATACTCATATCCTACGTTTCCTAAACGCAGAGGAAGTTGTTTCCGAAGATGGCGAAATCCTTGGCATAGATCGTAAAAAGACAAAAGAAGAAGAAGCAAGATCATTGGCTTCTGTTATGGCTAAAGAAGCGCACAAAGACTTCTGGGAAGGATATGAGCGAAGTACACAAAACCAGATTATAAGAAAGTACTATCGCGCTATCATAGCAGAAGATAAGAAGCGAAGAATGGACATGTTCTTAAACCGTCTTAAACAATCATACGACAAGGTTAGTGGATGGAGCCAGGAGAAAATAGCCACAGTAAAAGCAGGCCTGGCTAATGCAGAAGCCTGCTGTGCTGAGGTGGGGACGTCCGTTGCCAGGGTCTGCGGTAGGGTAAGTAGGAGAATGAAAACCTATAACGATACCGCTCCTGACAAAAAGGCAGGTTTTAATGAGGTACGGGATATGTATGCTGAGTTCGCCGGCGAGATGGCTAAAGCGGTGGGATCGGTAAGCGAAGACATCTATACGTATGTTAAGGCAGAACAGTTTAAGGAAAAGATAGAGAATATGGATATATCTATCCAATCATTACCTAACATTAATACAACAGTAGACAATGATAAAGAATTAGATGGTGAATCCGTATTCAAGGATATACCATTTGAAGAACTATCATTCTATAATGATACCTATCTTTATCCTTCATCTCAGTATTCATCATTATAATGTTTGGTACTTGAGAGAGGGTCTGTTCTTAGTAGTCGCCGACAGAGCCGAAAAACGATAATCTCGTAGAACATCGACGGAAACACCCGTTAGCCACTACTATGCCATTACTGCACCCATACTAAACCACATTACTGTCTGTCACAAAGAAACTTATCCAACTTATTATTTCTTTTTAATCCTAATTGATTCATTTTATATTTTAGGTTTTATTTTATTTTCATACTTTTGTTTTGTAGAACAAAATCAGAAAAAAGATGGCTATAAGTTACGACAAAAAAATCATGGAGTGCGTTCTTCGTTCAGTTATGTCCGAAGGTAATGTCGCCCAGGGAAAGGCTATTAAGTCTATTTGTAAGTCACCAAAACCGCTGTTTATAACCGGTAAAGGAGGAAGTGGAAAAACAACGTTCCTTAAGCGTATTATACCGGCATTAAAAAATGCGGTTGTTGTAGCTCCTACAGGTGTTGCTGCTGTTAATGCAGGTGGTCAAACCATTCATTCATTTTTTAGAATAGGAATGCAGCCGTATATACCTGAAATACGAAAAGGTGCGTTTATGGATAACTGCGAATATAAATTCAACGGAGGTTCGGAGAAGATTTTACAGAATATAAAGTATCTTATCATAGACGAGATTTCTATGGTTCGACCTGATCTTCTTGACAACGTAGCTGATATACTTCGTCATGCAAGAGGAGACAAGGACCCGTTTGGAGGCGTGAAACTTATTATGGTAGGCGACCTGTTTCAGCTTCCTCCTGTTATCAAAGAGGATTTTTTTAGAGAAATATACGATACATCTTATTTCTTTAGTTCGAAGTCTCTTATGGCTTCTGGTATGGAAATGGTGTCTTTTGAAAAAATATATCGTCAGAAAGATGAGAAGTTTATTAGTGTCCTTAATAAGGTGCGTGAAGGGCAGATGGATGATGATGTATTTGATACAATAAACAGCAGATGTATTCAGTCTGATAATAATCAAGGATATGTTGAGATTGTAACTACCAACTCAAAAGCTACGGCTATTAACGAAATGAGAATATCATCGTTACCAGGCTCTTTAAGAAAATTAGAAGCTGTTATAAACGGTGATTATCCTAAAGATGCTCCGGTTGAAAAAACTCTTTTCTTGAAAGAAGGATCAAGAGTTATGATAACAAGAAACGGAGGAGAGTACTTCAATGGCTCTCTTGGTACTGTATTATCTATAAAAAAGGGGGAGATTGAAGTAGTCCTTGATAAACCAAAAGATGATGAGCATACTAAGGTTGTTATAACACCATGTTCGTTTGAGAAAGTAAAATACGTAAGAAACGGATATAAGATAGAATCTGAAGTAGTAGGAGCTATTATTCAGTATCCTATAAAAATAGGTTATTCTATCACGATCCATAAAGCCCAAGGTCTGACATTGGATGCGGCTATGATGGACGTATCTAATTCTTTTGAAACAGGACAGCTATATACGGCTCTTTCAAGAGTAAAGTCTCTTGATGGATTATATCTTCGTCAACCTATTCCTAAGACGGTAAAAACCAGCGATCAGGTGGTGATAAACTTCTATAAAAGGACTCTTGGTAATGGAGGTATTGTGAAACCGGTTCCAATGGAAGAGCTTGAAAAGTCAATGATTAATTTGTCAACCGGATCTGAAATAGATTTTGCAGAGTTTAATTTATAAAAAATATAGTTATGAAATTTGGAGAAGCTTTAGAAGAAGTAAAAAAAGGTGCGTTGATTGCACGTGCCGGATGGAATGGTAAAGGTATGTTTGTATTCCAGCGCCCGGAAGATTGGTTGTCTACTGATATGATAGTTAATAAAGTAAAGTCATTGCCGGATTCGTTTAAAAAATACGTAAACGACTATTATGACATAACAGAAACCAACATGATTAAATTCTGTTCTTATCTGTGCATGAAAGATGCTAACGATAATATTGTAAATGGATGGTTAGCTTCTCAATCAGATATGTTGGCTGATGATTGGATGGTAGTTGGTTAAAAAAAATATAAACATGTCAAGAGTAGATAAAATATTTCAAGATAATTTGGCTCTTATAATGAGCCAGCCGTGGGAAGAGGTAAAGCGACCGGTCTACGGTGACGGGACAGGCGTCAAGGTGAAGCGTATCCTACAAGTATGTAACCAGTACGATCTTCGCCGGGAATTTCCTCTTGGTTCACTTAGACCTACTAATCTTAAAAACTCCATAAAAGAAATATTGTGGATTTGGCAAAAAAGATCGGTAGATATCAAAGATCTTGGTCTTCATATATGGGATCAGTGGGCTGATGATAATGGAAAGATCGAAGGATGTTATGGAGATATGGTGAACAGACATGTTTATATGGGTACCGGAAAAGCTCCAGATGGTATGACAGATATCCATGATGGTCTTTACGGTTTTCTTAACCAAACAGACTTAATTCTTTGGTCACTCAAGAATGATCGTTCGTCAAGAAGAATAGTAGCATCCATGTTCGATCCTGAAACCAATGGACTAAAACCTCTTCAAGAATGTGCGTTTCAGATCAATTTATCTGTTAAAGGAGATGAGTTGTATATGACGCTTTATCAGCGCAGCCAGGATGCTATTGTTGCCGGTCTATGGAACGTAGCACAGTACGCGGCGTTGATGATGATGTTCGCTCACGACGCCGGGTTAAGGCCCGCAGTTTTCACTCATTTTATACAAGATATGCATGTGTATGACCGTCACGAAGAACAGGCAAACGAGCTCCTCCGTCGCTCTCTCTTCGGGCCGGTTCCGCAGGTTACTATCTCGTCCCGTATGGAAGGGAAAGGATTTTATGATTTTGTAGCTGATGATTTTGAGGTATGGAATTATGAACCTAAAGAACAGATAAAATTCGAAGTAGCTAAATGAAAATAAGCATAGATAGAAGGGTTAAGATGGTTCCCCTAATGGAAATAAATGCCGGAGACGAAGTTAATATCGGAGGTTTTGATTATGTTGTTGAAAACATAATTCCATGTAGGAAAGGATCTTATTCAGATGCGTATGGAATTAGGTTGGTCATGTCTTCTTACAAGCATGGCCAACTTGTAAGAAAAGTAGATAGTGTTTTTTCTATCGATTCTATTTTAGTATTTCTCCCTAAAGGAGATTCTGTTGTAGTAGAGTGCTCTTATAGAGAACTTGAAGAATGTTTTCCTAAAATATAATGTAATGACAGGCGAAGAAAAATGTAACCGATGCGAGCAGTTTGGACCGAACGGTCTCACTGATTACCCATGTAAAAGGATTCCATCAAGGAACTGCCCTTGGTTTATAAAAATATCGGATAAGAAATATAAGAAGATTCTTGCCGATAGGGTGAAAAGAATTAAGGAGAATGAGAAACTTAAGCAAGAGATGATGAAAGATCAGGATCTTGTTGAAGAAGTGAAACAAAACACGAAAAGATTAATGCAATGAAAAAGAAAAATATAAAACCAGAAGAAGTGGAAGTCGTTATTCCTAAAGAAGTAGAAGCTATTAACATATGTGGAGATATCGATAGTTTTATAAAACACATTATATATGTCAGCTTGGATAAGGTAAGTAGTGATAGGGCGTTTGTCAATAACGATATTCTGTATATGGTTACATACGCATCTATAAAAGGTAAAAATATACCTGTTGGTGTATTAGCAAAACAAAAGGATGCTAATACAGAAGATATCGCTATGCCGTTTGAGGATATTGGAAGGGACGTAAATGTTGTGTATCCTATTGAAATAGGAAAGATGTTTAAAGGATTTTACATTCTTAGTAATGGTGCTGTGGCTATCGATTATGAACTTACAGACAATGGAGGTTTTGAAAATGATGATAGTATTGGTAAAATCGACATGAATCTAAATTAGTGTATTATGGTACTATATATAGCAGCAGATCCAGGAAAAGACGGAGCCATAGCCTGCATCGATCAAGACAGCAAACTAATATCAAGAATATCAACTCCAAGAATATCAGTTTCAGGACCGGTAGACCTGACTAAAGAATATGTTTTTTGCCGGGATACGATCGTAGAAAACAATCCTGATAGGGTAGTGTTTGTCATAGAGGACGTCCACGCACTGTACGGGGTCAGCACGTCCTCTACAGCCTCCCTCATGGAGAACAAAGGCCAACTGCATGGGCTGTTCCTCTCCCTCTGTATGGCATTTACGGACATAAGTTGCTCCGTTAATTTCATAGCCCCTAAAACATGGCAGAAATTGGTTTGGACGCATTCTGATAAGGTTATGGAAGCCAGTAAGGTAAATACTAAGAAAACGTCATTGGCTTGCGCTAAAAGGCTGTGGCCAAACGATACGTTCGTTAAAAACGAAAGATGTAAGACAGCCCATGACGGTATAGTTGATGCAATGCTTATAGCAGAGGCAGCAAGAAGAAGTATTTAATCTATTTTAAATCATTTTAAATCGAATTAATTCGTAATTAGATTTTAAAATAATACATTTGCAGTGTTAGATAGTCATAATCGTAAGTTTTAAAAAATGAAAGTAAGAGTTCCTGGCATACTAATGAATGAGAAACTTTCAAACATTTCAAAGATGTTTGATAAGGTTCTAAAGGATTGTGTCACATCGAATATAAAAATTACTTTATATTTTGATCATATCCGGATACAAGCCATGAACGAACGTATAACATATACGGATGATATTTTCGATGTGAATACTGATATTTCTTGTGACCATAAGTTTTCTCTTTTAGTAGATGCCGGGACTCTTATTTCGTTTTTTAAAAATCATAACCAGGATATAGAGATAGAGATTAAAAACGATTACAGTATCGTTTTTAAATACGATAGAGGATCTTTTTCTTCTACTTGGATTGAGGATAAGGCTTTCCCTGATTTCTTTTATCCTGTAGGTGACGGTATTCGTGTTATGAGTTCGTCTTTCATTCAGTCTATGAAAAGATCTTTTGCGTTTGTTGGATCGGATGAATTTAGACCAGCTATATGCTCGATTCTCCTTAATGTGAAGAAGGACTATATTGACATTGTTTCTACTGATATGTTCCGTCTGTTTATAAATAGGAAAGAGTATGCTAATGCGGTAGAAGAAAGGTCGATTATGCTAAGCGAGGTTGCGGCTTCTATCTTGTACCGCTTTCTATCTGATAAAGATACGGAGATCAGTATTTCCACAGATGGCGTTAGGACGTTCTTATGCTTTGATAATGTGATTATATCGGATATGAACGTAGAACAACAGTATCCTAACTACGAATATGTATGTAATAAATTCGAAAAATCTTCAAGGGTTAAGTTCGACAGGGATTTGCTTATATCGGTTCTTAATTCCATGACTTTAGTGGATAATGTTGTCAATGTTAAGGTAGATAAAGAAAACGGCATAACAGTAATGTCTGAGGATTTTGGAAATAGAAAAAAGATAATGGAATCAATGCCTTTGAATGCGCTCGAAGGTCCGTGTTTTAATTTTTCTATCGGTAAGGAAAATATACTGTCTTCCGTAAAATCACTTATAAAAGGAGATGTTGTTATGGATTGGTCTGATCAGTATAAGATGATAAAGATGTTCAATCCCAAATACGAATCAACATACGTCTTAAATCAAACATTGTATAATCTATAAAAAAAATAATAATATGGCTTTTAGAGAAAACAGAAGTTTTGGTACAACTTATTATTTGTATATTAATTCAGATGGTAACTTGTATGAAAAAAGTAACGAACCAAAAGAAGGTTTTGTTCAGCACATAAATCCTAATAGCGGTCAGCCGGCGGGATATTGGAAAGAGTATTATAATGGAGTAGTTGGATACATTAACTACATCGGGTTAAAGTCAAGCACTTTCTCTAATGGAAATACTGTTACTAATTTCCTTATCGTATTAAAAGATTACGAACTTAATGAAAACTATTGTATTTCCATACCTCTCGTCAATCAAAAAGGAAATATCAAGGGCTTTGTTAAGAGCTTCGTAAAATACTACGAAAACATCGATTTCAGTCGTGAAATTTATTTCAATGTCTTTAAGAAGAAGAAAGATGACGAGTTTGGATCTTCGGAACTTATTATCGCATATGCCGGAGTAGACGGAGAAAAAGATCAGCTTGTTGAACGTTTTTATAAAAAAGGCGTAAATGGTTGGCCTGACCCTGTTGAAGTTACAGGATTTGATGGCAAGAAAAGCCTCGATTATTCAGCTCAAAACAACTTCACTTATCAGAAGATTACTGAATATTCAAACAGGTTCAATGCTTCTATTAAAGATATCAGAGCAGGTATAATGGCTAAATTAGGTTTAGAAGGAAATACTCAGCAAGAGCCTACAGCCCCTCAGACTTATCCCCAGCAGCCGGCCGCGCCTCAACAGGTTCAACAACCTCAGTCTGTTCCGAGTGCTATTCCGTATCAGAATTATCAACAGCCTGCTCAACAGCCAGCACAGTATCAGGCACCGGCTCAGCCTGCTGCACCTGCCCAGGCGCCTACTACAAGGAGCACCAAGCCTCAGCATCAGACGCAGCCACAGCCGCAAGCACAGATGCCGAACTTCCCTCCTATGGAAGAAGATGACCTTCCATTTTAATATAAACATCAGCCCAGGAGAATAACATCTCTTGGGCTTTTAAAGATTGTGTAGAATGATAGTAGAAATAGTTACAAGATTTCCCCTTATTAAACTTCGTAGGAAAGTGACAGAAGAAAGGATTATGGCGAAGCATGGGGATAAATTATGTATGATCTACTCAGAAACCAGAGAAAAATATAAGCAAGGAGATGAGTGGGTCGATGATCCTAATGATGCAGACATAAGTACTTTTCGTGAGTGCTATGAATCAACGAAGGATATAAAAAAAGAAGGTATTGTTTATTGTACTATAAAAATATAATTATGGACAAGTTAGAAGATATTGAAAGACTTCTTTCTGAAAAAGAAGATAGCAAGAAGGATACTGTTTCTGAAAAGAACAACAAACATAAAAAAGAAGATAAGGTTGTTAATAAAATACCTGAATCTTATTTGACTCCAGGTTATCAGAAGACTGTGCAGGTAGGTATTAAGAAACTTTATCCTGATGTCGTGGTACCTGAATACAAACATGATGGCGATGCATGTTGTGATATTCGTGCATATAGAGTGGTGAAGATGGTGAATGACATGGGAGTAGAAATAGATGTTCCTTCCGATTTTGAATCAATCACCTTATATCAAGGTTATTCTGTTAGAATCGGAACCGGCTTCAAGTTGAATATCCCAGAAGGATGGTGTGCGAATGTAGAAGGAAGATCAGGATTCTCTTTTGACGAGGGAGTGGTAGTTACTAACGCACCTGGTAAATGCGAATTTACCTACAAAGGAGAGTATATGGTTAATCTTACTAAAATCAATAAAAAACCGACCGTAATCCATAAAAACGATCGAATAGCTCAGATGGAAATCGTTCCACAATACAAAATGGTATTGGAAGAGGTGACAGATATTGAGGTAGAAGACGGAAATGAACGTGGAGAAAAAGGTCTTGGTAGTTCTGGAGTTAAGTAATGTTTAAATATTTTGAAAATGAGCATGTTAGGTTTTACATTCATCACAGACAGCAAGCTGTCAATGTACAGGGAGAAAGCTATTAAATCCGAAAATCTTGCAAAAGAAATTGAGGAAATGCAGGATAAGGCTGATTTTTACAAGGAAAGGCTTTCCGAACTTAAGTCAGATATCGCTTCAAAGGATAAAGAGATTTTATCTATTGGCAAAGATCTTTCTGAGTCTAAGGAAAAGATTGACGCCTTGAAGGAAAATCAGAAAAAGCTGATAAAAAGCGTCAAGAAGAAAACGGAAGAACTTGATGCTGTCAATGTCGATCTTGACAAAGCCAGGTCTGATCTTGATGAGGCTAATTACAAAATCAGCAACTTGGAAGAAAAGAAAAACAGTATATCATTTGAATTAAAAAAGAAATCAAATGAATTGATTGAAGCCAGGATCAGAATCGGAGATTTGGAAAACGAGGTTTCGGTTGGGTCCAAAACAATACAAGAGTTAGAATCGAAGCTGAAATTAATGCAAGTAGAATTAAGAGGCTACCAGATAGGTATAATCGGTAAAGACAAAAACGATGCCGCTGAGCCTGAATTGGATAAAGATGAGGAGTCAGATAAGGATGTGGCAGAACCAGAGAAGTCTGATGTTGTTCCTGAGACGGATGTGATTCAGGAAGAAGCCGGTGATATTGTGGAGCCCGAAAACGAAGCTGAACGAGTAAAAGACACTAAAAAGAAGAAGAAAAAAAAGAAGTAGGTATTTTAATCCTTTTTATATTTTAATGTTTGCCATATTATGGGTTAGTACTTAACTTTGCGTTGAGAGAGTTTTTAGGATAATTATTAGTTAATATTTAGCTGTTATATGCAGGCGTCTGTGAAGGCTCCTGCATATTTTTAAGGTCCTGTAGCTTAGTGGTGAAAGCAAGATGCTCATAACATCGAGATCGTGGGTTCAAATCCCTCCGGGACCACTGTCCAATGGTGTAGTGGTAGCACAACAGATTTTGGTTCTGTTAGCGGAGGTTCGAATCCTCCTTGGATAACGGTACATATTTTGTGTAAAGTGTTAATTATCTAAGTGTTTGTGGTGTGTGAACATAGCAAACATTAAATGGCCCATTAGTTTAACGGATAAAACCCTTGAGTCCTAATCAAAAGTTGCCTGTTCGATTCAGGCATGGGCTACATGGCTTGTTGGATGAGTGGTTTAGTCAGGGATCTGCAAAATCTCGTAGGGCGGTTCGATTCCGCCACAAGCCTCTAAAAAAGTAAGACAGTGAACTACCCAGAGCAACAAATGCTTAAGATCCTTAATAGGGATCTGTTAAGTAATCCGATGTATGTTATTAACAATCTTCATATATATGATTGGGAATCTGACTTCCTGGCCATAACAAGATCATTGTACGCTTATGAAGTAGAGGTCAAGATGTCTAAACAAGATTTCTTTAACGACTTCAAAAAGGATAAAAAACATAAGGTTCTTAAAGACGGCATTATTAAAGTAGGTGGTGTCATAAGTTATCCTCCAAACTATTTCTACTACGCCTGTCCTCCTAATATGATTGACGTAAGTGAGGTTCCGTCTTATGCTGGGCTGATTTATGTCGATGTTAGTAAAAATAGGAAGAACGTCGTTAAGGTAGCACCTTTAATTCATAGACAGAAGTTTGATGTAGTGGGTAGGAAACTGGTGGATAAGTTTTACTACAATATGCTTACTTGGAAGAAAAGAGCTATTTCAAACGTGTATGCTGACCCAGCCAAGGAAAGAGAGAAAGGCGTGCGTGCCGGAGCTGAGGCTGTGAGGAAGTCGGCCTGGGATGCGTTCAGGGCGCAGTGCCCGCACATTGCTTTCCCCTATGGAAAAGAATTTCCGATGTGTGACGATCACGAACAAGATCATCCCATGAGAGACTGCATTCTTCAGTGTGAAAAAGGTAGAATATTTAAAAACAAATTAAAGTGAGCACCCCACGTGAATTAAGCAGGATAGCTAATAGGATAGCCGGTAAGATGACTGATGATGGATGGGTCAGCCCCGGTAGGAAGAATCTTGTCTCCGATAAGAAGGTTATGGAATTAATAGATTTGATCTTTAATGAAATATGGAGGGAATTAGATGACGGGAAAAGAGTCCATATCAGGAAACAGATGATTTTAAAAAAGATTTTTGTCAGTAGGCAAAAAGATAAATACTACATACAATGCATAGAAAAAAGGGACGCCAAATAGACGCCCCTTTTCTTTTTCTGTAAGTAATTGTTATTCCATTACTTTCCTTACCAACTTAGAAACAGCTTGCGTGATAGTCCACTTGATGTTTGCATTAACATTGATAGTCTGAGGAGTACCGTTTGCATCCAAGTTAATTACCGCCTTGTCTATCTCCAAGAACGGATCACCTGCTGTCTGGGTAATAACCGTATTAGCTGTCTGACCACCAGCGGCCGTCACCTTAAGAGTATTTACCAGATCGTTTATATTAGTGTTCGCTGCAATATCTGAGAATACGATACTGAAAGCAAAGCCCCCTGTTGCACCAGGGTCGTCGGTGATAACAGCGCCGTTGCTGGTAGCCTTGCCTGCCGCATGATAGGAGGTAGGTATCTTCAACGTCAGAGGATGAGTTTTGTCCGGAGTTAAGGAGAACGTTAATTTAGTTGAGTTACTTGTACCGTTGATTGTTACAGTACCACCTTCTTTCCCTACAGATGCAGTAGGATCTATTTTTACGAACTCAGCTACCGGAGCTTGGTTTATGGTAGCACTTTTCTTAACATCCCCGGATTCGGCACCAAATTCTACTTTTTGCGTGCGCTGTACACGACCTTCGTATTTTTCACCTGATACGGTAACCGCCTGATCACCGTTACCTGATCCTGGATTGAAGGTTACAAAACCTATTTTCATTTCTGCCATGATATAAATGATTTTTTTAGTTAATTAATATCTCGACAAATATAGTTTTATTATACGGAAATCTCATTATTGATCTTCATAAATTTAAACTATCTTTATCCCAAAATAAGACAATTATGAGAAGAAGATTTTTTAACAAAATAGGGGGGGGGTATTTACCTACTGATAATTTTATAGTTTTTGATAAATAAGCGAAGACAGTGATTTTTTAAATAGGTTGATTATCAGTGGCTTTTATAGAGTTCTTTGCAAGAGCGCTATGGGAGGAGGAGAGGTTTTTGTATGTAGGTTGAAGGAAGACAACAGCAATTTGTATCTTGATGGCAGTCAGGCTAATCTTACCGGACCAGAAGGTGATGTGATGGTCGTTTTCTTAGAATTTTGGTATAAATGGTATAAGGTGGATGATAATAGATTTCTTTATCATTTTGCTGATCATGATATTGACGGCACTTACATCCATGTCCCGGAATCTCTTGTTGGAGCATATAAAGGATATGTATCTTTGAATAGATTATATAGCTGGAGTGATGTTACTCCTACGACTAACGTATCATTATCTGATTTCAGAAGTTACGCAAAAGCACGTGGTACCGGATACCAGGTGATAGATTTCCAACAACATTGCGTGATTGCTATGATGTTGTATGCTAAATACAAAACACGTATCCTGACGGTTCGACTCGCAACGTGAACGCCGGGACTGTCAGCGGTTGGATAAAAAATATAGCAGCCGAAAATGGTCCGTTTTTTGATGTGGTGCCTACAAGAGTTGGCGGTAGCAATTTAAAATATTATTCAGATCGTTATTATCAGGCATCGGACAATTCCCTTGTTTTGAATCGCTCCTATTTTGATTCGAATGCGTATGGCGGCGTGGCGTATTCGGGTGCTGGTAAATATGCGTCGAGCCAGGATTTGGCCTACGGTTCGCGTCTTGCTTTCCGTGGGACCATATCCGAAGTAAGTCCGGAGCAGTTTAAAAAATTACCAGCATTATAATATCATATTTTAACTGTTTTTAAATAGTATTGTTGATATTATTATGTATGTTTGCAACATCAATATAAAATATTATAACCATGAAAGTAGATTTTTTTAACAGTAAGGATTTTTTAGGATCTAAAACTAAAGAAAGCAAGATCCGGAAGTTATCAATCAGCAAAAGTAAGATAATGACTATCTCTGTCGATAATTTGAATTGGATGGGGGTAACGGATGCGGTTGTTATCGGCTTAGAAGAAGGGAAGATATTTGAAGGAGTTGAAAATACGGCCTTTTATATAGCTGCTTCTGATGTTGAAGACGAGAGATCGTTTAAGGTAAATAACCTTGGTGTAAAATACAAGAGAATTTACTTAAAAGACCTGCTCGATTATCTTGGATGGGATATAGGAGAAAATTCTTATGCTGTGTATGATATTATAAAAGAAGACAGTAATCTATTCCGTCTTCAGCTTAGGGTAATAAAAAAGAGTAGGAGTGAAAAATGATGAACGATGTAGATATTAAAAACAAAAGAATACTACTATTCGATTTTGACGGGACGTTGGTCGAAATCGCATCTGGAGGTCTTTATGCAAAAGATCTTACTGATATGAAGATTAAGCAAGATGTCGTGAGTAGGGCACTTGATCTTATGGAGCAAAATGGCGTTAAGTACTTTGGTATAATAAGCAACCAATGCGATGTGGGTGTCGGGTTTGTTTCCGATGAAGATATTGATGCGAAGATAAATTATGTCCTTAGATGCGTTCATGATCTTGCAGTGAAAAGAGGCATAAGAGACGTAGTGTATGGTCATTATGAGTGTTTTTCAATTGATGAACATGATCCGATGAGGAAGCCTAATCCCGGTATGGTATATAAGGCACTTGGTGCTTGCAGGTTGATGATGGATAGCGTAACATATGAAGATATTATGAAAATGACGCTGATGGTAGGAGACGCCAGTGGTCTACCAGGGCAGTTCTCTGATTCGGATAAAGTATGCGCTGAGAAGGCCGGCGTTGACTATATGGACGTTATTCAGTTTCTTGGTAAAGATCTTGATTTAAATTATGTGTTGTCCAAAGAACGTACAAGTGAAGGAATAGTTATTCTCAACAACGATCATATATATATCCTTGAAAATCCTTATGGGGTTGATCTTAATATAAAAATTGAATTAAAGGATATTTATAGTGAGGAGTTGGTCCCTCATCCTCTTTGTAAACCTATTTTAGTTACCTTGAAGGTCCGTATTAAAAAAGATCAGGATTATAGAGGATATAGCGATATTATAAGACTGGATAAAGGAGAAAATAATATTACATTCAAAAGTTTATATCATGAAAGTAAAGAAAACAGCGATAGTTTATCATAAATCGGATTTAGATGGCGTTGTATCGGCAGCCATCGCAACCATGTACGAAAACAGTAAAAACAAGGATGTTATTTATATCCCGTATTCGTATGAAGATGATGTTAAGAAAGTTATTGATAAAGTAGATGAATGTGGGGTTGTTTACGTTCTTGACGTGTCTTTCGGAGCCGATTCTAAAACGGTTTTCAAAAAGTGGCTTGATGAAGGAAAGAGCCTGATGTGGATAGATCACCATAAGGGAATTATCGAAGATAGTAAAACATGGGGGTTCGTAGTTCCAGGGTTGAGGAGAGTCGGTGTCGGTGCGTGCGCTCTGGCCTCGGACCTGCTGATGGGGAAGGTGCCGGCGATCGTCCGGTGCCTGTCAGACTACGATGTGTGGAATAAAGAATCTGAATTAGGCTGGGATACGGTAGTAGCTGTCCAGTATGCCTTGAGATCAAAAATAAGACTCAATGTGTTAATAGCATTGTCGTATTTGTATGATCACTTTAAAGAAGATATGAAGGACAATGAGGTTGATCTTATTTTTTATGATCTCGCTAAAGAAGGACGTGCTATAATTAGCTACATGGCTGGTAAAAACGAACAAGATGTAAGTGCGTTCTCGTTCGAAGCATACGTTGATGAGGTGAAGGTCGTGGCGATGAATACTACAGAATTTAGTTCTAAAGTATTTGATTCTCTTACACGAGACTGGTTAGACGGTAGGAAAATTAAAGCCCTGATGCCATTTTGTATCATGCCAGGTGGTAAGGTTAGGTTCTCTCTTTATGAATGCGTGGAAGACAGCGTAGATTGCTGTGAGGTAAGTAAGAGATTCGGTGGTGGAGGACATGCTGGTGCTGCTGGATTTGTTATAGACGTATCAAGTGACCAGTTTAAGGACTTCCTTGAAAACCATAAACTTACTTCAATTCAATAAATTAATAAGGTCGTGTTTTAAATAGGATTGGTTTCTATCCTATTTTTTTGCGTTGTGTAGAGAGGTGGTGCGATGGGAAATATATGAGAAAGATATTTATGTAACGTGGGAGAGAGGTGAGAAAGAGGTTTATGTGATGAGAGAGAGGGGAGAAAGAGGTTTATGTGATGAGAGATATGAGAAAAAATATTTATGTGATGAGAGATATGAGAAAAAATATTTATGTGATGAGAGATATGAGAAAAAATATTTATGTGATGAGAGAGAGGGGGTACCTATCACGAACCTCCCGCCCCCGAAACGCGTTTTCTCCCCCACACCCCCTTCGCTGGAAAACCGGAAACGCGTTTTCACCTCAAACATATAAACTCGCTGATTATCAACAGTTTATTTAATTATCTGTAAACCAATGTGTTGTAGATAAACTATTGATTATAAGCCACTTAAATAAATATATATTTTACATATTAATGTACGCGCATAACGTCTTGTCCGTGTGTTTTGCAACTTGCTGATAATCAGATAATAGAATCGAAATTAATACAAGTTAACAAAAAAAAGATAGCATATATATTTGTGGTAATGGTAAATGTAGTATATTTGCAATGTGATTAAGAAAGATCACGAGTTAACACAGTGAACCTATATAGTGTACCCGTTGGGCTAACTATATCTGTATCTGTAATTGCCAGCGTTATTGGCTATTAAATTGAATATCATTTGTTTAACAATTAAAATATATTGGGATATGATTACGAAAAAAAATGTAAACAAACTGCAGAATGCCGTTATCAAAGAAAATGCTGCAAATTTGGTAGGTGCTGTTAAACTGTACAACGCTCTATTTGCTAATGGAGCTGATCTAAAGGCTATTTGCAAGGCTTTGGAAATACCAGCAGAATACGCTGTAAAGGTAGCAACCCTCGCCAAAGATAAAAAACGCCTGGTGACGGTATGTAGCCAGATGTTACCGAAAGTAGATGATATCTTTGTTAAGTTTACTTTATACTCTAAAGTGTATAAAGATACCAATGTAGACAAAGAAAAAGGAATTGAAGCCAAAACGGCTGATTGGTGCGCTGAGAATGTAATTTACGGTAGCGAATATAAAGCATTTGGTTTTACTACTGCCGAATCATTGGAGACTAAAAAAAGTACTAAATGGTTGGTAAAAGAAACCGACGAGTACAAATCTACTTATGTGGCTGTTAAGATCAAATCTTATTCTATTCGCACTGTGGCAAAGTGCGTAAGTGAATACCTCGCACATGAAAGCAACCAGCAGTAACAAGGCACGGAGAGCGCCGTTAAGCTCTCCAAAGGTTTGTCGCGTACCTTAACGCGCCTGTACGCCATTGTCAGTGGGTGCACGTCCCGCGTATGCTTTAGACTGAAGCTGACAAAAAGAGAGTTATTTTACATATTGGAGATAGATATACCGTTGCCCTTGCCGTTGGCAATTAAAGGGCTGGTGTTACTGCATGTACTACATTGGATAAATGTAGTTATGTTAGGTATGTTAGTACAGTTTGGAAAACATACCGTTGTACGCGGTTTATCTTCAGATCGAAACGTGCCTTACTTGCCTGCACGTAAAATAGGACAAGGCTGTAGATTAAATTACAGGGTATAAACATGTAGCCTAACATGTAGGAACATGTTGTATCAAAACGCAAGGACACAATCGCCTTTATTTGTGGCTAAGTTGTGTAGCAGACGGAAAATATAATAACAACATAGTACGGGCCTGTACACAAGAACTACGTACTAATTACGGGCTGTTGGTTGTAGCATAAAATCTCTATAGGATAGGAATGCGTGTCCGGTTCGATTCCGGAGCAACCTCTAAATTATAAATAATATAATAGCATGGAAAAGAAAGCAATGATCAACGCTTTAATTGAAGCGTTCAATAAATCTAAAAACAGTTGCGTAAAAATAACATTGCGTAACTATATCGAGACGGTTGAAGCACTAAGCGAAAGTGAGTACAAAGAGGCGGAAGGTTTCTATATCGAAGCTCTTAACCGCTGGGGTTAATCATAATTAAAGCATAAAGAAAATGGAAAGGAAATTTAAATCTCATATGGTAGACGTTCGCGGTCTGTCCAGGAAAGAAGCTAAAGAAAAGCGGAAAAGAGCGTATCGTGAATTTATGTTGTATCGTGATCTCAAAGAAGCGTATCATGCCGATACGGGAAAGGACAAATGCAAACGCAAAGTCCATACATCACGAACATACGTCAAGGAAAACATAAACAGTATTTAAACAGGAGTAGGGTTGTTCCGAATATCGGAGCAGCCCTATTTTTGTATCCTACTCTTTCTATTTACGGGTAGGATATTCTGAGAGTGAACGGCGGATGTGAGCTATATTGGTCTAAAACGAAACTAAAATAGGATAGTTTGGATATAATGCCGGTATTTTGTCTATATCATGTCGTTAAAATTGGTCTAAAACGAAACTTTAGGCGGTTTTCTGACCCAAAATAGGGTGTCGGATGCCGCCTTTTTCGTCTCTATGGATTGAAAATTAAGCTTATTGTATTTTTCTCAAAAATGAGGTATGCTTGATTATCAATTAGTTAGGTTTTATAATACCCGTATTTTCGGACACACTTATTGTATTTTTTTTATTTTATGTGGTGGTTTTTATTAGTAGCTGACTTGTATTTTCTGTCGGTTGGTATTCGTTCTATGTTGGAGTACGGACCGGATCAGTATAATATTGTAATGGTCTTTTGCTTTTCTTTATTGGCTTTGATTATAGGCTTAAATATCTATCTTGATAAGAGGAGCAGGCGGTAGGGCGTGGGCTGAAGGCTCTCTATTCTCTCTATGGAATGATATTATCTCTAAATACCCCATACTTCATGCCAGAGTATAAGCTTGTAGCGCTCTTCGTATGCCGGTAGTGAGGCGGTAGGGCGTGGGTTCTATGCGGAAAGCCGGAGGATCAGCCGGGGTTGGAGAGAGGGAGAGGGAGAGGGAGAGGGGGAGGGCACTCTCTTCCCGCAAAATTCAATAGATCAGAGCTTTAAAACAGCATTCTGTAGGTTCTTCCCGCAAAATTCAATAGATCAGAGCTTTAAAACAGCATTCTGGCAAAATTCAATAGATCAGAGCTTTAAAACAGCATTCTGTAGGTTCTTCAAACAAAATTAAGGATTGCAGAGTTTTAAAACAGCATTCTGTAGGTTCTTCCCGCAAAATTCAATAGATCAGAGTTTTAAAACAGCATTCTGTAGAATTTTCCAACAAAATTAAGACTTACAGTGTTTTTAAAACAGTATTCTGTAGGTAAGGGTTAAGGCCTGTATTATGTGAGTATTTTTTTTCAATTGGAATGTATAACAATTAAAACATAAACAACATGAACGTATATGATTTTGCACCTGACTTAGATTTGAGTAAGGAGGTAGAAGGTTCCATTTTTGGGATTAGAGGAATGGAAGGTAGTGATGGTATAGTATATGCTAAGGTGGTTGCTTGTACAGACTATAGTGGTTATGATTGTGAGGGTTGTATTTTCAGTAATTGTTATGGGGATACATGTTTATTATGGGGTAGTGATAGTTGTATAGATGGGGATTGGTTTTGTAGGTACGAACAGGCTGCCATAGAGGGGGAGTAGGCGGCGCCTTGGGCTAAGGCCTGCGGTTGTCGGGCAGGACGTAGGTCGGAGCAGAGCCGGAATAGTTTATTGTGGAACGTAAAAAAGAAAGAGGAGGAAGAAACATGAAAAAGGCATTTAAGATATTTTCTATCATGCTCGTTATTGAAATGGTATTGATATCTATTTTAGACGCTATGGCGTGAGAAGAATTTTCTTCATTAATTTTCTTATGCTTTAGACAGAATGCTCCCGTCTGCGAAGATCGGAGCATTTGCTTTATGGGATTCATGGTGCGGTAGGTCGGTTCGATTCCGGCGATCTCACACAATATTAAAAACAAAGGAGGAAAGAAAATGAAAGACAGTATTACATTACATCCAGAACACGGATTGAATCCGTCTATAGAAGTCTGCATGATATGTGGCGAAGAGATGGGGATTGCTTTATTAGGAAATGGGATTAAAGGGCAGGCGCCGCATCATATATGCACGGGAGGAGTATGTGACAATTGCAAAAAGATAATAGACGAAGGAGGCTGTTTTATTATCGAAGTCGAAGATGGCTCAGATCAAAAGAATCCGTATCGCACAGGGAGATATTGTGCGATAAAGAAAGAAGCAGCAAAGAAAATCCTTGGACAGGAACATAGTGTTGTGTACATGGAAAAGTCTGCGTACAGTCAAATAATACCACAAAAATAAAGAAAGATATGTTTACAAAAGAAGAGCGATTATTCATATGGGAAAAGGTATATGAGATGATTGATAGGTTAGAGGATGGGGAATATATATGTGTTGCGTTAAGAAATGTAGTGTTTATGTATTTCAAAACACATAAAAATATCTATGAGTTTCGTTCAGACGAAATGGTGAGAATATATTTCCCGGAATTGGAGGAAAAGAAAAGTATGGCTACAGAACCAGAAGAAGAATGGAGGATATATGGATGGTTTGGCAGTATTAGTCCAGAAACGAAGGAGGTGAGGCTAAATATCGTAAAAGACATTATAAAAGAATTAGAATAGTATTTTTGTTAATCTATTTTATTCATCAAATTAAGTTTTGGGTTTTGGCATGTCGGTTCGTGAGAATAGGCATGTCTATTTCTGTATCATAGAGGGATGGCGCGGCGTGCCGGCATGTGTGTGTCGGTTCTGGTTCGATTCCAGGAATCTCACAAACAATAAATCATAATCATATGGAAGTAATAACATTCAGTCCAGACATGGATTTATCTTCTAAAGAAGCAGGAGATGTATTTAGATTAAAATTGTATGGCATAGAAACGTATTTTTATGTTAATGTTAGTTTTTTCATTTTTATTGAAAGGAGCGCCGGCCCGTGAAGGTATGCGC